GGTTAGAACAATGGTCGCATTAAAGAGAAAGAAAGCCACTACCGTAACATATTTGAACGGTGAAACTGTAGTGGTCCTATACAGTACACCGATTGTAAGGTATAGCGATAAGAAGATAATTCTAAACGCTGGTGGGTGGCGAACCAGTACCACAAAGAACCGTATGAACCAAGCTAGTAAAGAGTATGGGCTTGGATATACGGTCTACCAGAAAAACTTTGACTGGTACGTAAGCTATCGAGGGGAAGAACATACCTTCGAGAGTAACAGTGTCACTCTCGAAAGATAGAACGGTCCCGGCATAACGCCGGGGCCTATAAGGGGGGGTTAAGAGAATGGGCCGAAATGACATGTTGGATACTATGCTCCAATACTTTGAACCTGAAACGCTTCTTGAAGAACTTGTCAACGCTATGAGCACAAGCGATGCAGGAGATTACTTCGGGTTCATATGCCGTATGCACGGCATTGATGAACCTGAGATATTAGATATGGAAAGAGATTAGAACGGTCCCGGTGGTAACGCCGGGACCTACTGAAAGGGGGTTAGAACAATGGATTATAACGCAAAGAACATAGTTGATATGGCATTACCGATCTGTAAAGAACAAGGCTTTATCCCTGTGTATAACTATATAACAAACAAACCAGTTGGCGACATAGGGCGATTGTGGAACAAAACAGACAATATAGATGCAGTCTACAAAGAGTTATCAAAGGTCGGCCTTATATGCAATAAAACCGGCGATGGTGACTACTACGTGATACATAGGTCCGACATAGAACCTGATGATATACAGGTTTGAGAGGAGGGATAGAACATGGATTGGAAAAAGTTAAACGACAAAGGAAAGCTTGAGAAATTCGTGTATAACGGCGGCGATGGAAGGGGCCGCTGGGACTACCTAGCAATAGATAATGATGGGAACTGGATACCACTTAGATTTGGCGGTCCGAAACCTGAGAACGCTATCATAAAAGCCGACAAAGGCAAAGTCCTGGCTTTTAGTCGGAAAGAAGCAAAAGAAAAGGTCCGGGAACTGGAAGAGTCCTTCAACGGGGCTCTGAGGAGGGGATAACGTGGCCGTATTCGAGGGAACACGGTATAAAGAAAGACCAGCAAGTATTACAGAAATTGCTAGGCTTATCAAAGAAGAAATAAACAACAGCCTCGAAGGGGTAACGGTCGGGGTAACGTCAAAGAAAACCTCTTTGAGTAGGTCTATTAGAATCACCATAAACAAGATGCCCTATTCAGAACTGATAATTAACAGTAGGGCAAATACTGGAAGGATAAGGTATTCAGAAGAATACCTAGAACTACAGAAGAGAATCGAGGAGATAGCAAACCAATGGAACCGACAAGAAACTATAAGCGAAGCAGATTATCACGATGCTAGTTACTATGTTGGTGTCCATGTTTCACCCGATGCAGTTATCGGGCGACAAACAAAACTCAAAGAATATGATTATGCACTTCTCAAAGATAAAGAAGAACTTGACGAGGATTACCGGCATATTGGAAATTATGATATCGGATTCCTAGATTGGAAAGGAAGGACCATAGACATACAAACAAGAGGAGCTGAGAACGGTGTAAACGCAAGCATTACTATAGACAGCAAACCGTTCTGGACCGGGACCATCGAAGGTAAGAAATTTGGCCAAGAGTTAATTGTAACCCTCTTTAACATAATAGAGGGTAGATAAAGAGAGGAGGAAAGAACATGCCTGATATGCTTATGGACGTTGATTTGAGGAAGAGGGATTCAATGTTTGAATTCCTCATAGAACATAAGAAACACGGCGATTTTAATACGCCGCAAGCATATGCCCATGACGTAAGGGTTCGGGACGTAATCAAAGCCAGGAACCGTGACAAGGCTTATAAGTATTTCGATGAAGTTTTCGCGTACTTCGAGCATTTAGTAAGTAAATTCGAGAAAGAAAACCGTCCCCTGAAGATTTTCCAGACCGGAAGGTCCGGGGGACATATAGAACTATACACAGAGAGCACAGAGTATGACAGAAGGCGGGATGAAACCAGAAAGTATTACTATCCGGTCCCGGTTATAGACGAAAGAGATGAGGAAATTGAGATTGAGGACCTTAGAGAAATAGCAAAGAAGGTCAAGACCTTCGATGCTTTCTATGAAGAACTGGTTGACAAACTGAACACATATTTGGACGAGGTAAAGGACAATGACCGATAGGAAAATCTGCTTAACCTGCAACGCCTGGAAGGCGAAGCAAGGCGGCAAATATGAACCAATCAGACGAGCCCGACCTGATATTCTAAACGTCGGTATCTGCATGGTTCATAAGAAAAGTGCACTTAGCATAAGTAAGTGTGACCGATGGAGAAAGTACAAACCAGAACCTATACACCCGGATTGGAGGAGAGTGTGAATAAATGACTTTAAGAGATGCAGTGAATTTTATCAAAGAGGCACAGGACGTGATTAACAGTTCAATGGGTCTTACAGATGGTTATGACATTAAGGAATGTTTAGAGGACGCAATTAAGCCTCTTGAAAAAGCACGCCAGGCTATTGAGGAAACATTGGAGGAATAGCAAAGCGAAAAACTCTGAACCTTTGCTTTATGGTCCCGGTACTACCCCCCCGCCGGGACCCCTTAGCAAGGGCTTAGAAAAAAGTGTGATTATACACCTTGAAGGAGGGATGCTAATGATGCTCAAAAAGTGTTCCAAATTGGCTTCCATGCTGACCAGAAAAGCATGGGACCTTGCCTGTGGAGATTACGGCTTCGCAGAGATCGAAGATACCTCTACCGAAGCCCTAGAAAAACTTGCAGCCGAACTTGAAATGGACGTGGCAAAATTCTTAGGGGCCGAAACATTCGAATACGACACAGAATGGACAAGGCATGATTACGATAATGAAGTGGTCCGTGAGGTCCGCTTCTACAAAGGACAAAAACTTGTCCATAAGGCAAACAAGCTCTATGACAACTACTACTTAGTAAAGTTAGCAGAAGAGAGACTCACATGGAGTACAGAGATTAAAGGAAAGAGAGTTACGAAAGAAAACTGCTAACCAGAAGCCACATACCGTCACGCTTTCAATCTCTAATGCAAAAAGTGTGATTATAAACTCTGAGGAGGTAGATATATGGACGAACTACAGTTTGAATTTGTTAACCTTACCCCGCATGAAATTGTGGTAAGGGTTAACGACAACGAGGTAAGAATAAAACCATCTGGCAATATCGCAAGATATGAAGTTAAACAAAGGGAATTGGGTTATGCGAATGGAATCCCCGTAGTGAAAACTGAATATGGGGAAATTACAGGACTACCACAAAAGACAGGTAATCATATTTACATTACCTCATCTCTTGTGGCCTCAAGAGTCCCAGAGAGAGAAGATGTTGTAAGCCCTGATACAGGGCCTACGGCCATAAGAAATGAAGCAGGACAAATAATTGCAGTAACCCGCTTCCAAAAACCATAAAAGGAGAATAGCAAATGATAGTTATAGTAAACGCTGAATCCGGTGACTACCTTGGCTGGGGGGAACCGGACACAATCGGCGAAGTGATTCAGGACTTTGCCGGAAAACCAGTCATAGCCTTAGCACCAGAAACTGGTGACGGCGTATTAGATGGATACGTCGATCATTACGACGGGGAAGATTGCTGGGCAGGGATAAAGTATATCCCTGAGGCCGGCAAATTCCAGGTCGAGTTCTGCTGTGATAGCAGCAGCGATCTGGACCCTGTGGGTCAGTACGAAAACTATTACGAGGCCGTACACAAGGCGAAGAGCCTTGTGGAGCCTCACGAATAGGAGGGGCGAACAAGGTTGATGGTAGGGGACGTTTACACGTCCCCCTCTATGAGCCTTGTTAAAGAAGGTGGTTGTATGACTGAAATTTACAGATGCCCTATATGCAATTCAAGGCTCCAAACATACTACGAATTCGTTCATGGAGCCTTGAGGCCGATCAGGGCAATATGTCCTAAGTGCGGGATTGTGTATCAAAGAAAAAACACAATCAGCCATTTGACAAAGGGCAAATAATATGTTAGTTGAGAGAGAGGAGGTTGATAAGATGGTGGCAACAAGGATTAACTGGAAGATGGTTCGTGAAGAGTCTTACGAGTATTTCCGTAAGGCTGACGAACCAGAGGTTGTGTATAACATAGCGTCTGAAATCTTGGAAGGCGAAGCACAGGAGAACGTCCTTGTATTTGCCCTAGACGTTAAGTTAAACGTTGCCGGGATAACTAACGTCTCCAGAGGACTTGTAAATGCTTCTCTGCTTCACGCCAGAGAGGTATTTAGACCAGCGATATTGGCAAACGCATCAGGCATAATCCTGGTCCATAATCACCCGTCCGGCGACCCCTCTCCAAGCGAAGAGGACCATAACATCACCGAACAAATGAGAGAGGCTGGGAAAGTGCTTGGAATAAAGCTGATTGACCACGTGATAATCGGGGAAGGTTCATACTACAGCTTTGAAGCCGGAAGAACCTTCTTGAAAGGGTAGGTTGATGATGAGAAGGTTAAGCAACTATATGAACGAGTATATCGTATACGGTGGGATTCCTACCCGCCGATGGAAAATGATAAAACACTTAGAATCCATAGGGGCAAGTAATGCTCCTATACAATCTACCGTAGGGCAAGACCCGGTAGATATAACAGAACTAAAGGAAAACCTAGGCATCAAAACCGACCAGGAGTTTGATGAATGGTCGGACAAAATTCTCTATGAGGAGGGGTAAAGATGGAAGAAAGAACTAAGGAAGGCATAACAAAGCTATATTTCGTGATTGAAGAGCAACCCGACGGTGTTTTTAGTGATGATGATCGCTTACATGGCATATTCTTTACAGAAGCAGAAGCTATGGAGTATTTGCAGCCTGGGGTTTATATAGGGGAATTAGAAATAGAATCCCTGCTTATTGACCCTATCCACATACAAATCTCTAAATACGCATTCTCAAGAGTGATAGAAGACAAAGAAGGAGAGGAGGAATAACGATGACAAAAATAGAGGCAATAAATTATTTCTTGCTAAAGACAGTTCATAGACTTGCACTAGAGAGTACAGACAAGGATTCCAGACAGAAGGCTTATTCGGCACTAGAGGGCTTTGGATTCAACTATCTCAGAGCTGGGGATAAAGTCTTACATGATCGAATAGATCAGATGGTAGATGATGGACTTATCGTTGTATACGACTACAGGTACGATGAAGAAACCATAGGGAATGAAGCAGAAGCAGTCTATAGGCTTGTTATTACAGGACCTTTGGATACTTATAGTCTATGGGTTATTGCCGATGATGCACAAAACGATCGTGAAGTCTGGTCCGTTGATTGGGCCGAACAAGAGGAGGAATGACTATACCAGAGACTTTCTATGCTAGGGGAATAATAATGAACGCTTTGCCTTCTCTTATAAACTTGTTCTCAAATATCAGAGAGGGTATGTTGTCCAACCTTGAGGGTTTCCAGGCGATGAGGTATGCCGTTCCAGAAGATGGCCAAGACCTGGATAATTTATATCAGGTTATTCCCATCGCTTGGAAAGAGAAGAACAAAGCTATAATCGAAAGGGCAATAGCCAAGCAACCAGACGATGAGCGTTGTTGGGCCATAACGCTTTGGCTATACGAAATGTTCGGGATTAACACCGAAGCAATCTTAGGAGAGGAGGAGTAAACGTGTTTATAAAAACCCCAGACGGGGCGATCAGGACCTCAAAGATCAATGAAATCTATATGGAAAGAACGAAAAATGAATCCCCAGAGGACAGAAACGAACTATGGGGAATCTTTGCCAGATTAGATACCGGTGAGTCAAGAGCAATTGATATGGTGTCCTCTGAAGAGGAAGCCGAAAAGGCTATAGAAAAGATTAGAGAGGAATTAAACTCTCTTGAGAGAGGAGGTTAGAGCATGGGTAGATTCATAGAATTGAGTGATGTTGCATGGAAGAAAGTCTTGGACTTCTTCCGGAATAAACTTAGTTACTTAATAGAGGACGATGGAAGCTTTGTTTTGTATGGAGAAAGCGTCCGGGATTGGGACGATCACAAAAACATGGTCCGAAGGAACCTATATAATACCCCAGAGCATTACTCAAGAGTCTTGGAAATTAGTAAACGGGGCAAAGTAACTCAACTAAGCCACAAGCAAATCAAAGATTATGAACCTCTAACAGATTCATACATCGTTGTGATCGAAGAAATTGAGGGGACAGATTATCAGGAAATCAAAGTCTATCAAAAACAACCTGTATCTCCTGGCGGCTTAAGATACGATCAGGAATTCAAGGGTCTTGCGTTATATTCAAACCAGTTGTCAAGTAAACTGGTAGACTTCTTCGAGGTCAATGCAATGGCAAAGTCTGACAAAACAATGCAACATATGATGCCTATTGAGGGGACAATGGTTATATTTGTCGATATTGGAAAGCTTTGGATGAAGATAGAAGATGAGGATATACAGGTTCCGGAAGATATCCAGGAAGAGCTTAGGCATATCGGCAAAATGATGTTCAAGGAAAAACAAGACTATCTTCTAATAATGAAGATAGGAAAAACTGAAGACTAGAAAGAGAGAGTGAAGAGTGATAGAAAACATGACGGTCACTGAAGTATGGCAAAAGGATCTGAACGATATAGTTCGATATATGGGGGAGGAATGGCGGGTAAGGAACTATTTCGTCTTTCCCCTGGACGTAAAGTCTTTTTGCCTTCAAAACAAGTCAAAGACCCTTTGGCTTATGTGTACTAAAGAAGGGGAGGTTATAAGATCGGTGACTATTCCCCGGAAATTCGACCCCGACGCGCCCATTTTGGGGTCTGAAACCTTTATTGAGACCTATAAAAGATGGGCAAAAGAAAAGAGGTCAATATTCAAAAATTCTAAATATACCTCTTGACAAAACCAGAAATATATGGTAGTTTAGTATTAGAGAAAGACGAGAGGAGGGTATTGAATGGCAGAGAACCGCCTTTTGAAAGAAGCAATTGACTTCCTGGCGGCAAGATGCGACGGAGCAACGTCGAAAGACCACCAGGGATTCAACGGAGGAGACGCTTATATGGGGCATATACTTGCTCAAAAACCATATGAGAACTGGTCTCCAAAGATGCGATACATCGCATACAAAATGCTCAAAAAATATCGGAGTCAATTATCAGAAGGCGGTATCGACTTTAGTCAAATCCCGGCCCAAGAAAAGCCCTCCGAAAAGAAAGCCATTTCTACACAAACAGCAATAAAGAAGAAGATTGTCGAAATAGAGGGGCATGAGTTTGTGTTCTCTTTCCCCTATGACCCGATGCTGGTAGATGCCATCAAGCAATTGCCCGGGCGGAAGTGGGACGGCCAAAAGAAGGTTTGGCGTGTCCCTATTCCTAAGCTGGCCGAAAATTTAGAAGGGATATCGAAGTTCGTTCAAAATTATGGCTTCGATGTTTCAGAAGACGTTTATATCGCTATGCAAGAGGAAATGGAGGAGTTCGAGAGCAATCTTGAAGCGTCGGCGGCCAGCGACGCGGAAATAGAAGTCCCCGGGCTGGCTCTCGAACTCTATCCTTTCCAGAAAGCCGGGGTAGCTTACGCTGTGAAGAACGAAAGAGTTTTTATAGCTGACGAGATGGGGTTAGGAAAGACGGTCCAGGCAATAGCGACTATTCAGAAGTTGGCAGCTTACCCGGCGTTGGTCGTTTGCCCTGCCTCCTTAAAATTCAATTGGGAAAAGGAATGGAACACCTGGGCTCCCGATAAGTCTATCTCTGTCTGGAACGGGAAGGGAGATCCGGCGGAGGTAGTCGTTATCAACTACGACATGTTGAAGAAGAGATTACCTGACCTCAAAGCAATAGGATTTAAGATAGTGGTTTTTGATGAAAGTCACTATCTCAAGAATAAGAAGGCACAGCGGACCGTCGCCGCGCTTAACCTGGTCGAGGAGATTAGATATCGGCTTCTCTTAACCGGGACCCCGATCGTCAATAGACCGGTTGAGCTTGTCAGTCAACTAAACATAATGGGACGGCTTAAAGAGTTCGGAGGATTCTGGCAGTTTGTACAAAGATATTGCGGGGCCGAATATACAAGATTTGGTCTCGATGTAAGCGGCGCACAAAACCTTAAAGAACTCAACGAAAGACTCCGCGGGAGTTGTTTAATCAGACGTGAGAAGAAAGAAGTAATGAAAGAACTCCCAGACAAGCGAAAAGTCACCATGCCGATCGAGATCGATAACCGCAAAGAATACGACCAGGCAGAAAAAGACTTGATCGAATGGGTCGGCAACAACGCCTTGAAAGATAAAGCGTTCTTAGAAAGCATTGCTCATCTTCCATGGGAAGAAAGAGAAAGGAGAATGGGAGAATGGCAAATGGACGCCGAAAAAAGGGCGGAGAGAGCCGAATATCTGGTTAGAATCGAAGCCCTTAAGCAACTAACAGCAAAAGGCAAGATGAAGCAAGCCAAGGAATGGATCTCTGACTTCATCGAGTCTGGCGAAAAGCTTGTGGTCTTTGCGACACATAAGGCGGTGGTTAACGAGATCGCCCAAGAGTTCAAATGCCGCAAGATAATGGGCGATACGCCAGCGATAGAGAGACAGAAGATCGTTGAGGACTTTCAGAATAATCCAGATACAAAGATAATTGTTCTCAACATCAAGGCAGGAGGAGTAGGCTTAACCCTTACAGCGTCGTCAAACGTCCTATTCCTTGAATATCCATGGACACCGGCCGATCTTGAGCAAGCAATAGACAGGACCCATAGAATCGGTCAGAAAAACGCCGTTACCGCCTGGTTCCTGGTGGGGCAAGACACTATCGACGAAGAGATCCTGGACCTGTTGGGTATAAAAGAAAGGGTAGTGTCGAAAACCACCAATGGAGAGAAAAGAGAGAGAAGGAAAATAATAATCCCCCACGAGAAGTGATGGTTTTTGGGCGGGGAGCCCTTACCCCCTGGTTGTTCCCTGCCTGCCTTTTTAAGAAAACAATTATTTGACAATTAAGGAGCGTGATGGTAATGTTGGCAAGTCATGTCAGTTACAAAGAGTTCGTAAAGGCATTGAAGGGAGTTGAAGGGGCAGTCTGTAAAATGGGGACGAAGCCTATCTTTGAAGGGGTTATGTTAATCGGGCAAAGAGACAGCCTCACCATCAAGGCAAATAATCTTGAAACGGCAATAGTCACAAAGATTCCGGCCTTCGTACATTCCCCGGGAGAGATCGTGGTCAATCACAAACAGACGACGAATATAATGGAGTCTTACAAGAGTTTAAAGGTTGATAAATTCCTCCTGGAAAGAAAAGAAGAAACGTGCACCTTCCAGATGGATAGGACGAAGTTGTTTAATATGCCCGACATGGACCCAGAGGAGTTCCCGGAGTTCGACGTGTCCGAAATGGAAGACTCGACAGACATCGTTATGAACACTAAAGAACTCATGTCCGCCATCGAAAAGGTGTCACCCATGGCGGCGAGAGACGAGTTTATGAGAAATCTAAACTCAGTATACTTCGCCTTTCAGGAAGCGACTGAAGAGGGCATGGTCGAGATCGTAGGTGCCGACGGGTTCAGGATGAATATAATGCCTGTCGCATACACCGGCAATAGACCGGAGAGATCGGTGGTGATTAACCTCAGATCGATTAACGCATTGTTGAAGCTGTATAAAAACGATCTCTTGGAAAGTGAAATGGTTATTGAAAGCAACGGAGAGCGCGTAATATTCAAAAGTGGGGAGACGGCGCTTCTGACAAAAGCTGTCGATGCGGATTATCCAGAGTATAAAAAGGTTATCCCCCATACAGTCTATACCACCGTCGAACTTGAGAGCGCTACCGATCTCCTGGATTCAATGAAGAGGATGCAAACCATAGCGAAGCTTGGTTCAGATATGGTCAAATTCGCTATAAATGGAGAAGTGAAATTGATTGCGCGCACCCCCGACTATGGCGAAATGATAGAGACCATGGATGGGGTAAAGGAAGGAAAAGACATTACAATAGGCTTCAATTCAAAGTTCGTAATTGAGGCCCTTAACCTTCTAAAGGGCGAAAAGGCCGAATCGGTCACAATGAAGTTCGTAGAAGCGGGTAATCCGATGATGCTTGAAAGTAGCGACGTACCGGGGTTCAGGCAGATAATAATGCCTATAAGGTTGATCTGAAAGGAGGAGGTTGGATGAGTGACTTCACTGTAAATTACTGGACGGCAAAGATCGGGGACGGGGTTTACTTCGAGGGTAAGCCCTGTATCCTGACAAATGCTATAAACTTGAACCGTAAACAGAAAATGATTACCGTTCGCGGCGGAAAAGAAAAGATCACGGCTATAATCAATAAGAAAAACCATGTAATAAGCGTTATGGGTGAGAAGTCTAAAGTGGGAGGTTAAGGATGGCTTTAACTAAAAGTCAGTTAATTGAGAAGATTAAGAAAGAAAGAGAGAATTGGGGACCTGAGACTGATCTTGAAGCGCCCATCATGACCGTCTTGGATAAAGAAGATCTCTGGGGCGAAGCCCGCGAAATGATCCCTAAAAAGTGGTTAAAGGAACATGAGGAAATAAAAGAGAGAGTCTATGATTGGGAAGATTATGACCGTATAGCCGTTTTGATGTGGCTATATGAGCAATTTGGAAAGATCTACTAAACATCTATAAGAGCTCCGACGATTGTCGGGGCTCCTATTAGAGACTTGACAAAAAAGTCTAATATGTTATGTTTGATCGAAAGGAGGAGTCTCAATGCCAAAGTTGTACCATAATAAAGTCTCAACTGAAGAGGTCCAGAAAGTCTTATACCTCTTAGACTATGCAAAAGAGAGAGGGTTGATTAAAGACTTGACCTGGACTGTGGTTAAGTCAAGGATAAGCGATCTGGCGGAGGATACGGTCGTTTCGGCAAAGAATGGATTGCCGCCGGAAACGTTTCACAAGGCCATAGAGTTACTAGAAGAGAGCGGAAGAGAGTATATGATCCCATCCGTCGCTCTTGCCTTCAATATCGGCTTGGATAAGTGCGATCTCCAAGAACTACGATGGGAACACTACAACAAAGAAGAAAATTCCTTGATCGTGGGAGATCAAAAGATCCTATTACCGGAGGCAATGCGCTGGTATATGACCTTCCAAAGAGAAGAAAACCTAGACAGCCTATTCCCTAAGAATGGACACGTAGTGTCTACTATGATAAAAAAAGAACTGGGGATAGCCACCAGGTTTTCTCAATGGAAAAACTCGTTTCTAATCCGGGTCAGACAAGGAGACTTTACAGTCGAAGAAATGTTATACCTAACCCGTTCGATAACTACAGACCCCTTGACATTAAAAGAGTTATACACAAAGCTAATGGAGTCTATTCCTCAATCGTAGTGTCGTTTTTGAACTCTGATTTAATCCCTGTGTTTAGATGGTCGTATATTATATTGTACACAAGGTCTTTGACAAACCAGCGCTCCCGAATAGTCGTTTCCCTAAAATACCTGACTATGATACTGTCATCATTCAGAACGACTATCGGACGTCGCATAAGAGTAAAGAGCTGCCCGACCTCTTTTTCCAGGATGTTTTTGATATACTCCTTGATGTCGTCGGGGAGCCGGGAGATTAAAGCAAACAAGTCAGACACGACAAAACCTTCTTCGTTCCTGTAGAAGTAGAAGAGGGGCCCGCCGGAGGTGAGCCATAATTCGCACTCATAGTCCCCAAGCACCTTCCCTATCGAAGAGAGAAGAGAGTGTTTAATAACGGTCTTAGATATCCCGTCGAGCAATCGGAGCGATTGCTTATATTCCTCAAGATCGATATGCTCATAGCCAACGCTTCTAATATAGTATTCAGGGCCGCAAATCATGGCGGCGTGCTTAACGAGAGCGTCTTCGGCATCAGGGATCTTGACCATGAGATTATCTATTGATCGGCCTATCCTATGGATCAGGACCTTATTTAGATCAAAAATCCTCTTTATCTCTTCTTCGGGTATGTGATATCGCTTGGCTAGTACGCTGACATTCTCTAAAACAATCATCTGTTTCGCCTCCTTTCTGTATTATCATCACTTAAAGCCTAACATTGATGGGAGTGGTTTATATTTACTTTTCAATGTCTGAAGTGCAACATGTACTTGAATACAACTTAAAAAAGCATAGGCCAAATTACACCGTTGGGCAAGTTGGAAATGTCTGGTATATCTACGACATTAGCGGCTATCCTTATCTGTCAGACCCACTAGGGGTTATAATAGATGTAGATAGTCTACTTTTAGCCATAAACAAAATTGAAATGTTTTTTAGAGGAGGTTGGATGTAATGGATAAACTTGCAGCGTTAAGGGAAGTTATGGAAAAAGTCCAACGAGCTAAGGGTTGGTCATACTCTACAGTATTACGAAGGATGAACGGTCTTCTCCCCGTGATTGAAAATGTCGATTCCTTAGACGCGGATGTGTTGCTTTCCGGGCTGTGGGAAAGGTACAAAAAAGGGATTATATCGGCCTCGACCTTGAATAGAGAAGCCTCGACCGTGGTAGAAATAGGGAAATTCCAGGGGAAAGCCGTCGCTTTCAAGAGATTGAAGGAAGATAGCCGGGCAATTGAGGCTCTTTCTCGAAAACAGATAGAGACTCTATTGAACCTTCTATCGGGACAACATCAGTTGCTGACTAAATTACTATTCTTTAGTGGAGCAAGGATAGGGGAAGCCCTGAAGTTGCGCGGGCGAGACTTGATGAAAGACGAAAATGGGTATTACATCAATATCAGGAACACGAAGACGAGAATGGACCGAATGGTCCCGGTTCCAAAGGAAATATGGGTAGAACTCAAAGAGGTTGCCTTTGGTCGGGAAGGAAATATCTTTTCGACCAACTACGACGCATATAGGATAGCGCTCCTCCGCGCCGGGAAGAAGATGGGGGTCCATATTCACCCGCATATGATACGTCATACATACGCCACCCAAATGGTGAAGGCAAACATAAGCGTCTTCACCATCAAAGACCTTTTGGGACATCAAGATGTGAAGGTGACGGAGCGATATGTCCACGCCGACATGTCGGATAGGATAAAGGCGGTCGCCCATGTGTTTGGTGAATAATAATGTCCGTCGATATGTCAACCATCACCGTTATCGGTCAGCAAAACAACCGACTACTCCTGGACAGACTGTCCGCCGGAGCAATTGAAAATAGACTCCATTTGATGCTCCTAGGTCCTTCTGGGCACGGAAAGACAAACCTAGCGTATTATTTTGCACGTCAATTGGAAATGGAAACCATCGAATGTCTTGGAAGCGATATCGACAGTCTGGTTATTGCTTTGCAAAATGGGGTAGAAGGTGTAATATTTATAGATGAAATTCACTTAATCCCCCTCGACAGTCAAGAGAAGCTATATAAGCACCTGGATACCGGAAGGAACCTGTTTATCGGCGCCACAACCGATCTTGATCTATTAAAAGAGCCGTTAAGAAATAGGTTTACGGTTACTCTCGAATTAGAGTCTTACTCCCTAATCGAGTTGGTAAATATAGCTTTGAAGGAGACGTCGGACAATGAGTTAGCCTGGTTCGCCGTCCATATAGGTCAATTAGTTCCCAGGAAGATCTTAGCGGCGGCAAAGATATTAAGAACGCTTGCCCTCGAACAAGCTACGCTCGAAAAAAAGATCCAATCGATTCTGATGATGAGTACAAACGTCTTAGGAATCGATAGAAGAAGCCGGGCATACCTGAAAGCTATAGCCCACGGCAAACCGATGGGAGTCAGCAGGATCTCCGGGATAGTGAATGAAAAAAGAAGCACTCTGGAGATCGATGTTGAACCCTATCTCTTAAGACAAGGATTCATCGTGTCGACCCCCAGAGGCAGGCAGATAACGGAATGGGGTTTGAGGACACTAGAACTGACTGACTCGATGACTGAAGACTCTATAAAGTATCTGATCGGTCAGTCGGTAGCAAACATCAATTGCTGGACGGAACATCCATATAGTCTTGGGCGAGCGTTCGCTCTCTGATTGCCCAGCGGCGAAGGTCAAGCACCTTCGAGGCTATCGGAATAACGAATTGCTTGCCCCCCTCTTCAATTACGTTAACGACTTTTGCTTCACTTACTGGCATAAACCCACTCTCAAGAACCGAAACGTTCCCCAGGACAAAGATATAATACTCGTCCTCCGGCAAGACACTAAAAACTTCTTCGTTCGCACAGAAGCTTCTAATTCCCTCTTCATTGTCGGCCCTTGCAATAACAACACAATTGCTAGACGGAAAAAACACCTTCATACAAAGCCTCCTATAGTAGATTTACCCAATGATTGCAGGGAGTCAAAACAAGATACTCCCGTCTATTTGCCTTGACGATCAATATATCGTTGCCCTCAAGATATTCGTAGACTTTCTTCAAGCCTCTCTTGAAATTTATTGGTTCTATCTCTTGAAGCTCTTGAAGAGTAATTCCCCCACATAAGAACTCAATAAAATCAGTCAATCTCATAAGGATAAGGGTTAGTTCGTTATCTTGCCGTACTAATATCGTGTTATGCTTGTTAACATCAATTAAGGCATACAAAAGTTTAAAAGCGTCTTTCCTGATTTTTACTTCAACCTTCAAAACCTTGCCGTTATGAGATATGTGGATGTCTCCTTTGGCAAATTGTGTCCCCCCGCTCATCGGTACTCTCTTCGCTTCTATCCCGCTCTCCTTGAAGATGTGAACAAGTTGGTTCTCGCCGCGGTATCCCTTGCGATAAGAATTAACCATTATTACTCCAGGGGAATTTCCTTCTGTATTGCCTTTAGTATATTTATGTATTCCTGTAATTCCGCTCCGCTTATCCTCTTAACAGCGATCTTTTTCTCGAACAATTTTACCTTTTTTATGCCCTCTGAGTCAAGGAACTTTGAGTCGGCGCTTTTCCTTAATTCAAAAACCTCTTCGAGTAATAGGGAAATATCTTCAGTTTCTCCCTGTGATGTTTGTGGTATGGGTTCGTATAACTTAAGCCCTTTGGCAGTATTGGGAAAACGCTGATAAGTTCCTAACGCGAAGTCTCTAATCTTCTCAAGCCTTTCCTGCATTGCCAGTATGTTTGCGTCAAACTCTTCTATCGACTCGCCACCAATTATGGTTGTTACCTTCAACCAGTCTTCGTCAACCTTTTTAGTAACACTGACTTCCATTGATAACTTTTTCTTCACTTCATCCATGCTTCTACTCCTTTTTCGTTAGTCTTTATCCATTCATTATTATTGTATGAGTGACCAATAGAGATCCTTGGCATAACTTTATGAGGTGCTTTCTTCGGCTGCCATAGGATCAACGTCCCGGGAATATAATTGACGCCTTTGTCGACTTTCATGTATTTCATCTCCCCTCCAAAAGGGAATTTGAGCAATAATATATATCCAAAAGTACCCTTCGTCTCCTTAAGCACATATACAGGGTAGAAGTCGTATTGGTATTCGAACTCGTCTTTGGCGGCCCGGTACATGGCATAACTATCACGATTCCAGGGAGAGACGGGAAATCCCAGGAGTTCTGTTTGCTCCCGCATCAAGTCTTTTAAGTCTTTATCCAGGATAAGTTCAGGAGGCCCGAAGAAACCTATCGTAGCAAGAATGTTTTTTATACTTTTAGGAAGCGAGCCATATCCGGCAATCATCAAAGACGAAACCTTCTCATAAGGATCTTTGAGTTCGCTAATCCTCTTTCTCTCTAAATACGGGATCGATTTTGCCAGCTCTATAACTTTCTCGACCTTCTTCTCAGAGAATCCTTTTACACCCTTCAAGCCAAAAAGTATCTCATCGGGCGGGAGCGGCTTAAACCTATCTGAAAAAAGATCGAATCGAGGGGTAACAATCTGCCCTAAATTCCCCCATTCATAAAGAAAACTGCGTTGTTCTTCTGCATCAGTAGCGTAATTCAATAAAGACGCATAATAGATATTGGGATAAGACTTCTTTATCACCATGTCTTTTAAGCTGTGTAGTGCATAGCATACACTGTGCGACTTATTGAATCCATACCCTGCGAACGCTTCGACCCATCCCCAAACCTTATCCGCGACCCCTACCTCGTAACCTTTTGCCAGGACCTTCTCGCGGAACTTCTCTTTGAATGACTCCATTAACACCGCATCTTTCTTGCCAATGGCTCTACGGATGTTGTCGGCTTCTGATAAGGTAAATCCGAAGTTGGCAAATATTTCAAGGACTTGCTCCTGGTAAATCAAAACTCCTTTGGTTGACTTAATGATACTGTCTACCTCTTTAACACCCAGAAGTTTGATTTTTCTAGTCTTTTTGGCTTCTGCGTATTGCTCTATAAACTCTTTTGTGCCGGGTCGGAATAATGCTACCGCATCGGACAGCTCATAGAAGTTAGAAACACTAATCGCCTTAAGCGTGTTCCTCATTCCGTAACTACTTAATTGAAATGCACCTGTAACATCCCCTTTAGAAATCAAATCGTAAATTCTCTTGTCATTGAGCCTTAAAGTGAGGTTTTTGCCTGTTATTGTAAAAATATTATTAAGCATCTCCTCTCGTCTTGAAAGCTCTTTAAGTCCCAATATATCGAACTTTACGAAATTTAAGTTTTGAACGGCGTCGAGATCGAACTCAGTCGCCCAAACTTTTGATTCTGCGTCCCATCTTTTTGGTAACAGCCGGGTAAATTCAGACACTATAACACCACAGGCGTGGATACCTATAGTCCGCACCTTTCCTTCGAGAGAACGCGCCAACTCTCCCTTGTCGAATTTGTTAAGAAGGCTCTTTATCTTCGGGGTCATGAGTTCGTCAAAAGACGTGGCAAAGGGGTCACATTCCTTCAGGAGGTCGTTGATCTCTGCGGGACTGATGCCGAAATATCTCAAAGAGTCTCTAAGCGCCAGCTTAGGCTGATATTTGATAACGGTCCCCACTCTTGAGACGTTGGCTTCCCCGAACTTCTGTTTGAACATCTCAAAAACTTCCACCCTTCTGTCGTCGGGAATGTCCAGGTCGATGTCAGGAAAGTCTTTTGCCGCAATTGAACCGTCGGCTTTGATCTTTATCCTTCCTGGATTCAAGAATCTTTCAAACTGGAGATTAAATTTCAAAGGATCTATCCCCGTTATGCCTAGAACATACGAAAGCAAAGACCCGGCGGCGCTGCCCCTTCCATGCCCCGGCTTGATCCCCTTGGTCCGCATCTCCCTGATGAGCTCATGCAAAAAGGCGAAGTATGAATCGAACCCATATTTGTAAATTTGTTCCCGTTCATACTTGATGCGAGTCTTGTATTTCTTCTGGTCTTCTGGATTGTTGATCCGGTCCAGAAAGATTCCGATCTCCCGATCTATGATTTCTTTTGAACCTGGGATCACCGGGAGCTGCGGGGGAATAGACGGCAGGGCTAAAGGTTCGTAATTGTCCAGAAGCAAGGCAGTGTTCTTGACCCATTTCTCGTCCAGAACAGCCTTGAGTAAAGAAGTCCTGTCTTTTAACCAGAGTTCGTTGGTGTCCATTTCGATCTGTTTCGAGTAAGCGATAGATTTTATCTTGTTGTGCAACAAACTGTCTTCAGGACGAAGGTAATGAGCATCGTTGGTAGCCACGACCGGAACTTTGTGTTTCGTCGCCATGGTAAGAAGGGTGTTCATGGCCTCCGCTTCTCCGGGAATGTAGTGGTTCATGATCTCGACGAAGAAATTGCCCCGGGCAGCAAACGCCGGGAACAAACTCTCGTCGATCAGGAAGATAGACTTCATACAGGCTGTGGAAACAATAATCTCTCTAAACCTGTCTTCGAGCAAAAGGTGCATATCTAAAGCGGGAGAACCGTTAAACACAGTCTTCGATGCTTCTGCATGTAATTCGATAAGTTGTTCGTAGGCTCTCTGGTTAGGCGCCGTCAAAGTGACATGACCGATCGACTTCCTACTGGCCTCTCCAATGTAAGCATAAGCCTCAACTCCGGGAATAAGTTTGACTTTTGTTTGCGGTTGAAGACCCAAAAGGTCGTACATACCAGCCATCGTTCCGTGATCGTTGATAGTCAATGCGTCAATGCCTAGCCTTTCGGCTGCCTCAACATACTCTTTTATCTTCGGAACGGCGTCTTGTGCTGAATATTCACTGTGGTTATGCAGGGAAACAAACAAAACGGGCCTCCTAACTTTAGTTTTTTGCCTTAGCAACACAAAACGATGCTAACACATCAGTTGTAATCTGTCAAGTCATACAGTAAATTTAATCCTTTTTGGCTTTTATAAACAGTTATAGCAGCAAATGGCAAATATGCCGTGCGGCGGCCAGTCCCCTTGCAAGGGAAACCATATAAGGAAGGGTTATAACTAAATAAAACATACCAAGATCTTAGACAAGATCTTAAAGAACAAGATCTTACGGTTCTTAAAGATCCTAAAGACTCACTAAGATCTTGTTCGTCTTTAGTCTCTTTAAGAACCTAGCCAAAAGTTGACAAAACGAACTAAAACAAAGACAGTCAAAAAGAACCGTCAAAAGACAAGACAAAAGACTGTCTAAGAACAAACAGTCAAAAGAACAAACAGTCAAAAGTCAAAAGAAGGAACTGTCAAAAAAAAAGACAGTCAAGAACTAGACAGTCAATAGCCAAGAAGACAGTCAAAAGAAGATAGTCAAAAAGACGAACCAACCCTGTGAAATTAACAGGCGTAAAAGGGAAAACCAACCAAGTAAGGCAATGACAGGTAGAGAAAATGAAACCAAGTAAAGGCAAGAATAGACTAAGAGGCAAAAAAACCCCTTCGGGGGAAAACATATCCCCACTTACACTTGACTATCGACTATTTGAACTGACTGTCTTTTTTGACTTTTGGAAGTTAGGACAGTAGGAGAGAAGACAAAGAAAAGGGGGTGTGGGGGAAAGGAGAAGGGAGGGAGGGAGGAGGGGAAGAAACCTTTTGACGGGGAAGAAAAACGCGCGAGCGACCCGGGCCGAAAAAGCCGATACCTTGAAATTCGCAAAATAATGCCTCAATTTTGCATTTTTTACCTCCGGGGGTAGAAATACTAGGGTTCGGGGGTAAACTTGCAAATACGGGGCAATATTTCACGAATTAGGGGGTATCTTGCCGAAACTGATAATCGACTTGAAGACATTTGACTTTTTTGACCACCTGCCATAGGCAAAAACCAACAAAAACATCAATACCCTTTATTTCGCAATTAAATGCCTCGTATTTGCATTTTTGACTTAAGGGGGTAAGAAGTTATGGGTTAGGGGGTATAAATGCAATGGCGGGGCAAAATTTTGCGAATTTGAGGGTACTGTGGTCGAACTGATAATTATCCATCGCAAAAATCACTTTTGACTTCTCAGAAAAGATTATTTGACAGAATTGCATACAACCCGCACAAACAAAGGCACAAAAGAATTTTTGACATATGACTTGACAGATTTAGACCTCCATGCTATGATGGGTTTGTAGCGATGCGAGGTCATTGACATTCGAATAGGCGGTGCACATTTGAGAAATTCGTCCTTTGTGAATTATGTGGACCGGATAGCTATTCTTTCGGGGGTGGCGGCGGAGAAAGTCCGGGAAGTTCTCTATGCAACCTTCAAAGACATATCGTTTCTGGTCAAGACGGGTAATACGGTTTCTGTGCCGTACCTCGGAGCGTTCAAGGTTCGCAATGGTCGGGTGACATGGTATTTGCCGAAGGAGTTACGGGAGATTCATCCGAAAAAGAGTTATGCAACTGCCAGCAATCGGCGCAAGCTCCCTGAACAAGTCGATATTGACATCGAGATCGAGCTCGGGAAGGAGAACTCTTGAGCAAAGAACTCATAGCCAAGCTTGTTGAAATGTTGAGGACAGTCGATGGTTGGCAAAACGCCAGGGCCGATTACGGTTTTGTCGGCAAGCTCTTGAATGAACACGGAGAAGCGCCGGTAAGACGGGCTTTGATGACTCTGGAAAGGGTTGCGAGACTCTATCCCCCTGAAGGACTCCGCGGGCTCTTCATCAGCCTTATTCAGGAAGCGAAAGAACAACTTGAGATCCAAGAGACGGCTAAAAGGCAAAGAGAATTTCTCAAGAAGAAGACACAGCTCCAATTCAGGAGGCTTAATGAACGCTGTTGAACTCTTAAAACTGGCATGGCAATACCGCAACAAGATTGATCTGACAAGTCTGTTGTCCCTGCCGCCGCAATCGCTTGGAATATACCATGAGTTCCCCGAGGCGATATCCACGTCGTCAACACTCGAACAAGTCAGAAATAAGGTCAAAGAGAAGATTACCGTTAAGTGGTTGGAAGAACCCCTAAACGAACAATACGGGCCTGTTGACTTTTCCTGGTTGGTCGGTGAGTTCAGACAAGACTTTCATCGACAAAAGCTCCGGGAATACATAGACGAAGTGGACGACCTGACATCGGTTCAGTCTTACATAGACCAGATACTTCAGGAAAGAACTGAAGAAGTGGTCAACCTCGAAGATCTCAAAGAAAAAATCCTTGACGAGTATGCGGTCCCCCAACTTATTGAAACTTTACCTTTTGGTTATGACCTTCTTGATAAATTCACATTAGGTATGCCAAGAGGACAACTGATAATTGTAGCAGCCGCTCCAGGACTAGGAAAAACTACATTTGGACTTAACGTTGCGATCCGTTCACAAAAGCCGGTGCTATTTTTTAGCATCGAGATGACAAAAAGGGAACTATTTGAAAGAACTCTAAGTATTAGGTCGGGCATACCCCATCGGGAAATTAAAGCCCACCGGCTGAAAAAAGAGGATATTGACCGTCTTTATAAGACGTGTATTAGAAATATATACTGCGATGACTCCTCTCAGCTTACGGTCGGGCAAGTGCGAGCAAGGCTATCGAGCTTTTGCCGAAAACAGAAACCAGGTTTAGTCATAGTAGACTACCTCCAACTTATGAACGACCCGGCCAAAAAGAATGAATCTGAAGCGTTGCGAATCGGGAGAATAACCTATGGCTTGAAGGCCATAGCCAAAGACTTTGATGTTCCCATGATACTTATATCCCAACTCAACAGGGATTACTCAAAACGAACGGACAAAAGACCCAAGATGTCGGACCTGAGAGAGTCCGGCGCGATTGAACAAGCGGCCTACATGATATTTCTCTTACACAGAGATGATTACTTCGACTTTGAATCTATGAGACTGACAGAAGAGGAAATAGTACCTCTCGAACTCATAGTAGCGAAAAACAGGGGCGGAGGAACCGGACTGTTAGATTTTGAGCTGAACCTTCCCACCTTTACAATTGTCGAGGCCGACGAAGACCTCGCTAGAACGGACACTATTAACGTCTAAGGAGGCAATACCTTGATACTAAATGAATATTCAGGGGTAATAACCAACGTAAGATCCGCAAAATCGAAGAATGGGACACCTATGGCCTTGATAACTCTTGAGGCGAAGAACCGCAAAGGTGTCGCAAAATCGATCAACGTTATCCAGATGAACCCCAAACTAAAATTGAAAGTTGGATATGTCGTATCGATCAGGAGTTATGACGAACCAGGTCCCAGCAAGAACGGACAAATCACTCACTTCGTCGATGAAATAGATGTCCTAGGGGTTAACCCTAGAGTCAGTGGCGAGTCGCCTGCGGAGAAACCAAGGTCTGGTGGCGGAGGATATAACTCCGGTTATAGATCGCAGGAGTCCGCACAAGCCAGCGTTGAAGACGACTTCGATATAGGCGAAGACGGAGACGACGGAGGAGACACCCTGCCTTTTTGAGTTCCAGCGTTTTATAGAAGTTCTTTCTCCCAGACTAGATTCGTATGCCATTCAGCGTCCTGAACACGGCTATATGGCCGTCAGGGAACCTTTAACCAAAGAAGTTCTACTCAGGCATGTTCGTGGGCTGGAAACAGTCGGTTGTTATCTGGTCCACGAACAGCTTACTTCCAGCGCTGTTATAGACATAGACACGGAGATAGACTTAAGGGAGACTTTTGAAATAGCCAAAATAATCCAGAAAAGATTTGATGTGTTGGGGTTGCCTTCTTCTTTAGAGTTCTCGGGCCGTCGAGGTTTTCATCTCTGGTTCTTTGCCGAAAGGCCGCTCCCCGCGGTTGTATGGCGTGAAGCACTTTACTATGTTCTGCCCGAACATTTACGACCTCCAGTCAGGGGACAAGTCTCCTGTGAGATATTTCCGAAACAGAACTTGATTGCTCCGGGATCTCTTGGCTCTCTTATTAAACTCCCCCTTGGTAAACATCGATGGGGAAAATGGAGCTGTTTCCTCGACCAGAGCGGCAAACCCTCTCCTTTTACCTACTCTTATGTCGATATAGACTCGGTGTATGGTTTAGGGAAGAGAGAACCCAAACCGGAAAAAGAATTGACCCCCGAAGAAGAGGCCCGGCAATCCACGAGAGAAAAAGTCAGAAAAACAATCAATATGCAAGACCTAATTAAAAGCGAGTTCGGGATATACGTTCCTGAGAGGAGGCAATTCAGGTGTCTCTTTCATGAAGATTCCCGACCTTCGGCGGCGATATACAACAACATCGATGGCTGGCTATATATCTGTTTTGCCGAAGGTTGCCGCAAGAAGGGACGTGATGTTATCGACATAATAACGGAATCGAAGGGGTATAGCGAGTGGGACGCGATAGCTTATTTACGGGATTGGTGGAGGCGGAACGGTGATAATAACTCTTGACGAATACGAAGATATTAAAAAAGTCTCTACCGGATTCCCTAATCTTGATTATGCAATGGGCGGGGGATTCATAGAAGGTTCTTCCAACACTATCGTTGGAGAAGCCAAATCCGGTAAGAGTAGTTTTTGTGTGCACTTTGCGGCGTTAGCACAGAAACGAGGCAAAAAGACTCTTTATGTTTCTATCGAAGCCCGCCCACATTTACAATACATGGAGTCTTTGGGAGTGGTTAAAAACAAGGACTTTTCTATCCTTATTCCCGAAGGCGCAGCCGAAGAAATGTTGGATGAGATACAGAAGAAAATCCTACTAGAAGACTACTACATCTTGATAATTGACTCAGTTGCCGCCATGACTCCCCAGGACGCACTTAGTAGAAGTTTTCAAGAAGGGGATAAGGTAGCCTCGCTGGCAAAGTTAGCAACCAGTATGCTCCAGCGCTTCACCCCCATAGCCAACAAGAAAAGAATGATTATCTTGTTGATAAACCAACTTAGGGAGAATATTGGTTATCACGGCAAGCATATGCCCGGCGGGGCGGCTATCGAGTTCTATTCCTCTCATGTCCTATATATGAAGGAAGACAGAGCTAAGGGAAATAAAGACTTCAAATACATCAATGTCGCAGTCAAGAAGTCGAGACTAAACACCGAAGGTGCTGAGGTCGCATTGTATAAATCGAGGACGGGGCCGTATTCACGCTGGTTGTCTGCCGTCGATTATATAAGTACCAGAGACCTTCTTAAGCGGGGAGGTTCTTATTACTCGATCAAGATTGAAGAAGAGGAATATAGAGCCCATGGTCAGCTTGGCTTCGTTTCGCTTTTGAAAGAGAAGTATGGCGATGTTGACACCTTTATGAATGAAGTCAAAAAACAATACCCGGAAGAGGAGGTGGTTAATGAGATTGTGGAATTGGAGAAAGAGACCAAAACTGAAAATATACCTAGAAGAAGGAGCAATAAAGCCAAGCAGGGCGTATGAAGAAGCCGCGGGACTAGACCTGTATAGCACGATGAGCTACAAAATACTTCCTTTTGACCAGGCAATAATCTCTACAAAGGTGTATTTAGCTATTCCTACCGGGTACGTAGGGCTAATAAAACCAAGAAGCGGACTGGCAGTAAAACAGAAACTTGACACTAGGGCAGGGGTAATAGACTCCGATTATAGAGGGGAGGTCCGGGTAATACTTTATAACGCGTCGCACACGCCCGTATACATCTCCAAAGGAGATAAAGTCGCACAGCTTATTGTAATCCCCTGCTTGACAGATGATGAATACTTACCGATAGACAAAATTGAAAACACCGAACGCGGAACTAAAGGTTTCGGTAGCTCAGGCAAATAGGGAGCAGTAAATGGACGAGACTTGTGAACAAGTAAGAGAAAAGACCAAAGAAGAAAAGCGGCTAGACAAGATCGAGCAGATAGCAAAGGTTTGCCATGAAGTCAATAGAGCCTATATCAAGGCTATTACAGGGGAGGACGTTCCTTCATGGGAAGATGCTCCGAGCTGGCAAACCGGTTCTACAAAGGTCGGAGTGGAGCAGGCATTAAACTACCCGGAGATATCGCCGGAGGAACTTCATGATAATTGGGTATATTTCAAACTAGGCACTGGCTGGACATATGGGGAAGAAAAGAACATCGATAAGAAAACACATCCGTCTCTGATCCCATACAAAGACTTGCCTGAGACGGAAAAAGTCAAAGATCACTTGTTCAGGGCGGTCGTAAACGCTCTTCGCAACACTTAGATTAAGGAGGACGCATGTTTTATATCAGAGATCAGCAAAAGAATATGGTAAATATTGCCAACTTCGACGGGCTACAAATTACCAAAGGGAAGCTTAAAAACAAGGAGAACCCTGAAGAAGAGGCAAAAGAAATCCACACCGTGATTGCGTGGTGGAGGTCGAAGATCGACGAGAAAAATGTCAATTCACAGCTCCTTTTCGCGGGAAGCAAGGAAGCTTGCGAGAAATACCTCGAAGGTATCTGGGAACTGATTCAGGGGAAAAAGAAACGGCTCACCAAGGAGTAAGTCGTGCCAGCGAAGGGATTTAGGTCTAAAGCCGAAAGACGTATCTACAAACTGCTATCCAAGGCTCTCCCTTCTACGGCGATCGAAACTGAATACTTTGTCAAAACGGAAGGTCAGAGGTTGTTTTTCGACCTCTACCTTCCTACTTTTAAGGTAGCGATTGAGATACAGGGAGACCAGCATTACGAAGAAGTCCCGTTCTTCCATGGTAATTCTGAAGAGGTCAGGAAGATTAATTTTTCTAACCAGAAAGAAAGAGACCGGATAAAGCGAGAGCTTACAGAATACGGTCTTGGATTGATAATCCTGGACTATAAAGAAGCCATGAGTATTGATGAAATGGGACTAATTGAATTGCTAAAGAAGGAGGTTGCCCGCCGTGATTCGGAATTTTAAGATCGATTCCGACCTACAGTACAATGTCGAAATCCCGATACGTACTCCTTCATCCATATCAGAGGTAAGAGGCGATGTGGAAAAACTTTTCGTCGCACAAGACCAGTTGATAGACGTCATTTCCAGGCTAAAGACTAAGAGGACAATTGTCTATAACAACAAGAAGGCGGAATATGCGCGGCAGGCGTCCACAAAAACAGATGCAAAAGAAGCTTTAAGACACGACAACGACGTTGAGACTCTTGAGACTGCCATAGAGAGAGCTGTGCATTACCATGAAATGGTGACGGAAATGTTGGCCTGGTATAGGTCGTTACATAGCTCGTATTCGAAGGAGTTAGCTTGATTCTGTTTGCCGACTCTCCGCTGTTTATAACTATGTATAGTCTTGCCTCATACCTTATCCGTGAAAAAGTCCGTGAAAGAGGAATCGGGATGTATAACACAGCCATGGACTTTGTAAATTTTTTCTTTTCCCGGAGAAAAGAGACTTTGTGGACGGTTCTTTGTCTCGCCAACGGAGCTAAGATTGCTATTCCCTATTCTTCGAGAGTTCAGTCTTTAGTAATGGGGTTCCCTATGATGGTTAAGAGTTATGAAGCCAAAAACGTGGGTTTTATGACTTCGCTTGACATGAAGTACCGAACTCCTTATCTGAGTCAAAAAAGTCGGCTTGACTCAGATAACACAGATATTAATGTTGGGCGCCCTCATCTTGATGTTTTGTCGGCGCAGTTCTTTGACTACGACTTTATAACACATAAGATGAAATCTCCCTGGAGAATCCCTGTGAAACTGAGAGGTCTTTCATGGAAAGGGGATACTTTTAAGTCTTTACTCCCCGGAGAGGACAACGAAATCTTAAGTCTTTTGATCGGAGAGACCCCCCAGCGGCGGTCGTTCCCCATGATCGCTTCGTTAAAGAGACATGCTCACTATAACATGATTAGATACATGTATGGGACAGAGACGGAGAACGAATCGGACCTGGCTATGCTATACCCCCTTACTGAAGCTCAATATTTCTATCTGACCTTCCTGGTGGGGTATCCTCCTAAACTTGACGGGACTCATATTTACGTACCGTATATGACCAAAAAGAAGGGTACGGTTTCGCCGGATTATCCAGTCTTAGACATCTCGTTTGTATTGCCTAAAATGTTTCGAGAATTGCCCTGGGATAATTTTCACGACTTCAAAACCTCTTTGCAGGTTGTCTTGAAAGAAGTCATCCGCTGGTCCTACTCGCCAGAGACGGCACAGCTTTACTCGTTGCTTCACCACTTGTTGTATTTTATATATATCCCGGTCATAGATAGCTATGTCATAAAAGAAGAACATCCCGCAACCTCTGTGTCCTGCAATACAACGAATAAATCGACGGGTTTTGTTGCTAATCTTGGGCTTGTGCTGTCTACCATAACCACAGGGGATCATATCCCCACGCCGACTTACTGGTTCGGGAGGGATCTGAAATAGAATACATGTCTATTATCACCTTTGAAGGAGGTCTGGCAAAAAGCGACCTCCTTTCTAAAGAAGCCGAAACGGCGGTTTGCATCGAAAACGGCAGGATTAACAACCCTCCGGCGGGAGAAACTGTCGAGTCCATCATCCAGAAACTAGAAGAACAAATAAACCTTGTCGTAAGTAATCCACATACGATGTTATCCTGGAAGAAGTTCAAAGAAGACGACTCGCTAGGAGTCCAGGTAATGATATACTCCCAGACCCCAAAAGGATTATTGTCGCTCTACCGCATCTTCAAATGGAGTTCTAACATACCGGAAAGAATCGAAAAAATCAAAGAGACTTGCCAAAAGTTGGAGCTTTTCTCCTGGAGGCCAGGTCTGAAGAGCTAGGAGGTAACATGTTCAATTTTCTAAAACAGAAACCTAAGTCTTTGCCGGGGTTCATTCTGCAAAAACAACCTCTCGACGCCTATATCCTTACAATACCCGATGAAGAGTTCGTTCTCTCTTTTACTCCAGGGACACGGCTCTTCTCTATAACTCACAAAGGAAAAGAAATCGACACCCGCAATTTAGACAAAGTAAGTATCTCTCCTTTCTTCCTGGTGAGGTTAAGGGCGAAATACGGGTTCAGTGCGCATTTATCTATCAATGGGTTAGGTATAGGGATAATAACCACGGCGGCTAAGATATTCATCTTTGGGAAGATGAGCTATATGGAGTGGCGGGGACTCCTGAAGGAGCATACTTGAATATAAGTCGGTTCTGGACTGTCCTTGCTCTTGTCTTCGTAATTCTCGCCGGTGCCGATTCCCCCGTGTTGCCAGGTAGTTTCCTTAATATATACAACTCTATATATGAACTCAGCCCCGACATACCAGAGGAAAACGCGATCATTATATCTCTGACCCTTCTGGATGAATACGGACGATTCGGCACGGTAGACCCCTTGCTAATGGTTGCCGTAGGATATAGAGAGACTGCCTTGCAAAACGTCACCGGTGATGACGGAGGCTCTATAGGATATTTCCAGATACAGAAGGTTGCAGTCGATTATCTCTGTATGTTTTTCGACGATATAGAAGAGGCTTATAATCAACTCCCATATCATGAGGCTTTGCTTTCAGATATAGAGTTACAGACCAGAATGGCCTTCCGCTATATGTATATGATGACTGTTTATTGGTGGGCCGGGGACATCGACCAGGCTATTGCCAGTTACCAGGGTGGCCGTGGCGATACCCCTTATTACAGAGACGTGATTGCAATTTATGACTCGATAAAAGGAGAAGAGTAATGGAAGAAGAAGTATTGGAAACTGAAGATAAGATAGTAGAAGATCCTAAAATCTATGATGGTCGGGTGGTAAGACATCTAACTGCCAGCAACGTAAAGACTCTTGCGACTTGCCCGCGGAGGTTCTATTACGATAGTAGAGAAAGATCGAAATCTACCGGTCCCTTACTGATCGGCTCCCTGGTCCATGAATATATGGAAAAGAACCTGACTGAAGAACTTCCTCAGTCAATAGACATGACTGGATTGAAGGTCACTGATTGGGTCTCGTTTCATAAAGCTTACTCGCTTCTTCAGAGGCCGATCGAGTATAGTAAAGAACGTTGCTTGGCGGTAGAACTCCCCTTCGAGATAACCCTCGACAACGGAGTCAATGTCGGCGGGAAGATCGACTTGATATATCAAGAAGACGGATATCTACTCATAAACGACTTCAAGACCTCGAAGACTGCCTTGACCGACGAGGATATCAAACACGATATCCAGTTGAAGATGTATCAACTAGCCATAACCGAAATAGCCAAGATGACTATGGCGCAGAGAGAAAAAATGATAGAGGTAGTTACTGATCTCTATGGTCCTTTGTCTGAGATGAATAAGAGTTTCATCCTTTCTTTCGATCAAGTTCCTAACATAATGGTTGCTCTCGATTATCTCTGGCTTGATAAAAGAGTCGAGACAAGATATTCCGATTCTCAGATGGAGATTTTCAAAGAGTACCTGAGCTACCTTTGGTCATTGGTTACTTTATTCGGAGATTCTGAAGAGTCGTTCGAGACTAATCCCGACAATCTCTGTTACTGGTGCGGGCATAAAGCGAAATGTCCGGCGTACAACTTCGACATCAAAGAAGAAGTCAGCCCTATTGAAAAATATATACAATACAAGCTGAAAGCGGGTTGGCTGGATAGGGAGCTTGGCGAACTCCAACAGCAACTTATTGAACACGCCGGTGGGAAACCTTTTGCGACGGACACGCACAACTTCTCTATAAATCAAAAAGAGATGAAACCCATAAACACAAATCTCGCGGCGGAACGACTTGGCGTCCCTGAAGCTAGTACCACAGACCAGATAGTAGCTGCATTGCTAAGAAAAATAGGGACTACAGATGAAGAAATCTTCACTATAAAATATTCCAAACCGTATATCAGTATGCGAAAGAAGAAGACGTGATCGTTATGTGGCATCACAATAAGAAAGGACAATGCTTTAACTTCTCACAATTAAGAGGCTTTGAAGTAAGAGAGGGAAAGACGGCATTAGACGACTCCTTTGTGGTGGCGGACGACCGACTCATAGAACAATTCCCCAACCGGGAATTATGTAGTCTTTTTGTAGACTACCTTTTAAACAAAATTAGGACTGGACAGAACCTGGCGACTTATAAGGAGTTCGTGAAGAGTATTCCTTATGAGAAACGGAAAGTCGCTGATCCGGTTATAGTCCCTAGTTGATTCTCCTAACCAAAACAATATAAAATCCCAGGGAGGTGAATGTCGGCCTACGGGCCGACTTTTTCTATGGAAGACAAAAAGACTATAGATGTCGAAAAAGTTATTGATGGTTATTTGACTGAAACCGATTGGAGGACTAAGGAAAGTTCGACTGTCACTTACTCGATTGGAGGACTTATCCTCCATGAAGCAGGTGCAATGACGGCTAATTACTGGCTGGGTAAGGTTTACAACGAAGATATTGCCAATGCGCATAGGAATGGAGACTTTCATATACATGACCTTTCAATGCTTTCGGGTTATTGCGCCGGGTGGGACCTCGAACAACTCATACGCGAAGGATTAGGCGGCGTTTCTCAGAAACTGTCCAGCTCTCCGGCGAAACACTTATCCACGCTTATAAACCAGATGGTCAACTTTATGGGGATTATGCAAAACGAATGGGCCGGTGCGCAGGCTTTCTCCGGTTTCGACACTTATCTTGCCCCCTTCGTCAAGATAGACAACCTATCTTATAAAGAAGTCAAACAGTGCATACAATCATTCCTATTCGGACTGAATACACCCTCTCGCTGGGGGACACAATCTCCCTTTTCCAACATAACTCTTAACTGGACAATACCAGAGAGCTATAAAGAGAAACCGGCAATAATAGGCGGAAAAGAACAAAGCTTTACATATGGGTCCTGTCAAAGAGAATCGGATATGATAAATAGGGCTCTCCTGGAGCTATACGACGAAGGAGACGCTAATGGCCGCGGCTTTCAATATCCTATCCCGACGTACAATATCGGGAAAGATTTTGATTGGGACAACCAAAACACCCGGCTCCTTTTTGAAATAACGGGCAAATATGGGACCCCCTATTTCCAAAACTTTATAAACTCCGATCTTAATCCCGACGATGTAAGGAGTCTTTGTTGTAGATTGACCCTAGACCGTCGAGAATTGAAGAGACGAGGCGGGGGATTGTTCGGGTCGGATGCTTTTACCGGGTCTATTGGAGTAGTCACCATCAATTTGCCGCGACTAGCATATCTTAGTGAAAACGAAGTGGAGTTTTTCAACAAACTAGACGTTTTGATGAATCTAGCCAAAGACTCCCTTGAAGTAAAAAGAGAAACAATAAACCGGTTTAACCAGCGAGGGTTGTATCCATACACGAAGAGATATCTTCAGCATTATGACAATCACTTCTCGACTATAGGACTAGTCGGAATGAACGAAGCATGTCTCAATGCTAAATGGGTAAGGCAGCCGATCTATAAAGAGGAGTCGAGGATTTTCGCCGTCAGAGTCTTAGACTTCATGAGAACTAAGCTGGGGGATTATCAGGAGAGCACGGGGAATCTATATAACCTCGAAGCGACTCCCGCGGAGTCTACGGCTTATAGATTAGCCAGGATAGACAAAATGAAATATCCCGAGATCATTACCGCGGGACAGAGAGATCCGTATTACACTAACTCAACCCATTTGCCGGTCGGTTTCACCAGCGATGTATTCGAAGCTTTAGACCTACAGGAAGAACTTCAGACACTTTATACAGGCGGTACCGTTTTTCATACCTTCTTGGGGGAAAAGATAACAGATTGGCGAACTACAATGGGATTGGTAAGGAAAATACTTACCAATTATCGAATCCCGTATATAACGATCTCACCTACGTATTCTGTTTGCCCAGATCATGGATATATCAACGGCGAGCAATATGAATGTCCTATATGTGGGAGAGAGACAGAAGTCTATTCGAGGATTACTGGATATTATCGTCCAGTTCAGAACTGGAACAAAGGGAAACAGGAGGAATTTAAGGAAAGAAGAACCTACCTGCCGGGAAGGGAGAGGTTACATGAAGATAGCAGGGTACGAGAAAGTAAGCCTGGTGGATTACCCGGGGAAGATAGCAACAACAATCTTTTCCTACGGGTGTAATTTTGCCTGTAAGTATTGCCACAACAAACATCTTTGGGATAGTAGTGGGGAAGAGGTTCCTTTTATAGAGATTCTTGATTACTTGAAGAGTCGGGAGAATAAGATTGAGGCCGTCGTGTTCTCCGGCGGCGAGCCTACAATAAACAAAGACCTACTCAAGTATATCTGGGCTATTAAAAAGGAAGTCCCTGGTCTTTTGATAAAGGTAGACACTAACGGTTCCGACACTCAGATATTGAAGGAGATATTGCCCTTCATAGACTATGTGGCTATGGACATCAAAGGACCGATGGAGATCTATTCCGACGGGGTTTTTCAACCGGATAGAGTAATGAGCGGCTATGACCTGTGTCAATCAGTCAAAACAGTCATAAAGTATGCCAAAGACTATGAGTTCAGGATAACTATGTATCCTGGATACGTCTCGCCTGAAGAGTTCTATAAAATAACCACCATATTAGGGTGGGCAAAGAGGATAGTGCTACAACAATACAACCCACAGCCGGGAGATCAGACCGTTCCATACAACGACATAAAAAAGCTTGCAGAGGAATTAAAGGATGAAAGCAAATACGGGCTACATAAGCTACAAGAGGTCATCGTGAGATAAAAAAAGGGGGCTTTTGCCCCCTTTACTTTTTTACAATGTCCCACAGGTTCTTAGGCAAATGCCCTAGCTTCTGTAGGAGTTCGACGCCCTTGAGAAAAATATTTACGTAAGTGTTTTTCTTGACGAGCAGGGAGAAGATTCCCTTTATCCCTAGTGATACGGCAGTTTTTACGGTCAGTTCCGTAACGTGTTGCTTTCAGGAGGGATTTTCCCCGGCGGTAACTTTCAGTGCCAGGAGCTTTTGTTTCTTGTCTTCGAGGGAAGTTAGAGCCGAGTCTATCTCCTCTGGTGTGTCAGGAGTACATGTATACATCTCAAGACCTAAATCCATAGTCTTGAGAGCGACCGCGTTTTCGATCTTGTTCACGGCTCCCTTTTGTTTTATGGTGCTGGAGAGAAATTTGTTTATCAGTTTTACAGCACTCCCTGGTGCAAACTTCTCAAGAAGAAACACTATCAATGCAGGAAGGGCCACACCAAGGGCCCAACTTAAAAGATTGTCCATATGTTTTGTCCTCCGTTATATAAAGAATTGAACCAGCAAAGTCCCTAGAACGGAGATCCCTATCGTCAGGATGTATTTCCAGATAGAAGTAGAAAAGTATGCAACCATCATTCCTTTAATCTTCCGCTCATACTCTTCGCTATTCAATTCTTCTCGCACAACAGTGCGGATTTTTTTGGCTGTTTCCGAACTCTCTATCTTGCCGTCTACAAAGCCTTTAAGTTTATTTTCAAACACCGGATCGGATAGGCTGGCTTTGAAAGACGACTCGATCTTAGCTTCTAATTGCCCATTGCTGAACATATCTATTAGTTTATTAATGCTTTTTCGCATTTCAGCAGCTTCAACCGTCGCTTCGGTCTTATACTGGTTCATCATACCCGCGGCCACCTTTGTAGCCACTATTTCTGCAATTTGTTCTACTTGTTTCGTGTCTTCTTGTGTCAGTGGCATATTTTTAATCCCCCTTACAGAATATCCTTCGCCGTTGATTGAAAGGGATTACTTGAAGAATTTCTTGTTCTTCTGGTAGAAGTCTCGAATCCCCGAGTTAAAGTCAGGAAACTCGATATCGATCTTTTTCTCCTTACCGCTCAACTTTAGTATAGGAATCCTGAAAGTCGGCGGGGAATAGCCGCCGGTCTGTGCATATTCGGCGAACTTCATAGCGGACGGAGCGGATATCTGTATATACTCTTTAGCCTTGACGCTCTTATTCTGTGGGTCTGGTTTGACCCTAGCCCTCGATTCGTAACCAGGAGTATGTATATGGCCTATAAGTACCGCATCTACGTTTTCCCATGTAACACTTTCCCAGAACCTTGCCTGAGCTTTGGCTCCGTCTGTCCTTCCTCCGCCTCTCCCATGATTCACTCCAAAAGTATAAGCGGCCGGTTTTCCATTCTTACTCTTTTTCCCTACGCGAATTGTTGCTGCCGCCTTTCCTCTTGAATAGTTAATACCTAAATCTTCGCATAGCATACCTGTAATATCTATACCGGCTCTTTTACGTGCCCGTCGCGGGTGATTCCCCTCGATCATCAATAGAATCTTATCGGCGACAGGGGCTAATATATGTTTTGTCACCCGATATGCCTGTGTAGTGGTTACTCTTTGCTCCATTAAAGTGCCTACGTCGTCATCAAAAGGAATCTCGAAGGTATCTCCAGGATTTATTAGATAGTTATGAGGTTCTTTTAGTAACTCGACGATGTAAGACAGAAGAATCCAATCAGACGTATTAGCTTCGACGTGCCAGTCTCCAAAGATAAAGAGGTTTATATAGTCTAGTTCCGGTGGTATATTCGGGAAGAAATACGGGATCTCTTCGTTCAAGTCATAGAGATCCCATGGAGCTTTCTTAGTAACGGGTTTATCTCCGATAAGCTGTGATATATTCAAGTCTTAGCCCCCCTTAATTGGAATTGAGAAGGAGCCCCCGATCTTACGACACGGGGACTCTATTTGGCACTGCAAATGGTCTATCCATTTGTGCCCACTCTGCAATTTCCGCGGCGGGGACTTCTCGCTTATCCACTCTTAGGTTGGCTATTAGCCTATTACCTCGTTTATCAAAAACAATTGATGTTAAAGGGATAATTCGATACGGAATGACAACTATAAAATCTCCATCGATAAAAAGCTTAATCCCGTTTGCTTCCGACCAAGTGATTGCGTAATGGTGATAAACATTATTGTGCGGGAATGGATAAAAGACAGAAACTGGCGCATTATCTTTATATTGAGATAAACGGATTCCGGCGGGAATGGCCACCTTGTCTAGTTTTATCGCATTAGATAATAAATTAGTGTCTTCCGAGATAGAGAAAAAGTTAGCGTTTTCGTTTCCTTTTGTACTTTTAAGCCAGAAAGATATAGTTCCTTGCTCCTCTATGTCATATTTTAATCCGTAAGACATGGCGTCTTTTGGTTTTTCATACATACAGAATGAAGAAGCATATTCTCCTTCTTCTAATTGAGGTTTCGCCGCCATAAATCTAACGTTGATGGAAGGAGTCACAATAAAGAACGATAAGACTCCAGAGGAGATAGACTCGTTGTTTTCTAATAGAAATTGAACTCTCTTCCAAGAGGGAGATAGGACTATTGTTTGATGATCGCTCTCGATGTCGTTTAAAGTTGCATACATCTCGACTTCGATAGCTCTATTTGCTTGCATATACACACTTGCAACATGATTAGTGTCTGTCAGGTCTTCTAGGTTTTCTGTATACAATCTAGTTGTTAGCGCGGCGGGGTTAGCGACAAACACTTTTCCCAATGTTGGAGATTCTGTTTGGGAAATATTACTCCAAAGCTCTAGTTGGTCAAAGTGTGGCCATAAAGACCAGTCAGTTGAGTAGTTATTATGCCCGAGCAGGTTTATCGTATTATCCTCTAGCCCAAACCCCTTTATGCCAATAAACGGGATATCGTCATCTCGGGCAGTTACTGAGAGAAGACCAGTCGGGTGAATATATCCGCTTTTGGTTTTAAGCCCACCTAGAAATGGGAAAGTGGAAATCGCATCATAGGAAATTATTTGCCCAGACACTTTATCTCTAAAAACAGAACTAAGTGATCTATAATTAGAAACTCCGTCTATATAAAGAGATGCTTCTGAAGCATCCTCGGCAACAATCCATGCTAAAGCGTTAAACTTAGTCGTATTGAGTCTAAAAGCCATTTTTCACCTCCATAAAAACGGACCTCCCAACATCTCGCAGATGCTTTCTTTCAAAGCGTCACTTGAACAGTGCTTCAACATTCCCATATATGATTGGAAAGAACTATCGAACTCTTGAAACGTGATTGTGCCGCTCACAAACTTATCCCTAAGAGACTTTAACCGTCTCCTGAGCCTCTTAGCCGAGCTTTTCCTAAGTCTGACAACGTTTGGCCAGAGCCTGTAACCCACCCAATCAATACCGTTTGTGACTGGCCTTATTTGGGTCTTTGAGTTACTTCTAAGAGTCAGACGCGTCTCTACAAATTCCTCCATCGCCCATCTCCATTCATGGAGCTGTCTTTTGCTCGACGAGAGGCAGATTACATCATCCATATACCTGGTATAGTGCGGGATCTGAAGCTCTCTCTTTGCAAACTGATCCAGCTCGTTGAGATAGACATTCGCACTCATTTGAGAAACAAGATTCCCGACCGCCATCCCGACGCCGCATATTCGATTGTCATAATCCGTGCTTCCGTCAACAAGGCCGAGATTCCCGTCATTGGCCGTGATAATCTTTTCAAGGAGCCAGAGGAGGTCTTCGTCAGGGAAATGTTTCTCATAAATAGATAGAAGTATTCTGTGATTGACTCGGTAAAAGTATTTATGAATATCCAGTTTCAGGTAATACCATCTCTTTGGGTCAGGAATACTCCCGAGCCATTCCCGTAAGCAGCCGAGAGCTTGATGCGCACCTTTTCCTTTTCTGCAAGCATAGCTGTCGGAGATATATTTCCTCTCAAGCATCGGAGAAAGATTCTGATAAATAGACCACTGGACGACCCTATCTCTGAATGGCAGGGCCATAATCAATCTCCTTTTAGGTTCGTTTACAAAGAACTCTCTATAAGGAGATTGTTTATATGTCTTCCAGACAAGCTCATTTTGAATAAGAATAAGGTTTTCTTCTAGCCTGTCGGAGAACTTAAGCACCTCATTTCTGTATCTCTTGAGTTTTCTCGCGTTTCTATACGCCGTTAGCAACGATTCGAAGTCATATATCAGGGGATATATATTGCTGTATCGTTTCATCTTTTTACCTCAAGATAACCGCGGCGCATGGTTTTGCCATAGGCCGCGGAGTAGTCCGATTTTTCGCCGTCTGGCGTGGGAGAGACCCCCTTGTTCCTCTAAGCGCTGGAAAGAGATCCGTGAATCTCCAACTTCTGTCTTTTCGGGATTGGACGAGCGAGCGAAAACCCCAGATTCGTATTCACGCTCGTGCGGTCGTTGTTGAGATTCAAGTTCGACAAACCAGCATTGGACGTGTTGTTGTAGTTACCGCCACGATAGGGCAAACGCTAAATGGGTCTCTCCCATATCTTTAGAACTTAGATGACCTTATCCATCCCCCGAGCATCTTTCCGACTTCTGCAAGATGTCTGGAGATGACTTCGTATTTCTTCGTCGGTATGAACTTCAGATCGACGCTCAACCTAACTTGAGTTCTGAGAAGTTCTAGGCTAGCGTCGAGTTGCCTCAAATGTTCGAGCTTCTGTTTCTCCTTGTTTGCTCTTGTGATGAGCTTAAGGATCTCGAAGCAAGTCTTCTTGATTTCCGCCGCGAGAGTATGTTTCTCTGATTTCGGGAATTGTGCGAGTACGGGGTATATATACAGGATCAGATCATACATCTTTTGTAATATCTTGAGTTCTATGCTGCTCCTCCCCCTTTGGTTTTTTTGCAGATTACAGAGCGCAAAGCACAGATCACGGTTGCCAAGCGAGCGAAAACCCCAGAATCGTAAGCACGCTCGTGCGGTCGTAGTTGAGATACAAGTTCGACAAACCACCATAGGACGTGCCGTTGTAGTTACCGCCACGATAGGGCAAACGCTCACCGAGATTCCGCATATATCCAGTTCCATGCGGATAGTTTGCGCTTTGAGGGAATAGACCGAGCTGCTTCAGGATGGCCGGTATGGTTGTTTCTCCCTTTGCCGCTATGTTTTTGAAAGCGGTCGTCGCGTAAGTTGTTCCGTTTGAGACGTTATCGGCAGTAGTGCCGATGACGATATTCCCGCTTCCATCTACGTTGGTTGCGTCCATCTTCAATGTTCCTTCTGTCTCGGGCGCTACCAGAGAACCGTCTTGGAGAATTGCCTTCCATTGGTCGCTAGAAACGGAATGATTTTTTGTCCCGTCGGCAGCGTTGTTGTTCTCAAATATCTGGATCTCTCCGCCATTCAACCGCAATCCCGCGACCCACTTATTGACATTCCCATTCAGGTCGAAGACACCGAACGGAGTTCCGTCATGCGACCATGCCACCGGCCCCGTACCCGTGGCCGTTCTATAAACAGTTCCGCCGCTCATATATGTTGCCTCGGCAGTTTCGCCCGTTTTTACATAGTCCTTCCCGTAGCTGTTGTTTCCACGAGTGAAGAACTGGTTTTTATGAGCGAGAAGGAGAATTAACGCCCACTCAGCGTTGGTCAACAAGTGCCAGCCAGTCCCTTTTTGAGTACAAGCCAGTCTTGAGTTGTCGAAATTGATATTGTTTGCCGGATCTCTCCTTCGTAAGGAGACGGCGCGCGCGGACTCGCCGGACCCGTTTACGATCGGGAGATATTTCCCCACCCAAAACTCATTCTTCACAGCTCCGTTCTTTATAAATGACTGATGTGGGGAATCAGCCCACGAAGAATCAATTTCTTTCAGCTTCATAAACGGAAAACGGACCATGATCGACGGAAAGTTTGAGTTGTCAAACATCACCGCGTTCCTGCCGAACGAAACGTCTCTAATTCTTCTATCCATGTCATTTCTTATTGTCGCGTCGGTGACCGCGCCATTCGCCACATAGTAATCGGTTATCCAGTCTTCGATCTCCCTGCTGGTTTCAAGGAGTTCGCCTTGAACATATTTGCCGGAGATGTACTTCATATAAAATCACCTTCTTCTAATATCAGCTCTGGCTCTGGAGTTGGAAATAAATAAGAGTAATTGACTCTTAGATCCTTTTCAAAAAACGGAAGGTATTTTTCGGCATCATTTTCTTCGCCAATAATTGTCGTTTTACCAACAAGATCAATATCCTCGTCTAAAAAACTTATTTCAATTTCTATTCTTCCGTCTTCTAAGTCTGTAATTTTATAAGTCATATCTCGATCACCTCAATCAACAGAGCGTTAGTTTCTGGTATTGCATAAATTGAAGTCTCAACATCTGGGTTAAAATACAAAACTAAGGTTGCTTGAGGTTCGATAATAAAACCCTTTGTGTCTGAAACTGTTGACTCACCTAATCTAAGCCTTAAAGGGTTAGAATATTTACTAATGTTTTTTATAGTCATCAGTGTTCTATTCGCCTTCTTTGAGGCGCCAGCAAACACTTCAGTTGCCACCCCTGGAACGAGGGTTTTAGTTCCAGTAACCGGAGCGCTGGAGATTCCGTGTATTTTAATAAGCGACTCTATTTGTTCATTTGTTGGGAGTGGAATTTCGAGCATTTAGACTACCTCCTCTAAAACAAGAGTTAAGACTCCATCTTCGTTAATTTTTAGTCCATAGTTATAAACGGCTGAATCTCTTTGATCTATCAATTGATGTGGTCTTTCTGCTTCTGTATGAGCTTCCATCTCGTCTTGTGAAACCAACTCTTCGCACATTCCGGCCGTAATCAAGACATCTATCTTGTCTCCTATTTCCCAAGCGGCGGCAACTGTGTTTTCTAAACCTCGATCAATTGAAGAAAATGTATTACCATTTTTAGCTCCTACTTCAATAATTTCTCCTTGCGCGGGATCTCCTTTATGGATTGTGCAACGAAAGGGAACGTCGGGGAAAGAAGACGCATCAGCCACCGTAAAGGAGACATCTAATTCGCTGATTGCTGCCATTAAAGTTGAACCTGCATTATTTGCTGTTTTTAACCGCATTATTAATCACCTTCTTTATATCTCGCCTAGATGAAGTATTCCCATGTTAGCGGCTATAAGAGTCAGTTGCCCGCCGCCTGTAAACGTCTGAGAAGATAAGGCGCCGCCACCATAATTAGTCCCGCCGGATATTGCGGAATATCCTCTCCATCCAGCAATAGTGACTCCCGGTGGGATAAGAAAGATTAGGTTGTCTGTTGGACGTATGACTCCTCCGGTTGCCGTGTTCCAAGCAACGGGCTGTCTTACATACTCTCCGCCACTTAGTTCTTGTCCAAGTTCATCAACAAGCCCGATATGAGTTATTAAGGCGGCTCCGGCGTTAGCTATAGCGTTTCTATAGATTTCGTTCATGAAATAAATATGCCTCCTTTTCAAAGCGTGTTGCTTGTTGTTTTTATTCTAGTTTTTTCTCTTTTTTCAACTTTTCGTTTTCTTCTCTAAGTTTTTGGTTTTCTAATTCCAGTTGGGTTATTCTGCTTTCCAGTTCCGCTATCGCGTGTTCTATAAGTGGTGCCGCAAGCGAAGCGACACTGGTTAGAGCGTTCTTCGCCGCGGCGATACTCTGAAAAACAGAACTTACCCCCTCTTTCAGGTTGTTCATGTTATTGTTCTGTATCAAACCTGCCTCCTTATTGCCAAACCTGGATTTCGTAGTTGAAATTCCCTGTGAGTGGGTATCTCGTTCCTGAAGTCCATTTAATAATATCTCTGGCAGCAACCATCCCAACAAGCCCCTCTATTTGATATTCGGAGGTTGTGTCCCCGTTCCAACTTAAGTAAAGAACGCCGTCATAGTATTTATATCCAATATCTCCTGTATACGGAGATGAAAAACTGTACGAAACGTGTTCTTTAAATATGCGGAAGCCGCCCCAATGATAAACATCAAACTCGATTTTCGAACAATTAGCTACGTTTGCAAGGATTAACCAAGTGTTGTTTGATTGCATACCGATAGTCCCAATGTTTGTACTGGTGGTTCCTTCTTCAGCACAAAACAAGATGTCGAAATAATCTTCTGCTTTAGTCACTTCTATCTTTCGGGTGTAGTTAGTCCCGGTGCTAAAGCTACTTTTCCATATTTGGGAGTTGCTTTCGTTTAAAATTACGTCGTACCGGGTTGGCATAATATGCTTGTTATGTTGGATTCTTTTAGACATATCTCCGCTAGTTCCATCAAAATAGATTGTCCCTTTATGGATAGAGTGTAGAACTTTTGAAATATCTGTGCCTGGTTCGATCTCTTCTCTGATAGAGCTTGCCTTTGTGACGTAAGTTCCAGAGCTGGAATAGCTTGTTGGTTGGACATAGCCGCCACTACTATAAGTGATCCCGCTCGTTGTAGCGTCTGCATGTGCTTGGAATTGTTCCATAGTGTCTATTTCGACTGTTAGGCTTGGTTCGTCGTTAATATATACATTCCATTTCTGGAGCTTGGCCTTGAATACAGAAGTTGAGTATATGACAAACTTAAATTGCATTGCAAAGTCTGTCATATCGGCGCCGTAAATTGGATCTGTCGGAGATATATACCAGGTAAAAGAAGCCGAAAAGTTCAAGTCGTCCGGGTGTTGCCAACCAGACCAGGTGGGCGATGCGTCGGAATAATTTTCAGTCCAGCGATACCAAACTTCTATTATCGCTGAAGCCGAGGCGTCACATTCAGCATAAGCCTTTATATTATTGATCCTGGCTTTTATAAGCCGCCGATACTCAAGCCCATTTGCGTTCATTCGATAGTTCTCCTCCGAACTACCGGCCTGAATATATGCGTCATCACCGGAGACTAACTCTATTCCCGTACTTGAAATTCTTCCTTTTCCTGAAAGAGTTTCAATTAACCAGCCGGAAGATCCTCCTATCCGACCTGAAGCGACATCAAGATCCCCATCATCTGTAAGCTCAAAAGTTTTTGCCCCGCTCTTCTTTCCAAGAATACCGTTAGCGTCTATGAGGACTCCATTATTAGCGTCGGTTCCCATGAAGGCAGTGGGAGTTACGATATACGTTCCACCGATCAGTGTTGTCCCGGTCCATTGTGACAGCCAACCATACCTGGTGTCCTCGACAACGATTATTAGTCTGGCAGTATATGTTACCCCGCCATAATCGATCTCGATGATGAGTACTACGTCGGTTTTTGGTACTATAAACTGAGCTAGAGACATACTGAAGCTATAAGCGGATGACGTACTCCTATTGATCGTTATTAAGTCCCCACTGATGTTTATATACTTAATCCTCCAGTTGGTAAAAGACAATGAAGTTGTACCCTGTTTCAATGCCGGAGTGATGGTTACTGAGGACGGCGAGTAAGACGAACCGTTGTATTCTACGTGATAAGCACTTGCCGTCGGCAAGGCGTAGATACTGGCCCCGGAAGTAACTACCGATACCGTAAACGAACTCAAAAGTATGGTATAACCCGAGTCCGCATAAGTATACATAGTAAATGAGGTGTTCGTATCCGTCGGCACAACCACCGATTTGCTCGTGCCAGAACCTAATGCGCTACTCCCTCTTTTCCAGTAAACTGTCTCGTTAGCAGGGCTTCCGTCACCAACTACCTTTTTGGCCGTAAACGTTATTGTTGTCGAAGCCGAACCATCGTATAACCCCGTGTTCGGGTCATAGACTACCTTATCCTTTGTCGCGGAAATATATCTTGTCACTCCGTCTCCACCAGGGTCTCCGGGTTCGCCAGAAGCAACGATAGCGACAGTAAAGGAGGCCGCTAGATAGGTGTAACTAGAATCGATATAAGCTGTCATTGTGAATGAAGAACTTGTATCGGTAGGCACGGTAATTGTTTTGGATGTGGCTGCTCCTAAAGCAGTTGCTCCCCGTTTCCAGTAGAAGCTTGTCGCCTGTGGAGAGTTAGTGCCTTCCTTTCTCCAACCAGAGAGGGTAACGGTTGTTGTGGCCCCGCCGTCATACTGCCCTGTCCCGGGATCGTAAACAATCTTGTCCTTTGTTGAAGTGATGTAATAAGATGTCGCGTCCGCGCCAGGATCTCCAGGGTCTCCGGCATAAGACTTAGTTATGGTAAAGTCTTTTACAACTGATGATTGCCCGGACTTCGTGGCGGTACATCTATAAACGGCCACGTCGGTTGAAAGCGACTGTATAGTAATTGTGTCGTTAGTCAGGGTTGTCGTACTTGCCTGCCCGGTCGCCGTACCTGTAATCAAAGACCAGGAACATGACCAACCAGAAGTCTCTTGCGTGTTCCCCCTAAATATCTTAAGAATAGAAGAAGCTCCCGTGAAGTCTGGATTAGAACCGTCAGAGTCACAAGGCACATTATGCGACTCGTTGGTTAGGAAACCTACTATCGCATTAGACCCTTCCTTAACTCTGACAATGGTTATGGAATCGCTCAATCCACCGAGAGAAACAGTTATCTTAACCCAATCGCTTGCACCAAAGTTGGCTGCGGTAAGGGTTCTGGTACTCCCCGTTCCGGTTAGTGTGATGTCATTATTACTCTGGTTCTTTGCAGTCCAGGTAATAGTGCCGGACAGATTCTGAAGGAAAGCTTCAAGAGTAATATCTCCAGAGGTGATTGTGTTGTCCTGATCTGCCTTGAATATCTGAGCGTCCGCCGTAAGGAATAATGCTTGAGCATCTTCCCCGCCGATTCCCGGCTCTCCTTGCGGAGACTTAGACCAGGTGAGAGTTTTTACGCCAATTATCGTACTGTCTATTTTGACGGTTATGTCTTGAGAACCTGCCATAGTAGAACTAGAAGGGATAGTTACAGTGACTGTTTTTCCATCTACTGTTGCTCCGGTCGCCTCGACTGTAAACGAAGTTATCTCCGTCGTTCCCTTATAAAGCTTTACCTGAGTGGAGATACTAGCAGGGGTTGGAGAAGTACCGTCATAATTAGACTCAACTGTCTGATGTTCATTCGACAGAATAATCGAGTATGAGTCAGAACCTTCAGTTATGACAGGAACAGTAAAGGTATCTAGTAATTGTTCTCTGGCAAAGTCGGCATATATCTCTATCGTCGTTGTAGTCTGACTGCTTACCGCAACAGTCTTTTGATAACCATTAGCGTCAGGTTCCGCATTAACTCCGTTGACCTTCCAGTATAAACCAGTCTTATTTTGTACAACCTGTCCAACGGCTTCTTTTGCGGTAAAGACTATACTTGAGCTCGCTCCTCCATCGTACTGCCCGGTGTTCGGATTGTAAACTACTTTCTCCTTACTGGAAGTAAGCCAGTAGATCACCGCATCGTCTCCGCCGGTTCCTTTTTCGGAATAGGCTAGACTTGCATAACCATAATAGTCTTTCTCCTGGTAAGTGACTTTGACTTTTATAACCGACGGACCGGTCATATTTGACGTATTGACCGTTGCCGTTGCGGTTAGCGCGCCGGATGGTATGGTTATACCGCCATCGGTTTCCACAGTCCAGTAATAAGCGAGTCCGCTTGAAACTAATGTGTTATCTACTTTTCTTAGTAGCGTCGCTGTGAAGTTTATTGATGCCGGAGTTCTTGTGGTTCCGTCATTATAGACGCTATCTCCCGCGGGAGAGATCATTACTTCATAGCCTGATAACGCTTCTTGGGTCGGGTCATCAAGGTTCTCCATAGATATAACGGCTCCCATAAAGCTAAAGACGCCGTCATAATAAGAGATCCCTTTCTGAAGGTCTCCGTCGGGATCATTCTGCCCCACCTTAAAAGAGGGCTTGCTATTATACATTCCTGTAAAGACACCGTTCCCGCTGGCAGTATCGAATCCGGTCATCGTACCGATAGCAATAACCTTGTTTTCACTATCGATTAAGATGTTCTCGTCTATATCTACTAAAATCTTAGTGGTAACTATTTCTAGCCCGCCTTCCGGCGAATACTGGAACTTATTTGTAGTGCCATTGCCTATTGAGAAACCTAGATTAGAGTACCAGTAATTATTCTCATCAACGAACCAGCCAGTGCCCGCGCCTTCGTTGACTCCGACTCCGATCTCTATATCTCCGATCGTCATAACACCGTCTATCGAACCTTCGCTGGCGTGGACGCTCCCGCGGACAGTTATGTTATTGAACTCGGCAGTACCATCGCCGTTCAATTCGAACCCGGCAGTTCCCGCCTGGTAGTTCTCAGACCTTATCAGCTTATTAACTCCATCAAGAAGTATTCGCTCGCCTTCTTCGACTCCGACATAAACAACCTCATCGAAGAAACCGCCGGTAGCTTCTATTACTCCTTTAATAGTCAGTATGCCGTTATAGTATCTTAGATAGTTAGGATCTACAAGTTGACCAACTTGGAAAGCGCCGCCGGTATTAATAAACATTCCGTCGCGGCCATCAGGAGTCGCATTTTCTCCTACTTTGACGACAATTTCATAGTCGCTATCGAAGACGGTCATATGACCATAGTCGTCTAAGTCCCTTTCGATAACTACCTTATTTCCGACAACCATCTTTTGACCGACTGCAAAATATTCGGCAAGTATGGTCCCTGGGGGAAGTAGATCGGCTAGGTTTTCTTTTGTAACCTCGTCCATACCGTCGGGGAGTGTAATCCCCAGGGCGCCTAATAATGAAGTCCCCCAATATTCCGCCGTCTCGTCGTCTATGGGTATGTCGGGCCAAACAATTAACTTGTTGGTCTCAACACTGTTTGCCTTGAGCTTATCGCCGCTGACACTCCCGTTTATCATTGCGTCGCCATGCACTCTAAATTGGTCCGCGGCGATAGTTACGAGTCCGTCTTCAATAATGAGTTCCGTGGCTTGCGGGTCCCCAAACTCATCAACTGCGACAACTCTCAAAGCGATAGAATCGGCAAGTTGCTGGAATAAAGAGTAGTTATAGGTCTGTGTTAAGGGGTCGCCTTCTTGGTCGAGGTCTTCTTCTATCGTCCCAACAATTGTAGTTATCTCTCCGAGAGAGACGTTAATTGCCGAAATGTCGATCGTGTGTTGCCCTACGGTAGAAGAAATAGACAATACACTTAGTTCGATTGTCCCTATATCTAGTTCAATTTGAGATATCTGAGAGGTATGTCCACCGACGGTAGTCTCCAACGTGCTTATTGAGGTGGTTATCCCGTCAATACTCAATTCTATCTGGGCTATTGCTGACGTATTTGTCCCGACATCCTCTTCGACTTCCTGTACGGCAAGTTCTATAGAGCCTATATCCTGGTTTATCTGTGATATCTGAGAAGTATGGCCGCCCACGGTATCGCTTATCGTTTGAACCGTGCTGGTAATTCCACTAATGTCAAGTTCTATTTGGCTTATACTGCTTGTATGTCCATCTACCGTATCTTCTATGCTCCCGACTGTCGCCGTGATTGTGCCTAGCGCAATGTCGAGGTCGGAGATTTGTGTCGTGTGGGTTGATGTGGTGCTTTCAACCGTTTGGACTCTTAAGTCTATAGCGCCTACGTCAACCTCAATAGAAGAGATGGATTGAGTATTAGAAGATACAGTGGTTGAAAGGTTTGTAACAGACAGCTCTATCGCATTTTCTCTAATATGGAATAAGGCAAGCCATTCGTCTACGTCGTGGGTGTCGCCTTCTTCTTCTACTGCAATGTTGTAGACGACTGCTTCTATGCCATCTACCGAAAGGTTTAATGAACTAATGGAAGATGAATGAGATGTTATAGTTCCTTCCGCGGTTTCGACCCTTAATTCAATGGCGTCAGATTCCTGTTTTATCTGAGAGACCCACTCATTGACGTCTTGGGTAGTTTCTCCGATTTGGATATCGTAAACAATCGATTCTACTCCGCCAATATCTATCTTTATCTGAGACACATGTTGTTCGAGAGTCTGGTCGTCCTCGCCGATGACAACGTGGTCGAGACGAAGAGTTATTGCATCTGCCTCTTGTTTTATCTGAGAAACCCATTCATCGATGTTTTGGGTAGTCTCATCAATCGTGATATTATAAACCACGCCTTCTATACCGCTTACGTCGATGGTTAGTTGAGAAATAGCCGAGGCGACGTCCCCGGAAAGGGTAGACACGGACAACTCTATAGCGTCTGATCTCTGGCTCAAAACCGATACCCACTGATTTACATCATAGGTTTCTTCATCAATGGTGATGTCGGTAACTATTGAAGTTATGCCATCGACATCAATCTTTAAAAGGCTGATATGTTGTTCAAGGGTTTGATCGTTCTCGTCGATAACCACATGATCCAGTCTAAGGGTGATGTTGTCCGCTTCTTGTTTAATCTGGGAGATCCATTGATCGATGTCCTGGGTGGTCCCGTCGATCTCGATATTATAGACTGTTGACGTAATCCCATCTATATCCAGTTCTATTGCACTGAAGGCTTGCTCAAGAGTCTTTGTCTCGCCATTATAAGTTATGCCGTCTACCCTGAGTTCTATATTGTTTGCCGTCTGGTTAATGCTGCTCACCCAATACTCTATTGTGTCGGTTATCCCGTTGACTTCAAAGAGGTTTAGTCTATCGAGAGTGTTATATGCAACATCAAATATAGAATCTACCCTGTCATAACTAATAGGTGATAGAAGAGATTGATGGTCCTGAAGGTCTCCGGCAATATACATTAAGGTGCTGGCATCGGCAAACTCTGAGTTTATCTTTATCCTTAAGCTATCTACGGCGTCGTCTATAGACTCTTCAAGAGTTTCATCTTGAGTATTGAGGGTGGCTAACCATTCGTCTATATCCTGAACGTTTCCATCTATATTGATCGAGTAGACTTTTGAGGATAATCCAGAAATATCAAGCGATAGCGCGGCGAACTGCTCTTCAATAGTGCCCTCTTCCCCATTGTAGGAAATGGCGTCTACCCGCGCCAGTATTCCTTCGGCAGTTTGTTTAACCTCAGACACCCAGACGTCAAGGTTTTTCGTTACTCCTTCGATCTCGACATTCTGGACTATTGAGGAAATTGACCCGACACTAATTTGAAGCTGCGAGATGTTTGATTCGGCAGTTCCAAGATCGGTTTCAAGTCCTTCAACAGCAAGAGAAATACTATTTGTTGTCTGCTTCAGGAGAGTTACCCATTCTTTCACATCATAGGTATCTTCTCCAATTTCTATATCATAGACAATAGCCTCGATCTCACCGACTTGTATGCTTAAAGCAGATAGCGAAGTCGTCGTATTGTCTTCAAGGGTAGATACCGATAGTTCGATAGCGTCCGCGCGCTGGCTTAATACAGAGATCCAGCCATCGACATCATACTGGTCTTCGCCTATGGTGATGTTGTAAACAATAGACTCGATACCATCAATATCCAGGACTATTTGAGCAAGATGTTGTTCTATAGTCTTAGTCTCTTCGTCAATCTCGATGCCATCTAATCTAAGCGTGATAGCGTCTGCCTCTTGCTTGATTTGCGTAACCCATAAGTCAAGGTCTTGAGTCGTTTCGCCAATTGTATGGGATTTTACGATCAATTCGATACCGGAAACATCTATTAGAAGTTGCGATATGTTAGAAGTATTTGTCCCCACGTCTGAAGTGAGCCCGGTAATACTTAATTCTATTGAATCCGCTCTCTGACTGAGGGTAGAAACCCATTGGTCAACATCTTGAGTCTCTTCTCCAACAGTTATATCGGTGACTATAGAGGTTATTCCGTCGATATCTAATCGGAACTGGCTTATGTGTTGCTCAAAAGTTTGGTCATCTTCGTCTATGATGACATGGTCAAGTCTTAAAGTGATAGCGTCAGCTTCTTGCTTGATCTGAGATATCCATTCGTCGGCATCTTGAGTCGTTTCGTCTACAGTTATGTCTTTTACAATCAGTTCTATTGCGCCTACATCCAACTGAATGGAGCTGATACTACTTGTATGACCATCTACTGTGCTGGAAAGAGTAGAAACATTGAGCTCTATTCCGTCGGCCCTTTGACTTAAAGTGGAGATCCATAAATCGACGTCTTGGGTTATTTCATCGACTTGAATCGAGTACACAACCGACTCTAAGCCGTCTATGCTTAACTTCAACTGTGAAACGTGTTGCTCCGCGGTCATATCTTCCTGGTCTATAACAAAGTGATCCAGTCGGAATGTGATGTTATCTGTTTCCTGTTTTATTTGGGAGACCCACTGATCGATGTTTTGTGTGGTGCCGTCGATCTCAAGGTCATAGACAGTAGAAGTTATGCCGTCTATATTCATCTCTATTGCACTAAAGGCTTGTTCAAGAGTCTTTTGCTCACCATCATAGACTATGCCGTCTATTCTAAGGGTAATATTTTGAGTAGTCTGGCTTATGCTACTGGCCCAATACTCTATTGTCCCTGTAACCCCGTCTATCTCGAAGTTATTGAGCCTTTCAAAGGTGTCGTAAGTTATGTCGAAGATAGAAGTTGTTCTATCATAGTTAATGGGCGCTGTGTCTGTCTGATGGTCAAGCGGATCTCCGACAATATACAATACTGTTTCTGCATTGGTGAACTCTGACTCTATTTTACTTCTCAGGGCCAGCGCCGCGGCCTCTAAATCCTGTTTAATGGAAATATCTTCCTGGGAAAGGGCACTTAACCACTCATCTATATCATGAGTAACATCACCGACCGTAACATCATAAACAAGGGTTTTTATACCTTCGACGTCTATAGTAAGCTGCCCAATGCTTGCCGTATTAGTTCCTACATCACCACTTAGGTTGGTTACAGACAGCTCAATAGAGTCTGCCCGCTGGCTGAGGACCGATATCCATTGATCGACATCGTATTGATCCTCTCCGATCTCGATGTTGTAGACGATCCCTTCTATTCCGCTGACATCTATTGAAAGTTGGGATATCGTTGTTGTGTGTCCTTCTACTGTCTGGCTAACGGTCTGAACCGACAATTCAATTGAATCGGCTCTCTGGCTAAGTGTTGAGATCCACAAATCAACATCTTGTGTAACTTCATCAATGGTTATGTCTTTAACAATAGCCTCTATCCCATCTATATCTAAAACGATCTGAGAGAGATGTTGTTCTACTGTCTTTGTTGATTCGTCCACCACTACATTATCTAGCCTCAAAGTGATGGCGTCGGCTTCTTGTTTTATCTGGCTTACCCATTCATTTACATCTTGAGTAACGGTGCCGATGGTAATATCTTTGACTATTGCTTCAATCCCGCTTACGTCTAACTGAAGCGAGCTGATATTTGTTGTATGCGTGCTGACTGTTTGAGATAGGCCAGACACATTAAGCTCTATAGAATCCGCTCTTTGACTAAGAGTAGATATCCACTGATTAATGTCTTGAGTAGTTTCCCCAATTTGAATATCGTAGACAACTGACTCTATGCCGTTTATATCTAGTTTTATCTGGGAAACGTGTTGTTCGAGAGTCAGATCGTCTTCGTCAATAACGACATGGTCTAATCTAAGGGTAATTGCGTCGGCTTCCTGTTTTATCTGAGAAACCCACTGGTCAACGTTTTGTGTGGCTTCCCCCACCGTAATATCATAGACGACACCCTCGATCCCGCTTACATCAATGACTAATTGACTGATACTCGCTGAGTTCTCCCCGACATCTGAACTCAAACCAGACACAGATAACTCGATAGAGTCGGCTCTTTGGCTGAGAGTAGAGATCCATTGGTCAACATCTTGAGCATCTTCTCCAATCTGGATGTTGTAAACGACTCCCTCTATTCCACTGACGTCTATGGTTAATTGAGATAGCGAGCTGGAATGTTCGCCTACAGTTTGAGAAAGTCCCTGGACCGATAGCTCTATTGAATCTGACCTTTGGCTAAGGGTGGAAACCCACTGATTTATATCCTGCGTAACAGTATCAATCGTTATATCATAGACAACCGATTCTATTCCCGAAATGTCAAGCTTTATTTGAGATACGTGTTGCTCAAGAGTTTGATCGTCTTCGTCGATGACGACGTGATCCAGCCGCAAGGTGATAGCGTCTGCCTCTTGCTTGATTTGCGTAACCCACTGGTCTACATCTTGAGTAACGGTATCAATGGTTATGTTATACACCACGGCTTCAATCCCGCTTATATCGATAGACATTTGCGAAATTGAAGAAGTGTGCTCACCTACAGTCTGGCTTATCCCAGAGATGGATAGTTCGATGGAATCTGCCCTTTGGCTCAAGGTGGAGATCCATTGATTCACATCTTGAGTCGTTTCGTCTATTGTAATGTCATAGACGATTGAGCTTAACCCGTTGATGTCGAGGGCTATTGCGGCGATCTGCGTCTCGATCGTGTCTATGGTTTCGTTATATGACACATTCTCAAGGCGGCTGATAATTCCCGCGACGTCTCCGTTAAGCAACCCCATCCACTCATCTATGTCGTGAGTTACTTCGCCGATCTCAATGTCGAAAACCTTTGTCTCTATCCCTGATATATCTCCATGCACGGCGGCGAGGACATCTTCAATAGTGTCGGTAAGAGAGCCATAGACTACCGCATTTATTCTTGTCATAACTCCCGATAGATCACTATTGATCTGGTCTATCCATTCATCTATATCAAGAGTTATTTCTCCGATAACTATGTCGTAGATTTTCTCGGATATAGCGGAGACATTCGAATAAACGGAACCGAGAACGGTTTCTATTGTCCCTGTCAGTTCGCCATAGTTTATGAAGTCTATCCTGGTTGTAATATCTGAAACGTCGGTGTTTATTACTCCGACCCACTCGTCTATATTCTTTATTTCTCCACCGATCTCTATATCGAATATCTTTGAGCGGGCCTCGAATAGTGAGCTGCCGACACTTATAAAATCGGTATCGATTCTCTCAAAGACGCTTTCCATCGGGAGGGTTAAATCTCCATAATCTATGTTGTCTATCCTGTCGATAGTGTCGTATACATCGTCTTTAAGTAGCCCGGAGCGATCAAAAGCCGTCGGCTTTGTGATGTTCATATGGTCTACCAGATCGTCGGTTATATAGGCTATAGTCTCTGTATTGGTAGATCCTCCATGAACCTTGTTGATTAGTTCAAAGAACTCTTCTTCAGCTTCCGACAATGTTCTGGCGGAGGCGGACACCGCGAGTGCCGGGGACTCGTTTCCGCTAAGATCGACGGCTTTAATAGAGACGGACACCCCTGATTCTCCAGGGTCTAGGGGAATCTCGATGTTGGTTGTAGAAGTCGTAAAGCTCCTATCTTTATAAGAGACAAGAAAGTGACTAAAGTCTGACTCTTCCTGCTCTTCTATCTCTATCAACGCCCTAGCGTAAAGGGGAATGTTTGATAAGAGAACGGGGGTTGCCGGGGCTTCTTCGTCCTCTGTGCTGGTTATGCTTTCTGCGTCGCTCCATTGAGAGGCCAACCCTTCGACATCAAGCGCTTTGACCTTAACATAGATTGTGCTGTTGCCCGGGACAGAAAAATTTGCTTCTGGAGAATTGACAGACAGTATATTCCATTTCAACTGGTCGAGCGACCAGGCTATTTGATAACCGAGTAAGTCTACCTCTTCGTTCTCATCCCATGTCGCTTCTATATAGCTGCTATAAGATTGAAGATAGGTTGTCAGACTAAGCCCCGTGGGGGTCGCGGGCGGCTGCCCGTCTCCGGCTGTTACCGTCGTGCTTGCGATTGAAGACCAGTCTGACTCATTCCCGGAGTAATCCACAGACTTAATTCTTACATAATAAGTTGTCCCCGGGATTCCTGAGAAACTATAGCTATTTGTCCTTTGGATAACCTCGTCATAGGTAGAGAATTGATCGGTTTGAGATATCTGAATTATATAATGACTAAAGTCGGCTTCTCCATTGGCAGTCCAGGTAAAGTACACTATACCAAAACTATTGGTAATAGTTAATCCTACTGGAATATTAGGCGCTTCAGTGTCATGTGCTGTGGTTGTTTCTACAATATCGGACCATGCAGAGACTAACCCCTCATTGTCTAAAGCCCTTACTTTTGCGTAAAGGGTGACTCCGCCGACTACTTCTATGGTCTTGGTTGTTTTTGGCGTCTGGTAGTCTACCCAATTAGTCTGGTCATAGCTGATAGCTAATTCATAACTGACTATATCTAATTCTTCGTTCCTATCCCACGTAGCAGTTATGTATGAAGTCTCGTCTTCAAGAATTGGGACGAGGGTTAGCCCAGTGGGGGCCGCGGGAGTATTCCCGTCGCCCATAACCGTTTCAATCTCTATAGTGTCAGACCACAAAGAAGTATTGCTAGAGTAGTCTATAACTCTTACCCTTATATAGTAAGTAGCTTCCGGTTCTCCCGCAAAGGCATAGCTGGTGTTTGTGGTAAAAGTGACTTCCGGGTCTGTGAATTGATCGTCTCTAGCTACCTGTATTTCAAACGTATCAAAGTCTATATCTGTACTCTCATCCCAGATAGCTTTAATTATTCCAAACTGACTTGTGACCTCAAGACCTGTTACAGGCAGGGGAATGGTGTCGTCGCCGGGGGTCTGAATAATTTCTGTCGCCGACCAATGAGTTTTTCTTCCATTATTGAACACGGCCTGGACCTTGGCTGCGACTTGGATGTTGTGCGGGGCCTCGAAGCTTGCCGCGGGGTTCGCCGTGCTTATATTCTCCCAGTTATTCCCGTCTATTGTATAAGAAAGGATATAGTGAGAAACATCGGGAGATCCAAGGGGGTCCCACGAAGCATGGACAATACAGAAGAAAGGACCGGCCTCCGCATCGAGCTCAAGGATCAGTACCTCTCCATAATAGGGATCGAGTTCATCTATCGGTCCGGCAATAGAAATATAAGCCGCGCCGTCTTTATATGAATTACTTACCGTTCCGTCCCAATCTTCGGGAATTATTATGTAGGCAAGTAACTTATATCCCTCAAGTATTTCATCGGCAACAACGATCGTCCCGTTATACCAAACGATATACTTGTTGACTCCTGCAACCCACAAAGAAGTGTCTACGGTTATCGTAGTCTCAGGTATAACTTCTGTATAGCCACTTAAGACCGCCATTCCTCCGCTGACATGTATATCTACCAGTGGGAGGTCTATATTCTCGAAAGTAATTGAAAGCGTATGATAATTCTTAAGAGATGCGGCAATCAGCTTGAGTTGTTCTTCAATATCGTCTATCCTGCCCGCGAGTGCGGCAGTGTCAAGACTCATAGATAGATTAGAAGAAGCCCCGCCGCCTTTACTTATCGGGCCTGCGCCACTGTATTTCACTATATGTTTTTGAACATATTTATCAAGGGTGTTCATTACCCATCCCCCCTTATTCAATCAAAACGCCAAAATCAAAATTGAACGTTATCGACTCCCCGCTGAAGTTTTCTCGCGTTGCCAGGACTACCGACGCTACATAATCATCAAGGTCGGGGTCATAGATATCGACTCGATCTAAGAAATCAACAATATTGCCCGAATCGTCTATAGGGACCGTAACCGGACAAGACTCTTTATTGAAAGTAATAGTATCAAACGCGGCATAAGTCATGAGATATCGCATTATCCCGTCATCCACCAAGAAAGCGTCGTTTCTGCCTAAATCTCTGGAGATATAGGGGATTTGCGATGAAGTATAGTTGAAAGCCGCAATAGCATTGACCTTCTTATCTAAAACTCCCGGAAGGTTGCTTGACACCAACAATATATGAACCATCGTCGGTAGAGTGAAGCTTATTTTTTTAGCTGTATAAGTCATATTGGCCGACTCTATATATATTATGTCATGGTCTATTCCCGAGTCGTCGGAAGACTCGTTGGTAAATATCAAGACTCCTTTCGGAGTCCCGGAGAGGTCGCCTTTTGTCGGGAAAGTGTATTGTTCCTGGTCTGCCATATGACCGACTCTCCAGACATCTATCTGACTTATCGTCGCTCTGGGCAATCCTTCTCCGCGAGCCTTGAATATTCCGCAAGCAAGACCGTATTGTGCCTCGTTCCGGTTGCAGTTGTCGGCAAAAGGCGCTGCCATATACTTCTCGTTTGATACGGCAAGTCCTTCATAGGGCAATAGGATGTTTTTATTCGAGGTTCCTACCACAGGTCTATCGGTATCTATCTCGAACCTGCTTAATGATGGAGAATAAAGGAAGTGTTTTGTGGCTATCAATTTATAGGTCGTAGAACCTGGTATCGGGTCAATATATCCGGTCGCTGCAATATTTGATACGTCGTCACCCGTCGGTTCTTCGTCTCCATTCCAAACATATTTAGCAACTTTTACAGGGACATTTTGCGGATAAGGGGAGAGCTCAACGTGCTTAGTCTCTGTGTCCTCGTATAGGAACCACCTTTTGAAGGCTACCGTTCCTTTTATGTCAAGGACGATCTTAATCGCTGCTACCGGTCTGCTTATCATCCCGCTTATATCTATCGTACTTAATCCACTCCCGAGATAAGTGTTGCTGCCTTGCCCGCCGACATTCTTCCAGGGGAGATCGCTGAAAGAAAGAGGACCTGACAGGTCCATCAAGTCTTCCCAAAGAGCTACGAATACTTGAGACGAAACTTCTACAGGATCGTCGTTCTGAATATATTCGAACTGAAGATCGATGTATCTTGGAATGACGTCCGGTTGTAAGAAGGCGTATAATGTTGTCTCTCCACCCAAGTCTTTTTCGAATAAGGAATCTCCATAGTTGTTGACCGACTTTAGAAAAGATTCATTATCCGAGTCTAATCCGACATAGTACGACTTATTTTTCAGTATTTCTAAGGAGTCTACCTTACCTACCGTTATCTGATAGGCAGTCACCAGCTCGTCGGGGGATCTCTCCGCGGGGGTCCTGTTTTTTGCCCTTGAAAACTGTCTTAGACTTGCAGAAGAAACGGAATAAACATCGTCTTTGACCTGTCCGCTCGTATCGGAATAAAGGACATAACTCCGCGGCAAGACGCCGCCCTTCAGCTCGCGTAGAATATCTTCAAACTTCGTCCTCTTAGCGATCGAATAGCTTCCAACCTTTACAAGAGTAGGATAAGTGGAGGTTAGGCTCAAGTTGCTCGCGCCGCTCCTGGTCAATAGATCGGTCAGGAGTTCTTGAAGGGAATAGTTGGAATCTATGAGATAAGCCGTGATAATGGCGTTCTTTATAATGTCTGAGAGAAGCCATTCTTTCTGATAGACTACGTAATCTCTTATATGATTGGGAATTGTTGTGCTTGGTAAAATGATCTGTCCCTTTAGTGCACCCAAAACAAAGCCCTGGTCCCCCGGCAGGACCTCCTTTTCCGATATAAGCCCTGTCGGAGTCGGCTGTTCATCTGTCAATTCTTCTGTAGTGAACCAATCTTTTGTCTTTGGGTTTATGAATGGGGAAAGGATCTTTACGCCCACGAACATAGACTCATCTATCGTTTTCGGACTGCCTGATGAGTCTTGTATAGTCAAGACTATTCCGTCTCCAACTACCGTTTTATCTACTGTTATTATGTCGTCTGTCGTTTCATACCCCGTGATAAACAGATCATAGCTATATCTATAAAGACAGCCCGCAAGGATATTCCCCAGGCCAGGGATTAAAGAAGTGAAAATTGCACAACCTTCAAGCAGTTCAAAATCCGCACCAAGATGTATTTGACTAGGATAAGAAGTTAGCGCGAAGGAGATATCCCCCAGGGAAATTTCTATTACATCATTCGGTTTTGCGGACTTATTGATGGTCGTCTTCACTTCCGCTACGCGTGCGTCTTCATCTCCATTGACATAAAGAAAGGTAGTCATCTCTATATTGACCTGATCGTTCAGAAATGGGCCGGGGTTCTTTATCTCAAGCTTTATATTGGATAGTCTTCCTAATATATAAGGCTTTGTAGAATAAGCCGAAGGAATGGTAAGTTGTATCCGCGGGCGAATTAAGCCGCCGGTAGGCCCCGCAAAGTCATACCAATTAGTCGTCTCTGAATACAGTAAAGTCTTAGTTTCATCATAAGCTCCATTGAAAGAAACGACCCGTTTAGTGCTGTTGTTTCTATTAATCGTATCGAAGACGACTTCCGACCTTAAGACCCAATATAGATCACAATAAGCCTCTACAGAGACTTTTCTTGTTTTTGCATCGTATTTCGGCGTCCCTATATAGCCGACGAAACGTTGTTCGCTTATTGGGTTGGTCTTGCCCCAAATTCTCATTACCCTTATCCGTCTTCCAGCCTTCAATAAAGGCTCATCATCGGCTCCCAGAATAGGGTCGGAGTTTCTATACCAATAAGCACCGTCTATCCCTTGAAGAGTTAGAGTCGAAGAGATATAATCGACGTCTCTGTCGAGAGTCCCTGTCCCCAGGCGGACTTCTACCCAAGAAGCACCATCATATACTTCGACCTTATACTTTAGATTGAAGAAATTCTGAGTCCCTATATACGTCATGACGTCACCACAGGCTCAAAAGTCAGGGTAATGTTGTATCTCTGGGGGACAGTCCGCGTTATATAGGTGTGACTTATGTTGGATAACACGCACTGGTGTTTGTGTAACGGTTCCAGCTCTGTAAGAGTAGTTACACCCACGGGAAATACTCCGTCGCTTTCGGCTCTGCGATACACATGATCCTTTATTGTAAAGACCGTTTGCATAGCTGCTAGGGTATTCCAAAACAAGAGTTCTTCTTCATCGCCATAAAGGATTTCGGCCGTGAAAGAAGTTCTCTGGTAATCGCCAATAATAATTGTCATGGGTTGATTCTTCAAATCGATATCTTTCTGGACCGAGACTGAAGAACCATCTCGCATCGAGGTCGGGTTTACTTTCAGTTCTTTGTTTTTTTGTTCGCTGCCCTCTGTGTATGTAATTAACCATTTATAGGTCATGATGATCCTCCTCTCAAAAAGAAGAAGGAGAGCGGGGGATATCCCCGCCCTCTAATTAACTAGAATATCCGCGTTGAATATTGATGCCGTACATATAAAAAGCGTCCGGCATAGCAAAGGTCTGCAACTTAAACTCTTTCATAGTCCTTGTAAGTTCTCTTATTGCCTCTGTATTGTCTCTTGTACTTTCTGAATTGTCTGTAAGAGAACCGATTATTGCCCCGGCGAGCGCCGAGACTATAACGGTTCCAAAGGAGATCATAGGATTGGAATATCCCATACTTGCTATCATCGAAGTTAGAGCCGGGCCAACTGTCTGACCGAATTGAGCTCCTATATTCATTCCCTTTACCCAACCCTGGTCTTGATCGAATAGTCCAGTAAATATGTTTATGAAATTCTCCGCCATAAGAGAGTAAGCTTCCTTCATTTGTTGCTCGGTTATCTTCGGGTCAAGGAACTTTGTCGCATCTGAAAGTAGGTTAAAGAATCCTTTGAAGGCTGGATGAGACACAGACCCGGCAATACCTCCGAGCCCGGTGCCTATCGCTTCTCTCAATTCATCAATGGCGGCTGTCTTTTCAATCTCGTTGTTTAATTTTTCAAGGGAGCCCCCCGCTTCGGCAATGAGGGAGAATATCTCAGCCATCTTCTCCACCATCTCAGGGAAGGAATCGATCTTCTCAAGTTCCTGAATTGCCTTTTCTAGTGCCGCCTTATACTGCGGGTCTTCTATTTCATAGAATCCTAAACCCTCTTGATATTCCTCAAGTAAGGTTTTGTAATCCTCTACTCCCTTATTAGCCTGTTCTAAAACCTTCTCCAGCCAGAGTTGTTGCAATCTTTCTGTATTAAAGCCCATAGACTTCACGAAGTCTATCTTATTTTTCTCTGCAAGCAAGCCCTGTGCTGTCCGCTTTAGATTCGCCTCAAAGGTCGATTCTGGTTCTAGTGCAAGTGCATTTTCTATCTCCGAGATGTAATCCAGCATACTCTGGTAGATATAGCCGCCTTCACCGATCCCTTGTTCCTCGAACATGGTTATGAAGGATATAATCTTTTCATAGAAAGCAACAAATTGTTCGGCGGTAACTTCCCCGTCCGGGATCTCCATCGTTGCCAACATCGGGGCAACATTTTCATCCCACCAACCTCTATCTATGAGTCCTACTTCTTTCATCTGGTCATAGATATTCTTGACGCTAGAGATATAGTCGTAGAAAGTGTTCGTCATCTCTTCTGTCTGAAGGGAGAAGTTAGTCACAACGTATTCTCCGGCAAGGGAGCCTATCTCGTCATAGAGAAGTTTTACGTCGGCGAGTTTCCCCCTTATGCTCGCGCTTAGGCTGTCTTTATAAGTCTTATTCTCTTCTTCTGCAAAAAGATCTGCGGCGAGTGCGCTGAGATATTCCGGTGAAGCTATCTCGTTTATGATATTTGCAAGTCTAAAGGCTAAAGCGTCCTGAAAACTACCAACGTTGGCCAATGCGTATGGAGCGGATAACCCTTTAGTCAAGCTAGTCTTAAACCCCACCGGAGCCGTCGATTCAATAAAAGCTAACTGATCGAGTATATCCAGGACCATCTTATATCTCTGTTGTGGGTCTGAAGTTCCAGTCATCGAGAGGACGTTTTCTTGAGTCGTCTTCAGTTTCCAGAGAAGGTTCTCCTGGATATTAAATGCGGACAAAGCCGTGCTGTCTGTAACGCGTGCTTTTAAGCTATTAAGCAAACTTTGTATAGCCGGAGCGTTGGCATAATCCGCATCGCTTAGTATCAAGTCTCTTAACTCGACATAATCATTTAAGAAGTCTAAAGCGGCAGTTAAGTCAGACACATCCCTCTGTTGAAGCTCCTCTACTGCGAATCCGTATTTTGAAGAGAACTTTCTTTGGGCATCTTCAGAGAAGGTCTTTATATTGTCTATACGTTCTTTGACTTCTTCGATCTTGTTTTCAAGATCAGTCAGGCTAACTGAGCTGGGATCGCTTATCGCCTGATCTATCAACCTCGCTATCTCTTCTATCCCTAACAAGACTTGTTCAGTCCCGCCGATTCCATAGCTGGCAGCTTCATTTATCATAGATACATTACTGCTAAGACCGAGCACATAATCTCTAAGTGTTGTTCGAACCATCGATTGTGAATGAGGATATCCAGTCTGGACTTGCCTTATCATATCGATAATGTTGACTATTTCGGAGTCTCTTATGTCTATATTAGTCATGTCGGTGAGTTCTCTAAGCCACATATTTATCTGTTGGGCTATGAGGTCTCCCATTATACCCCCGATAATGTTGCTGGCGAAGAGGCTTGCCGCGGCCAACTTTCCTTTGAATTTTTGAGCTAATTGGTATTGGACTATTACATCCTTCTCTCCTTTTATCGTTTCCAATTCAGCCTGGAGATCCTGAAGAATAGTGTTAGACTCAATCTCTTCCTCAATCCTATCGTAACCATCGAGAAGGTCTTTGATGTTTGAAGAAAGTACCACCACTCTTTTGGCTACGTTAGTTAAAGAGGCCAAGTCTGTAGCTTCTGCAAAATTGATAGAAGCTAAATCAGAGAGGAGTGCATCGATAGTCTCGATGTCTTTGCCTGCGTTCGGTTGGGTCGTCAACCATCTTCTTCTGGATATAAGATCGGTCCTCATTTGATAGATATTACTCTTAAACATAGACTTCAATTCTTTGGTTAAAGATCCTTCTATCATGGCTTGGGCGTCTTCCGCCCCGGGCAACCTGTTATCGCCAACCACAGCGGAAAGAGAAAGGAGGATACTTGAATATTCTCCAAGGGCTAGATTTTCCGCGTCCTTCTTAATCGATTCTATAAGAGAGGTCTTAGCATTGACATAACTCTTTTCAAGCCCTTCTATGATTTCTAATACGTTTTGCGGGATCTGTCCCTCGTAATGCTCAGATATATCCGCCTTCAACTGAATGAGCCTATCGTTGTAGTCCTGGAGAGAGATTGCGGTGTTGAGCGATATTTCTCCAATTTGTTCTATAGTCAAACCGAATCTTTGAGTAAAGTCGTTCTGGACCTCAGACAAATCTACTAGCGCTTGCTTCATTTTAGCTATGATGGCTTCGAGATTGTTTAAGTCTCCTTCTTCAAGGAAATCGGTCCCTGTAATTTCTCCTCTTAAAGCGGCGACAGCCTCATCGATTAAAGAGAGTAGTCCTCCTCTGTCTTCCCATCCCCACGGCATTGCCTCTGTCAATTGCTGACGATAGCCATAAAGAGTGCTCAACCAATCAAGTGATTGATCGATCATTCGTTCCCTGAATTGAGAAGTGTCGGTCCTTTCTATCACCATTTGTTTGAAGGAACCGAGGTAGTCCATCTTAAACTGAGTACCGTAGTCATCGACTATTTCAGTAAGGGAATTGAACATTTCAGTCAGATTGTTTATAGCATATGTGCTATAGGCAGAGACTTCTTTTGTCTGAAGGATCTGCATTTGAGCCTTTAATTCGTCCCTGAGCTGTCCCGCTGCACGGGCTTGCTCATAGATCGAGGTCATCGAGCTCACTTCATCAAACCTCTTCTGATAGTCTCTGAACTGCTTGGTATATTCGTTGGAAAGAGAGTTAAACTCGTCAGTCCAGAGATCCACAGACTCTCTTATGGTCAAGATGTCTTCGAGGTAGGTAAAAACCTCTCCGGGAGCCGTCGCCTGTGCAGGCATGGCTTCAAGCTGCTTTATATACTCTTTGATCTTGTCGTATTCGGGACCACCATAGCCCATAAGCCAGTAATCGAAATGAAGGTCGGCTAGACTCTTAATGAGGTCTAGTTGTGGTTCGTAAGCCGATAGAATATTCTCCTCGACATTCCTCATCCCTTCGGCAAGAAAGGGGATTGAAGTATCGATTTCAGCCCTTGCTTGCTCATATACCTCACGGTACTTGCGAATGTTTTCAACCGTATCAAGGGAGAGTTCGGAGAAACGGTCAAAATACCCCTCGTATTGCCCCAAGAAGCGAGTTTGTTCTTCTCTAACCTCTCTGGACGTATCAGTTATAAACTTTAATTCTAGGTCTAACCTCGCAAGGATTTCGACTCCCTGGTCAAGAAGGTTCTCTTTAGTTATAGAATCTAGCCCCGAAATGTATTCATCCAGCTTTCTAATTGTTTCAGGGGCAGAGATGCCATACTGTAAAGCTTCATTTATAGTCTCGCGGAGAGAGGTTAGATTATCCTTCAAGCCGATTACCTGGTCGTCGATATAGTCGTACTCTCTCTGTCCTCTTTCGGCTCTTGAATATATCTCTATTTCCTCTATGACTCTGGAGACTGTGTTATCGGTATTCATAACAAAGTAATCTGCTATAGCCGCGTTGTACTCTTTCTCTCTTTGAGCGAGTTCTTTTGAAAGTAGGCTTTTGACAAATGGATCGGTTATATCGAGAGTTCGCATCTCTTGCAAAGCACGTCTATATACTTCAATCGACTCATTATCCGAGCCTATAATTGTGTCAATCGACTCTAATATTCTTTCTGCCTCTCTTTGTGCTTCGGTTCTTCTTGAAGCTGTTGCGGTCGAGATCCTGTCAAACTCATCTGTAAACTTTTCTAACTCTACTGCCGCCTCTTTTGCCTCTTCAAGAGTAGTTATAGGTGTTTCCAAAAAGGAAATAAGTCTGTTTTTAAGAAGAGTCAGATCGGGAAGATATTCCGCCGCAAAACCGGAGTCTATATAAGATTGGATATCTGAATCCACAGAAGCTACAACCCCTATTATCGAAGCATATATATCACCGTATAATTGATCTAAAGAGGTCTGTATAAGCTTTGCGAGTCCAGTCCCGCCAAGTTCACGGTTTAGGCCCAAGAGATTCTCTATGCTGGTTATCTGGTCGGTAAACTGACCGTACTGTGTCTGGTTTAAGAGAGCTTCGATGTTCTGTTGAGCGCCAAATCTGGTTTTTTGAACCTCTCTATTGAATCTATCGTACACAGCTTTTCTCTGATCGGCATTAAGAGAGGCTATGAGTCCAGACACATCTTCGCTGAAAGCTAGTCCGGCGGTATCTCCGCTTATCAAGGAACTCATTATTGCGTATATGTCTTCTACCCTGATTGTTAGAGACTCGGCAAGCCTCTTCTCCCCGCGCTCAAAAATCTCCTCCATACCATTCACTATCAATTGTATGGTTTCGTTCTTGTCATACATGCTAATCCCGGCTTCTATACTAGCCGAGAGTTCATTGTAGCTATCAATTCTAGCCTGTAGGACAGAGGATAGATCAAGGAGGGATTGGAGTTTATTGAGATCGGCGCCCGTCCCTTGCTTGGCAATCGCTTCAACCTCTTTTTTTGCCTGTTCGATAGTGGAGATAATCGTTGTCCGTAGCGTATTTTTCCCGATTATCGCCAGGTTATCCTCCATCGATTCGGCATTAGAAAGGATATTATCATACATTTCAAGGATCGCGTCGAATAGATTCTGGTATTGTTCTTCTAAGATGGGTTCGTTCTGGTTCTGTCTTAGAAGATTTATGGTGTTGGTTAATTCTTTCTGAGTAGAACCTACGTTTCCATAGATTGCATCTACTATGGTAGATGACCATGAATTGACATATCCCATCAGTTCGGACAGTTTATCAAGATCTTGTTCAGTAAGACTTGTCGGGTCGATCTCCTTAAGGCTGGTCTGTATATCGTTTAGTTCGTTCTCGATATATACCATGTCTCTTGACCCTATGAGATTTATCAATCGATCTACATAGGTCTTCAAGACCTCTGGGACTGTGGTAAAAACATGTCTGGTCTTATTCCTTATGACCGCGGCTTTTTTAGTCAGGTCTGATTGCATTTCTGCCGCCAGCTCTATTGGGAAAGTTACTCCGTCAAGAACGCTCTGGTATTGGCTAAGAAACTGTTCGGTATTCTCCTTTATCTGAAGCTCTAAATCACCAAGACGTTCAATAAAAGAACTCCCGGCGCCGATATCGAAGGCGTCCTGCAACTTTTCTATTATTAATGGGTCTTCTATGCCTAAAGCCTTAGTCTGAGCAGCAACAAGTGCGGAGACTTGACTTATGTATTTAGTAACGATCTCTATTTCTTTGTCTGGGGAATACGCCCCGGACCAACGGAGATCGCGTACCTGAGTGTCTGGCATAGAAAGCTTCATCTCGTCAAGTTGACGTCTTATGACCGATTCCGCCTCAGAAAGCGTATCCTCTCTCTTATTGATTATGTCGGAATACTTCTTTATCCAGTCAACACTTCTATCACCGGCAAGGATCATGTTCTGAACTATTGCGAACTCTTCAGAAGAAAGCATATCGAGGTTTCCGATAATGTCTTTATAGAGAGATTCTATGTCTAGTTCCTCCGGTTTCGCCGACTTTACCTGTCCGACAAGTATTCCTAGCTGAGAAACAAGTTTGTCCCCTCTGACCCCGGGCTGCCCTATAGCAAGCTGGGCTATGTCTTCCCAATTGGCTCCAAAATTAGTCTTGAAGAGATAGTTAATTGCCTCTTCTGTCGTGGCAAAAGTTGCATCCTCAATTTCCTTAAGAGAGTTAAGCTCATTGGTTATGTATTCAAGAGCAAGTTCTTGAATTGCTACCATATCCTCTAAGAAGGGTTTATAGATCCCTATTATTTCCGGGGCTAGACTCTCCTCTTTCGTACTCTCAAGGAGATTTAGTCTGGCTAACATCCCTTTCCACGAAGTCTTACCAAACGTGGTTGATAGAACTTGTTCCAGTGGCTGCAAGTCTTTGAAGGTCTGAAAATAGTCATCAAGAGCATAAACAACGCTACTTTTCTCGACCATATGATACGCCGCGAACTGAGATTGTAAGTTCTTAATTTGTTCAAGCGCTTTGAATGAATCGAGAGAGAGAATCGTCTTCATAACGTCGGAGTAAATCTTGTTGATTGCACCAACACCGATCTCGATATCCTCTCCTATATCTCCGAGGACATTTGTTTGCTCCTGGATATTGAAAGACTTTATAAGCGCATCAAGATCATCCTGGGGAATTTCGACATCCTGGAGCTCGTTCCCCAACCCCTCTATCCTCTTTGTGGCCTGTCCAATTGCAGCACTTAAAATAAGAATCTGCTTCAAGGACCTTTCTGTGTTTTCTCCCTGTAAGGCTTCTATAAGTTTTTCTGCATTGTCGAAGTCTAGGTTAGAGATATCAAAATTAGCATCAATATAATCCGAGAAGGCCATTCCTTCTATTTCTTTTGTATATTCTTGGAAGAGTTCTATATAGCTTCTATAACCTTCGAAAAGTAACATATACTCTCTTTTCACGTTTTTGAGGTCAAGAGAGTCGAAGATGGACACGAACTCCTTCCCTGCGGAACTTCTTCTTTCCTCTGGTAAACTAAGAATCTCGTTATAGATAGCCTCATACCGGTCAAGCTCTTCGATTAGGTTCGTTAACCCTTCCATCCGCTTACCTAAAATCTCGGTGATTGCCAATTGAGACTCGTAAAATGCACCTTCATTGGAAACACCATAGAGATGTCTGAATATTTCCCTATATGTCTCCATTGGACTCTTTAGGCTTTGTGTATAAAAGTCTTTCTGCAACAAGGCTAATAAAGCAGAAGAAGTCCCCGTTTTGCCGGTTATTGTATTGATTAAGCCGCCAAACCCTGACTCTTTTATCTTCTGGTCCAGTAGGTCTTGAAGAGAGCCGGAAAGCGCTTCTTGGACAGCCTTGATATTGTCGGGGTCGAACTCAAGCAAGAGTTTTATATTCTTCTCTTTTGGTAGCTTGTCCAACAATTCCTGCGCATACATATAAGACTCTTCGTCAATGTCAAAAGACAACTTGCCATCGATCTCACTTATCTTGGTGACAAAAGGAATGAGTTCTCTTATCCTGTCTTTAGTCTTGGTCAAAGCGAGCTGTAATTTCTGTTGTTCAAAAGCTGCATCTTTTGTCGAAGAATCTATTTTACTAAGCTGAACTTGTAAGTCTTTATATCCTTTTGTAAGGGTATCTACTTCATTGTCTAGCCTCGTGTAGTGCCGCCTAAGTTGTTCTACCTTTTCAAGATGAGAGACTATTGCGAAACCTATCCCAGCAATAGCCGCGGTGACTAAGCCAAGCCAACCCTTTGAAAGGAAAGCGGTTTTTGTGAATATCTTATAGAAAGCGTTTATGACCGTGGGAGCTACTGTCGCTGTAATCAATGCCCCGATCCTTTCCGGGTCTATCGCTCCCGCCAGGGCATTGAGTAGTTCGTCTCCAAAAGTCCTGGTCAGGTTATAAGCAGTATTCTTTAATTCCTGAACCGCACTCTTAAAGCTGTCAAACTGTAAGGAGACGGCCCTTTCTGCGGCACCAAAAGAAGAGATAGAGGTTGCGGCCGCATCGACCACGAGATCAAAATTCTCAAGGACCGCCACAAGATCGGCATATCTTCTGCGTCCGACAATAGCGCTGGCAACGGCGTTTTTCTGAGACTCGTCTACCGTCTTCCATCTGTCCGCCATTTGAGCCAGGAGCTCCACCAACGGTTGATTAACGATATCTACCATAGGAAGACCAAGAAGGTTAGATATTTCTCTCTGGGATTGTTCGCTACCATAAATCCTACTTATTATCACCTTCCAGGCATTACCTATTTCGTTTCCCGCTTTTTTAGTCACGGTTCCCGCCGTGGCAATGATTGCGGACATGTCATCTATCGTAGCCCCGGTTATAGAAGCTACTTGTCCCACGATAGAAAGCCCTTCTGTAAGGTCTTTTGCTTCTACTGCAAAGTTGTTGGCTACGTTCGTTATCTTGTCAACTGTCTGAGCAAGATCCTCAGCCGCTATATTGAATTGTTTTGACATAGCGATAAGCGCTTTAGTAGATTCTTCTGCGCTTAAAGGGGTCGCCTGAGTCGCTAAAAGTCCGGCTTGAGTGGCATATAAGAGTTCTTCGCCTCTCAGACCCTGCCGTGCAAACTCGGTCATGACATCGAGGGTATCTTGAATCTTCATGCGGTAAGCATCTGCAAGGACCATTGCTGTTTCAAAATATCTCTCGACTGTCCCGGTATCGCTTGTAACTTTCTGGAGAGTAATAAACTTCTCCTCGATCTCCGACAACATAGAAACGTATTTCTGGAAGGATCTGATGGTCCCATATATTAGGGTTGTAGCGACCAACCAGGTAAAAACCTTTTGCGCGGCGAGCCCTACGGTCTGAATATTTCTAAGAGTATCGACTACGCCACGACCGGCCCTTTTCGCAACATCAAACTTCCCGGGTATACCATCGAAGGCTTTAGCAAAGTCATTAACCGCCTTCACGGAGGTAGAGACTTCGCCGGTCATTCTGTTGAATGTATAAGTAGCTTCATAGAGTGCTTTTTGCCCATTGCCTATATCGACTACAAATTGCTTGGTCTTTTTCATGGCGTCAAGAGGAATCGATTCTTGGTCAATACCTCTAACTTTCTCCCATTCACGGACATAACTTTCCATTTGCTCTTTCATGACCGGAACGGAGTCTTTTATCTCCCGCGCCAAGTCCATAAAGGCGCTCTGTGTTTTTCTAGTGACTTCAGTTGCATTGCTGAAGTTGTTGACCATAGCCTGGCCGCTTAACTTGACTTTGTTAGGGATCTCATCAAGTGATTTCGCAAACTCGTTATGTGCCTTTACGTTGGCTACTACTTGTTTATTCACTTCGTCATAGGCATAACTTATTTCATAAAGAGCTTTTTTGCCGTCTTCAAGCTCGATGACAAAATAGTCAGGATCTGCTATCTTACTTAAGGGGGTTTGTCTTTTTTGTTCCTCCGACATTTTGGCCCATTCATCGGCAAACTTTTTTATTCTCTCTTCCGCTTTAGGGAAAGACTCGTTGATGTGTCTATTGAAAGTTTGGAAAGCTTCTCCATATCTGGTCTTGATGGTCGTTGCCGTTTCTTCGAGCGAGGTTTTTACCTTTTCGACTGGCTCGACCGCCTGACCAAAGACTTTCATTGTGGGAATATCCTTCATAGACTTTGCTACATCATTAGAAGCTTTAACAACGGCGGTCATTTCGTCCTTGAGCCTGTCATACTGATAAGTTACTTCAAAGATAGCTTTTTTGCCGTCTTCCATATCTAAGGCTATTTGTTGAGAGGGGATAAGACTCTTAAGGGGGGTTTGTCCTTTGACTTCTGGTGATTGCTGATCCCATATATCGACGAGCTTTCGCATCTCTTCCTGGATCTTCGGGATCGTTTTTTGTACCTCGGCGGATAACGCGGCGAAAGCGTCTTTATATGTAGCGGGAATACTTGAGCTTATTTCCTTGTTCTTCTTTACAAAGTCGCTAAGACTCTTGGTAAATTTTTGTTCTACCTGTTTTGACTGACTTTCTATAGAGGCTCCGACTTGTTGATTCACCTTGTTTATCGCGTCGCTGAGGCTACTTACTTGTTGTTTCGCGTTTTCTATTCCTTTAGTGTTGATAGGCGCTGCAACTTTCCCTGTAATTGTACCTAGTCTATTGAAGTCGGTTATGATTGTGGTAAGCTGTTTCTGGACATTAGTCATTTCTGTGGTGAGGCGTTGTAAACCTTTCAAGTCTATATTCTGTCCAATCTGATCGGCCCGCTCATCAATCTTGTTAAACGTCTCAAAGACTTTTTTGGCATCAACGCCCATAGTCAATAGATAATCATAGGTGTCTTGTGGTTCCATGTTTATCCCCCCCTAATCGTTCCCGTCGCCTATAAAGACGAACCCGTCATCATCAGGACCAGCTATGGGTCTGATATTCCTCATGTACTTGAGGTAATAATCCATTCTCTGAGACTCAAGATCGTCGTAGCGCTTCTTGACCCATTCGTCCACTTTTTCATCGATCTTGATAATTGAGTCCGGCGGTCTGTTGACGGGTTCGGACAAGATGTTGTTGTAAAAAACAACATAGCTAATGAATTTGGAAAGCAAAGGGTTTATTTGTGAAGCATATGACGGAAGTCGAAAAACGGGGAGATTTAACTCCTCCCCTACTTTTTGTCTGTCTTTCCAGTGTCTTGAACGGGCAAGCTTCCTAAAAAACGATCACCATACTTGACATAGAAGGCTAGTATTTGTTGCCATATCTTGTCTATGACCATCTCTGTCTCTTTTAGTAAGTCATCGAAAGAAGCCCATTTAGGACTTCCGTCCTCTAGTCTAGTCAGTCTATATACGTAATAAGCTCTTCTTTGAGTGTCCGCCAGGGAATCCGCTGAAAGGCTGACGATGTTTTCTTTCGTTTCCTTAAGTTTTATATATTCCTCATATGCTTCTTTATATGCGGCATCGGCATTGATAACTTCCCCCGCGAGTCTTTCTTCAGGGTTTTCTACAACCTTTTTTCTGAGATTCAAATAGCGCAAGGATTGTTCTCGAAGCTCTTTTTCTGCTTCCATAAACTTCTTTTCGTCTTCTTTAGTCCATAACCCCTGAGCGTCCATTAAAGCCATAAGCTTTTGTAAGGGGAGTGCGCCGCCCTTTATGTATGTAAGATACATCTTTGAATAGACGAAGTTGGCTTCTCCCGCAACTTCCGCGGAGGGGAAATAGAGTCTGAACTTAACGCCGGGTGCATACTCCCAGAGTTTATAGCCATGCTCGATTGTGTCAAAAGCCTCCGCCGCCTCGACGGCGGTTATTCCTTCGTCATCTTCGGGATGTAAAGCTTTGACAGCCTCGTTTTCTTTTATTTCAATCCCCAGGGTCGCTACCTGGTCGTCTCTTTCGCTCATTCAATCCCCCCCCATGTCTGAATATACTTTCATCTTCTTAAAAGTCTTTATGTTGAACACCTCAAACTCAAGAGAATCGTTTTCCTTCTTGACGGCTTCTTGTTCAAAAGATACATTGTCAAAACTACCCTCAAGTAAGTATTCTCCAATATAGAATCCTAAGAAGCCTAAAGGCGTCAACAACGATTGCTGCATATAATGCTGGTATTCGCGTCTTAAATCTGTGTATGTCAAACATTCGTTTTTAAGTATTATGAAAGGCGCTATCGTTATTCCTGTGAATGAAGGGTTTTTGGTTTCTATTGGGATCAATATCGGGTCGGCGTTCAACGCAAAAATTGCCCCGGCAAAATTCAACGCAAGGCAAGCGTATAGTATCGTGAGGGGGATAGTTACCCACGGGTTTGTGTATAGATTTTCCATTATTCCACCCCTAGATCGAAGTAGTATTGTCCTGGTATTATGGTGACAAGTTCTTTAGTGTTCCAGACAAAAACATCAAACATCAGGCCGTCTTCTCTTGCCCGGTCTGCGTCTAGTTCAAACCAGTTCTCATTGTAGCTTTTGCCCAATATGCATCGCTGCCATTGATAGCCTATCGCCGCACCAAATGGAGTTAATAGGGCACTTTGTATATAGTGTTGATACTCATGCCTGATGGTTGTATAATTTCCGACTTTCTCATTAAGATGAATAGTAAAGAGAGACTGAAACGCTGCCGGAGCGGAGCCATAGGCGACTTTCGCGCCAGAGAGATCCCCTCTAATAACTAGAGGCGGAGCGTTGAGCATGTAGGTTGATAATGAAAAGTTTCCACACAATAGAAGAAAGACTATGGATAAGGCGATTGTCAATAACTTGTTGCTATAAAAGACTTCCATTTTAAAAGCCTCCTGTTGATAAAAAATGAGGGTAAGTCGCATTGAGAACATGATTGCTCTCATTGAAACTTACCCCTCTTCGACGAACCTAACTATTTACTTCTAAGCTTTTTTAGACTTTCTTTCCCTTTATATATCCAGTTATAGAGTTCTTCTACAAACCAGACAGCCTTTAATTCCCAAACCTCGTAGAATGTTGAATAGTGGTCTTTCCCAGCGTAGCTTGCAGCCTTATCCAACTTCCTGCCTTTGATAAACTGTTTTACTTTCCGTCTACAAACTCTTGCGTTGTTCTTTCTGGCCGTTTTAGGTTTTCCTCGATGAATCCTGACTGCTTTTGTATAGCTTCTGCTCATGGGTTCCCTCCAAAAATAGAAGTTAAGCCACGGCATTATCCCTCCTTTAATTCGATCGATCTATCCCTAATTTTGCCTCTACCCATCGTTTAGTTTCTGGTGCGAGAGTTATATTGTCTTTATTCTTTAGGTAGAACTCTCTTGTGTCGTCTCGCCCGGTAATGGCGCGTCCGGCGCCACGCCAATCTGCCAACATCTCTTTTCGGTATCTCATTGGCATTTCTTGAGGTAAGACCTTGCCGCTATCTTTCCAGAGTAGCCAATATTGCCAATGGTGTCTGTTTCGGTTTTGATGTTTAAGCCATGCAATGTTATATTGCGTCTTCCATTCCGGTCTGGTTATGTATGACATGTAGAAATGTCGCATATAAGGAATCCATTCATCAGGCAGGAACTTGCTTATGTCATGTGTTAAACCTCGCCAAGGAATTCCTAACTTACAACATTCGACAAATACGTACCAACGATGTTTTAGCAGGTATTTCAGATACTTAAAAAAGGGGTTCACCTATTCATCTCCTAATCTTTTCTGGCGGCGGGAGAGAGAGTCGAACTCTCAAAGGCTTTCGCCCGACGGTTTTCAAGACCGCTGCCTTGCCAATTAGACTACCCCGCCGCAAACAAGATACTCTTGAGTAAGTTACTTTCGGGTATGTAAGATGCCTATCCTGGGAGCGAGGGAGGGAGTTGAACCCTCCTATAAGGCTTATGAGACCTTCGAGTGGCCGCTACTCTACCTCGCCCTGTATTTTGCTAAAGGGTATAAGTAACAAAGGGGAGTCTGGCGCTCTCATTAGTATCCGAGGCAACTTGCAAGTCAGGGAATTGCACAGGGAAAAATTCCTTCCACATTTCCATCATTTCAAGAGAAGAGATTCGCTCTTCTAACTTATGAATCCTTGCCTCAAGTTCCTTATGTCTTTTGTCAAGCTCTTTGTTTCTTCTTTCAAGCTGATGCTTTTCGATCTCATCTTTATGTGCGGCGACGAACGCCTCATGACAGGCTATAGAACAAAAATCATACTGCTTGCCGTTAAGTTCAACGGTATAAAAACTATCTTTGTCAGGGATCGCTTCACCGCAATGATCGCAAAAACGTTTAGTCAATCTCAATTCCCTCCCGTTATTTCTTTTTCTATATATGCTTCTTCTTCTGATGTCCAAGATGGATTCGCCCGTAATGCCTTTAATATTTCATCTCTGTTTTCTTTATAGAACTCATCGCCTTTTTTAAGAAGCGCGTCCGCATCGGGATCATCGGCGGCGCCCATTCTTACCGCCAGTCTCCTAAAGAAAGCAATGTTTAAGGCGTAACGAACATCTGTTTCATATCCACTGATTGCTATAAAATATTTCTCTGCATATTCCTTAGCGCCGTTCATGTCTCCTCCTTTCTCAGCTCGCTTATAAGCTGGAATCTTTGTTTAACTTCCCCGTCGCGCTCTACCAGACAAAGAAAGTCATCTATTGGCCGGGCATAGATTTCGCCGACGGTAGCTATCGACAAATAAGTGTTTAGGTAGTTATATACCATCTGGTAAATTACCAGTATTTCGCCGCTTTCGTGGTGTTTTGCAAGTCCAAGGACTCTATAGTTGTCTCCTTTGAAATGTTTATAAGTTGCTCCAAGGACTAAGCGGCGGAGTTCGTCCGTCTTTTCCCTAGCCCCGTCGCTGTGTTCTATATACACTTCTTGTTGGATAGATAAATTCCCCTTTTGAGGATTAGCAAAAGGGTTCTCTACTATCGCATCTCGAAGCGCTTTTATCTCGCCGCTAAGACCATATATCAATTGGCGTTCGTCGTTGACGGCCTCTTCTACATACTTGACCTTGTTGCATATTACTAAATTCCCCTTGGTAATCTTGGAAATTATTTCCTTCAACGTTTTTCTAAAAAACACAACCAACCAACTCCTTCTAGCAAAGGGAGCAGGATTCGAACCTGCATACATCCATGGATGAGATCAGCTTTACCTATTAAGCTACCCCTCTGCTCGTACTCCGGTCACATAAGGACTTTCCCTTTCAGCGGCTCGGCGTACTGTCCCGCGGATTAACTACCACGCCCGTTGACCTATCACTGCCCGTCGACATGCAGGGCGGACGTGGGGATCAATTCTGCCATACCGGTTAGCCGTTCTCGATGCGTCCATCGGAAGGTCCGATATGGAGGTTAATTTTATGCCCGCTTCTGCTTCGTCTCTGTACCTGAAACGGGCCAACGGATTACAACAGAGACTGCACCCGGCTATTGGTACAGAAAGACTTAACTGCTCTCTGGTTTAATATGACCCTGCCGGGGTCTAATGGGCGCGACAGGATTCGAACCTGTACGAATGGTCAAGATCCCCATTCTAGCGAGCTTTTTCACGTGTTCACTCACGAGACTCCTAACCTTTCGGTCACGATAGCATCTGCCAATTTTGCCATGCGCCCGCGTTTTTCTTTTCTGCATTATTCTGCAAAACTCTAGTTTTGTTCTTTATTTTGACCATCTTGCAGAATAAACTACCCTATCTGCTATATAACGTCCTTTTTGTCAAGCGATTCCGGGAAATCGAAGTCACGATCTACTGCATTATCAAAAGGATCTTCTTCCTCGTCTATGTCTTCGTATGTATAATCGAGGATATAGGCTTCGTTATTCGTTCTTTCGGCCAAGAGGTCAAAAGCTTCAACAATGTCTATTTGTTCGCCTTCGATTTCTTTAATTCCGTTAATGTACAATGCCTGATATGAACCTGAAGACCTAACGTGCACCCACAACGTCTTTGCTTTTATTCCCATAGAAATTGCGCCAGGGGACACCGTGCTTTAGCGCGGTGAGGAATGGCGCTCCCTCCTTTCACTGATAACTGTAGCCGTCTGAATGATGCAAAACTTTTAAGTATTTTGGATGTACATCAAAATCGTTCAGTCGAAACGATGGTCTGTTACGAACTGCCACACGTCCAATATGTACCCCGGTATGTTTACCTTCAGGAATTGTTGCCAGCACGATGTCGCCCGTCTGGAAACCGTAGTGAACACGGCCTTGTTTAGCTTTCGTGCGCGGGAAACCGTACTTATCCGGGCGACACATGATACGTGACTGGCGACCGGTAGCCTTAATAACCAGTGGTATTGTGCCAGAAGATATATACACTTTTTCTCCGCTTACACCCACGCAGGCTGCGTCAATCCAGTGTTCTTTCTGATAATTCTGTCGTACTCGATTGTATTTAGTCCGTGCACCAGTACCGACTTCCATTGGTAAGCCTAATTGTTTTAAGCTGCGATAAAGTGTCCAACGTGTTGTATTCATAACCGCCGCATCTTTCAATGGTTGCTTCGCTTTGTCCTGAATTGTTGGATGTCCGAACTCTGTTGCCGTCTGATTGCCTTTATGCTGATTACATACGGTACAAGACAGTGTTAGGTTGCTTACCCTATTTGACCCACCACGAGACTTTGGAATAATATGTTCGATTTCTAGTGGCGCGCCAGTCGCTCCGCAATAAGCACACCTTCGACCAAACTTTTCAAGCAAATACTCACGCACTTCATATCCCATCAATTCGCCTTGTTTATACTCAATACCACTGATTTCCGGGTTTTGCATAGCCTGTGTGTCAAATTTCACCAACTCCATACTCACGGCGCAGATAGGTGTGAACCTACGCAATCGTTCTGTCCATGTCAACACGTTGTCCACGCGACTTCGCAGCGACGGCGGTATCCACCCCTCGGCCCGGCGGCGATTGTCGAAACGCGGCTGACGGTAGCGAGTCTTACGTGATCTGCGTGCACGCCGCAACTGTTTTCTTGACAGCATACTTGCTTTTATCTGTTCTCCACGGTGGTTAAGTTCGCCTGCCCATACCACGCGTTTCCCACGCTGGCCATCAGCGACCAGCGCCAACCCTGTAGTTTTGCTACCCGGGTCAATCTTCAATGCAACTGGTTGTACATCACCACCCTCACGGTCCAGCAGGATGATGGTGAACGGGTAGCGGCGTAACACTTTTGCCCGTCTATTTTTTAGTAATTCCCTTGCCCGCGCTGGATGACACGGCATCAGTGGCTCTCTGTTTTTGTCAACTACAAATACACGTTGCATAGATAGTTACCTCTCAATTCTCGGCATACGCCGGTAAAGTCCACCTCGCCAATGTTATCAAGTGGTTTAATGTGAACAACACTGGTTTAGACCCTCAACCTGTTTAATCATTCACCGCAGTGTCCGGGGCTGGTGGCGTCACCCCGGAGTGCCTATGTATTCACCCGTAACGTAGTGCTCAAAACACTCAAGCTGGTCAACAAGAGCTACAAGCTCCCGGCTTTAGCCGTGGGTCGTTGACTGACGTATCAGATCAGCACTCTAACCAACTGAGTTACGCTCCTACTCCTAACCTCTTATTCCTGGGATTCCGAAAATGTCCGACGCGTTATATATGCTTTCTGTATGCTGTCTGTTTATCGCAATATCTTTCTTCCACTGACGTTTGAACCAATTAGTCAATCGCTTTATCATGTTCTCCCCCCTAACTAATCTAGTAAGCGAGGCGGGATTCGGACCCACAACCTCCCCATCTGTTAGGGCGCTCTCCAATGAGCTTTCCCGCTTACTCGTTGCTCTTTAGTTCAAGGCAGTCCCCTGCCAGGCATACCATTTCATTGCCCCGTTTACCCATTCGCCTATATATAGATAACCGTCGGCATATCTGGCAATTCTCGCATCGGCTTCCGTATATTCCCCGCCGTCAATGCCGCCCTCAAGGTATTCACCATCAAAGGCGGCATTTTCCATAGTCGTAGAGACTTCAATCGCGTTTCCCGCGACTCCAGCTTCGTTGGCTGTAACTGCCACAAGTCCTTCACCAGCCTCAAGAGTTGCTTCAGGGAGCTCTACTCCGTCAAGGGCCGCTATAGCCTCGGCTGCCGTCATGTCGGTGCCTCCCTCAAGAGTAGAAGCGCTTGCTGTAAATCCAGCCCCGGAAACCGCAAGCACACATGAGTTACCGGCAGATCCATCAAGAACACCAGCGGCAGTTGCGGCAATAAGTAATTTGCCTGCATCGTCGCCTTCACCGGCAGTTATGGTAACGGCTTCCGTTCCACCGGCAGAAGCTGCCACAATAGCCGCTATGGTCTCTGCGGGAGTTGCACTGGCTCCATCTGCAAGATGGGTTACATCAACGCCCCAGGAGGCGTTCGCGCAGGTGGTAGAAACAGTAATGGCGTCGCCGACAGTACCTAATGTTCTAGCTGTAACAACCAAAGTGTCTCCGTCACCATCGACTGCATTGACGCCACAAGCCGTGTTGCCTCTGATAACTGAAGCGAGAGCAATAATTGCAGCGCCCGCAGTGGTGTTTGCGCCAATCCAAACTCTTACATTTCCTTCGGTGATCTCGCCGTCGGTATCAAACTCAAAACTAACTCCGTTGATTTCTACAACTTCCCCATCGGATACTACGTCTGAAAAAGCGAGGGTAGCAGTTGAAGCTTCATAAAAAGCTGAAAGATCGACCTGGATAGCCCCCGCGCTCACTCCGTCTCCAATAAGGTCCATAACGTATATGTCTTCCCCGACCTGGACATAATCGAGGTGTGCTGGGGCAGCACTCACGGTAATTTCACCGCTGGCCTGTGTCTTCGTTCCTTCGGCAGTATTAAGGAGCTCATAACCTTCATCACTGGCGGTCGTGTCATTGACTTCAATAATAGAGTCGCCAATAACGATTAGTTCTCCGTTAGATACTCCACCAGAGATTGTTAAGTCGGTTGAAGCGGCGGTGGCTATCGCCGGAGCGCCAACCGGGAGCCTCTGAAGGACGTTGCCGTCCTCGTCAATGATCTCAATACTAGACTCCGGCGTCCCAATGTGTACGGTCTTTAGATAAGCGTTTCGTTCCTCATCGATCGTTTCAACATTGCTAGTCTTATCGCCGATTTTTACCTTGCTAACTGTCAAAACTCTGTCTTTGTCCAAGACACCTTCTTTTGAATATGAATTGCCCACGGATAATTCTTTAACGACTAAATCTTCTACAATCAATTCAGTTCCCTCCCCCTTGTAAAAATAGACCAATCCTCCTTAGATAGGAGAAAAGTTACTAACTTGACGGACAGGATTCGAACCTATACGAAGATTGGGGTCTATCTTCTAGCAAGTTTGTTTTCGATGTTTTCTCATCGAGCCCCACCAAATACAGTCATATAACTGCAAGGTCGCACTTTTGTTGTGCGTTGCCAAAAGGCCACGATAGCGTCTACCAGTTCCGCCACCGTCAAGTCTGTGGGCAGTTACGGGATTTGAACCCGCGCTTCTCTGGCTTATGAGCCAAAGCGGTTTGCCAATTTAACCTAAACTACCCATATATAACGGCCCCGGTGGGACTTGAACCCACAACGAATCCAGACTCTTCCGAGCTGTTTGGACGGCGGGGACACCCCCACCGTATCGACCTACCGTTTTGCTAGGCGTTACCATTCCGCCACGGGGCAACTTTCAATCAATAATTAGAACTCAAAAGTCGTTTGCGCAAAGACAGACCATGAAAATTCAGGAAGTAGTACAAGTTTAGCTTTTACATCAATCAGAGTAAATAACTTGCCATCAACAATAGCAGCCACCTGGTATTCTTCAGCTTTTATAAAGTACCCAGCCTCCAACTTAGCAGATAGATCAAACCACGTATAACCGAGTCCTAGTTTCGCGCCCCCCAACACAGAGAGCGCTTTATTGTCTGCCAAGAGGTCCCCAAGCACCTTGTTGCCAAAATCGTTGTTTCTAAAATCTCCAGTTCCAGCTATTCCATAGATACTAAAAACATCAAGCTTTAGTGGTGAGGTTGTTGCCAAAAATCCTATCGTAGGTGAAGCACCGGTCGTTTCATAACTCCCTTTGACTTTGAGAAAACCTATGTCGTTTTTAAGGGTGAGCAATCCGTCAAGATATAGGTCTTTTGCTGGAACATCATATACTCCTTTCACAGACAGGTCTACTATATCTTCGGTAAGGAAGAGCTCCGCCCCCACGTCAAGCTTCCCAAAACTGTCAGCATCTACAAAGGGAGCTATTTTTATGCCGAAGATTAATGTCACCACCAGGATAAGAGTAAGAATACATACAAGTTTTCTCATTCCATCACTCCTTTGGTAGCAGACCAATGGCCTACTACGTCACCATAAACTCCGTCTCGCAAAAAGCCAGTCAGTAGGTCTGTTTTCACTTCCCCAAACAGAGAGTATAGATGTCCATTAACTGTTACCGTCATCCCTACTCTGTTTATCGGGCTGTAGGTTACTGCCCCGCCAGACACGATTATTGCAGGGTTATCAGCCTCAGCCTCAAAGGATAAAGAACCTTCTTCCTGGATAACTGTCATGTCGAACTCTATGTCTTGAGCATATGGATTCATCGTAAGAGTCCAGGCACCGCTTAGGTTCGGAAGTCCTGTAATCTGCACACAGCCCGTGATAATGAAGGCTACTACGACAGCTGAAAGGACTAGAATTAACTTCTTTCTTGTCACACCGACTCCTCCTTTTTTAGTATTCGGTCTAACTCGGTTTCTCGTAGAAAAATAAGGTAATCTAATACGGTCTTCACTTTCAAAAAAATAGTCGAAGGGGGTTGGTTTGCATTGAAAAAGAAAGTCTCAGAGGCAATAGGACTCCAGGAACTGGACAAAACCAGTTTATATTTCTCGGCAACTTTACTGAGATAATCCCCATCAGAAGATGTTTCAAAACGAGTCGCCTGTTGTCCCCTTTTATCAATCCTTGCCAAGGCTATGTCTGGCGAAAGGTCAAAGAAGAATATATGAGTAGGAAGATATTCTTTTAATCCACCAAGGATGCTGTAATTGATTTCTCGCACTATATACGTACCATCATAGCCAAAACGCACTCCTTGGTAAGCTAAAGAAGAATAGAAAGATCGATCGAGTAAAATAATTTCGCCATTTTGCACAGCTTTGCAAACTTCATTTTCTATCAATTCCCGGCGGGCTATGGCAAATAGGGCTGTCTCAGAATAGATGTTTATATCAGGATTATTAAGTATAATATCCCTTAAGGTTTCGCCAAGTTTTGTGCCGCCAGGCTCTCGGAACCTTTTACAGAGAACTCCCTTATCTTGAAGATAACTCTCTGCCATTCGGATCTGTGTTGTTTTTCCCGCACCATCGATTCCTTCGAACGCAACTATCAATTTTTGCATCTCACTTCCTCCATAAAAATATCGGGGGGTCGGCACCAAGACCGGCACCCCCCGACGAGCGACAATTGCCGGGTAAAAAGACCCGACAAAAGTAGCTCTGCAAGACAAACGTTTGTACGTTTTGTGGCCGACAAAACTAAAGCCGATGGTGAGATTCGAACTCACATTCTCTGCCCCTCTCACGGCAGGAGCTTATCTTTCCTTTTAGAAGACATCGGCTTTATTTTAGGGGTGAGTTTCAGTTGCAAGCACCGTCGTCTCTTATGAGACTGGCTGAGAGAATAGGATTCGAACCTATATCACTTGAGCCAAAATCAAGTGTGTTTCCATTACACTATCTCTCAGTTCTTTCAAACGAAATGCCAGTAATGAGTTTGTCCAACTCTGACGGGGCCGCGGGGAATCGAACCCCGCCTAAACCATGACCCCGCTTGAAAGGAGGTTTGATGAAAAAGGTCTTTCCGTTCTACTGGTGTGCACTGGCAAAAGAGCTGGTGGAGATGCCGGGAGTCGAACCCGGGTCCAAAACTGTTCCATGCCGACCCTTTACATGCTTTCCTATGCTTGGAGGCGAATAGAAGTTTTTAACAAGAACTTCTACACAAACTTGGGGCTCGTAGCCCTACTCTTTATGACCCGTAACCCGATATAAGAGTAGGAAATTTTCGGACGGGGAGCGACTAAGCAGCCGCTCTTTCAAGTAATGGGTTGTCAGTTCTTAGTTTAGGTTTTACGTCTCTCGACGGCATGAGGTCAATACTTGTACAGCCCTGTCGAAACCTTGTCATCCCCAACTTTTTTACTTTTCAATGAGCCGTCTTCCTTCAACAACTTAAATATAACACATGACTTTTTATTTGTCAAGTGATATGAAAAGAATTTTTTTATTTGGCTTCTGAATTGACTTTTAGAGCTATATAGCATAAGATAGTGGCAATTCCTGCCCCTATCGAATTGGCGATTAAGTCGCCAAATTCAGCAAAGCCCGTGGGCGAGATCATATCATAAATCTCTTTCGCACCACCAATCCCCAGAGATCCCATAAACCCAAGAATAGGAGAACTGGTTGAAAGACCGAGGACTAAAGCGATGATAAATGAAAACATGAAGTGAAGGATCTTGTCTTGTCCAATCATGCTTAGACCCCCTTTTTAGAAAAAAGGGGCTACCTATTCGAGATAGATAGCCCTATAAGATAAGAAGGAAAGTGAGACGTTATAAACCACTTAATTCAGTGTTTGTCGTGATTATTACATCGTCGGAAGTAAAGCTGAGAGGTCTGTTGACCGTCCCGCCGAGGGCAAGACTTGAACTTGTAGATGTAAGCATGAGCCTCGGGAACTTGTAGACCAACTTAACTTCTTCATCGCCAGATTCATCAAGACCTATAACCTCAACGTAGAGATTCATGTCATGGTTAATGTTCTTGAGGTCGATAAGAGGATCGTCTTCTCCGACATCGATTATCTTGGCAAGGAAAGTGTCTATGTCTTCAGTCTCATCAAGTGATAGATCAACGGTGATTTCCGCCGGGAGGTTGGCTATCGTGAGATATGGATCTTCACTTCCAAGCTCCTGTCTGCTATCGGAGTTTAATCCCCAATTCGCTGCTACAGAAGAAACCCCTCTGAGTCTTCCGCCTTTCGTAGCGTAACTTTCCGCCATGTATATCTTGATTTTGCCTTTCGTCGCCTGTCTAAGGAGTCCCGCCGGTTCGTCCGCAGTTATATAGTTGACTACATAACTTGTTTCTGCAACCACCGTACCCCCGGTAATGGTTTTGGGGTCTTTAGAGTCGATAGTCCACGGCCCGGCAACAATTACTCCGGCAGTTGTCCTGACTCCAATGATGTTGGTGACATTGTGAGTAACAGTAAGCGAATCGACACCTTCGGCCTCTACGGTCTCGGAGAGAACTCTCCCATAAAACAATGCGGGATCTCCGGTAGTTTGCTCATAAGAATATACCACCGTAACCATAGTCGGGGTTTCTCCGTTAAACGTGCCAACTGCTATAGTTCCAGTGCCAACGGAACAAACATCCGTTATATCTTCTCCGGCTATTTCCTCTGGGCCTTCTGCTATAACCCTAATAACCTTCGTCGGAGTTTGCTCAGGCGTAACAGCTCCGGCCGTCACCGCCGCGTGACGTTCCACGAGGATGGCTGAATCTTTGAATATCTTGTAGCTTGACCCCTGAAGAGAGATGTTAATCGTGCTCGGACCATCGACGTTGAAATTCCAGCCGATGCTGGTAACTCCTGCCTTATCCATGACATAGTTTCTCCAGATCGTCGGTTTCGGGTCGCCTATTTCTTCTTTCTTGATAACGGGGAACACGAAGTTGGCAAAACTTGAGACCATATCAAGAGTAGAAAGTGAGGTAGGAAGCGCGGCCTCTTCGAGGTCGTAGGAATAATCCTTAAAGATGGCAAGATAGGGATAAAGGCTACCTTGTTCTCTTATCCTGAGTGTTATGTCAGAGTTTATCTCTTCAACATCGACTCCAAGGATATTCGGCGCGCCGAGCTCTTCGGACTTGGCGGCAGTTATTCTCGGTGAGCCGGTGCTCTCTTCAGCACGATAAATATTATGACCGTTCACAAACGGCCTTAATTGCTTCTGTTGAATGACTTCTTTAGGCATTGTTTCTCCCCCTTTAGCTCAAAAATATCTCTGTGACTGCCCTGTACGCATTGAGGTCGCCGTATCCGAAACTAACGTTCCTGATCGGCACTCGGTTGACATCCCAACCTCCTATGACCTTATGGTCGTATTCAAGATTTACAAACGCATAACCCACAGAAGGATCTTGAGTCAATGGCTCTTGTGTTAAGTCAATTTCTAAAACCCCTGATGAAGCAAGAAGTTCTCCTAAAATGTTGCTCATTTCTTCAATTTGGTCGCCGTAAGAAGCGACAAGTTCTATCGTGACGGACATAGTGCTCCGGGTCAGTCCTCCGCCAAGTTCGAACGCATTGAAGTTGTTCATGTTGAACCCGACAACATAAAAGGGAACAATGGATCTAAGAAGGTTGGTGTCAACGTGATATTTGAAGTATCCGTCTATAACTGTGTAAGTTGGTTTGGTGAAAGTGAGATAGACTTCCGTGGTGTTGTCTATCGCCGCCGACGTCTCTATAAGTCCGTTAAGAGGAGAATAGCGAAACGTCGGAGACTCCCCTAATTCTTCTGAGAACTCGCCTGGTGCTAATTGTAGAAAGTTTTGATACTCTTCGCCGTCGATCGTTATTGTTGGTGATAGGTCCGTGTCTCCTACTTGCATAAACACCGAATGGAATTTGGTTGAGACTTCCCAGATTCCGGTTTTTATACGTCTCGCTTGCTCTGTTACCCGCCGATAGTGATTTAACTTAAGTAATTCGTATTGTAAAAAGTAAAAAAGATTCTTGGTCGGTGAATTAGCCATGTCAACCCCCCTTTGCCTGGGGCAGGTTTTTCAATATAGCTTGTCTGACTAGCTGCCTAAAGTCTGGATATGTCTTCGACCATAATTTTTTCAACACTTCGTAAGGGGGTACTATTGAGGAATCCCAATTTTCTCTGACATTATATGTAAAATAAGTGAAAGGTTTTCCCGACGCTGGACCAGAAATGATTTCCCCCACCGGCAAATACCAGACTTCTGTGTGTCTAGGACTTTCGCCTTTCGGATTGGGAGAGAGGTTCTTTTCCTTTTCTAGGTATTGTCCCCATTCAAGTAAGCGCCAGTATGGAACAATCCTTTCCGGGGCATAAGTAAGAGTTCTGATCTCTTTGTCTTTATACATTTGGACTGCTACGTCCACTGGATAATTCGCCCGCGTCGCATCGTCCAGTCCCGTTACTGTAAGCCAACCTACCCCGAAACCGCCGCCGGACTTATAGTAGAATTGGACATTTTGATCTCTGAGATAGTCAAGGTATTTATTGTAGATATATCTAAACTCCGGCTCATAAATAGGCTTCGGAGATATCCATCCGGCAATACCCATGATGCTCCAAAACAAAGAGTCTTGGATTTCGTCGATATTGGTCTTTACTTCGTCTCTGACTTTAGAGAGAAACTTTTCAAGATTCTTCTTCGCGTTCTTTTCAGTTACTTTGACCTTAAACTTCATACCGTCTTCTTTATGGTAAGGATAAGTCCAACAGGGTTATTGGAAGTACCCACGGGGAGTTTTTCCAATACTTCATACGTGGATTCTTTTACTTCCTTGCCAGTCCATTCATCGGTAATGAAAACTTCCTTCACCATGTCCCAATCTATATCAGTAAATAGCTCGCTTGAGGCTTTAATAAGTATGTAAGAATCACCAGATGAGGAGACTAGAGGTCCGCCGGGGAGAAAACTTTGATATCCAAAATCAGTTTTTGGGATTTTAACTACAAAGTCAGAGATAGTTGTTTGCTCAGGTAAAGGACGGGCAAAAGGGTAATTGCTTCGCGGGAAGGCAGACTTGACTTTTAGAGTCCTCTTGAAGACGTTCTCAGAATATGAATAGACGGTTGTAAAAAGCTCCGTCAGGGCGTCGTGTAGTTCGTCCATAGGAAGACCCCCTTATTCGAACTTGATGACAGCGCCGTAATCTCTAAGCTGTCGGCTCAATTTCTTTATCTCATCCTCTAATTGTCTAACTAGGTTTTCTTTCTCTCCTCTTCTCCCCTTAGATACCGTAAGCGTACCCATAGTGATTCTCTGGGAATCTTCAATGTCGCTGCCTAAAATGACTTTTTTAGCCACATGTAAGGCTATGAAGTAAGTGGCATAATTGGTGTCGGAATTAGTGATTACAAGTTCTCCGTCTTCAAGAGTCGCTATAGACGACGGGATAGAGATTATTGCGTCTTCGATATATCCGACTAGATCAGCGTCGCTGATCCCTAGTATGTGTTTCTTGGCAAGTCTTCTGGACTTATCTATAACTTTTTGGACATCTTCTGAGATCGTCATAGGTATCGCCCCCCTATGTGCTACTTCCTATTCGGTCTTCCTCTCTTTTTGGGAGCTGATTCTTTTTGTTTCTCTTCCGGTTGCTCCGAAGAAATTTCGTCCGCTGGAGACTCTTCGGTTTTTTCTTCGATAATTTCTTGCGCGACCATTGCCCCGGCATCGATAGCTTCTGCTATCTGCTTTGGATTGGCCGGTGCTTTACCGTTAGCCTTCATGTATTCGCCAGTCTCTACTTTGACGAGTTTTCCTTTTTCGATGAGTTTATCTATGAAGTCTCTTGCGCGCTCTTCATCTCTTGGCGTTATATACACCTGCTTACCAGGAGCAACTAAATAGTTCTTGACGACAAGCATCTTCTCTGTGACATTCTTATAGAACATTAACGTTTCACCTCCAAAACTAAGAAGAGGAGCGGGGATTAGCCCGCTCCCAAGATTAGGCAGTAATTGTTACTTTGTAGAAGTGATAGGGGTCGAATATACCCATAGCCAGAGCTCTGTCCCCTCTATATCCAACAAGATATTCGCCTCTTCTATTCTCCATTTGAAGAATGTTCGTATTACCTCTTGACCAAATTCTCCCCTGATAGGTATCGTTGTAGATGAAGTAAATCTCATCGGCTTCAAAGGTCGTCTTAAGGTCGCCGTCTCTTTCAGAGACAGGAACCGTCAGGACAGTGCCGGAGAATCTATCGGCAAGGTTGAGCTTATATGTTGCCAGTGCGTTTTCGTTTAGAGCTTCTTTAATAGTAAACGGCATAAGAGCGATTATTTTTGACTCGTCGGTCATGCCGTTGTCGGCAAACCAGGAAACGACCCGTCTAAGGTTTGCCGTGGTGACTTCATCAGATCCCCATGAGGTCGTGTTGTCGTAATTGTCTTTGTTGATGGCCTCCGCGAGGATGATTTTGAAGTCCTGGTCTTCTTTATAAAGAAGGTTGTTTACTAGCTGTTTTCTTGCATTATTTCTTTCATCGAGATTCCCACTGAGGACATTGCTTTCCGGTACATAAACAGTATCGCCGATCATATATTCGGTAAATGTCGTGAAACCAGGCTCGGCGATAATTTCCTGTGGCATACCTCCGTACTTATTTATCGTGATGATCCTGAGTTTGACGTTGGCATTTGTGTTGATAAACCCAGGAACCATAGTGGGATCTGTGAGCTTTTTGAATCCGAGAAGCTTTCTGGCATACCCGACGTCGATAGTGTTAAGAGCAACGGTATCAGAGATATTCGTCGGAGGAGTGTAGGCACCGATCTGCTTCATTACTTCTTCAGTATCTTCCTCTACCCCCAGAGACAAATCTTCGTTGTTCTTTCTTATCGCTTCAGGGTTTCCACTGGCCGTTTCTCTATAAAGCTGCCTTAATTGCATTATTTCTTCTGGTGTCATAGCTGCTTTGGACATTTGCAAAACCCCCTTGATAGGACTTAAAAATACGAGTTATTTCAGAACGACTATGATATAGTCGCTCTCGACAGCAACAACCTTCCCGATTTCTACTGTATCGTCGGCGTTTGATGTCTCGGTGTATTTGGAGTTGTCAGTGCTCCAATAAACGGTATCGTCAACCTCGAAGGTTATATCAGTATAAAGCGCACTAGAAACCTTGAGCTGAACCTTGGAAATGTTGGCTACTATAACGACATATTCTCCTTCCGCCACTGTGTGAAGGACAAACCCGTCAGGAGTGTCAGTGTCGGTTATAGCGGCAATCTTGCCCTCGCTTCTCTTGACTGGCTGGCCGCTGACAAGATCGGCGGCGGCAACCATGTTGGTTTGCTGGCTAACTACACCAGGAGCCCAATAGACTTGAATATTTTCAGCATAAGTATTCTGGACAACTAACATGTTAGTTTACCCCCTTTGCGATTCCCTATATCTCGTAAATGGATTTTCGTTGCTTTTTCCAATTGTGAGTTCTGTGTTGAGCGGCTTTCCTTTGCTCCCCCCTGCCTTCTTGGCAAGAGAGATGATAAACTCTATTTCCTCGTCGGTCTTAGAAGCAAGAGCCTTCGTTTCCTCTTCGGAAAGAGAGATTTCCTCTGTTGTCAGCCTATTCTTAACTTCGTTAAACCTTATCTTCGAAGCGAGTTCCTTTAGCTCGCTTTCATTTGCTGTAAGCTTGTTCTGAAGAGATTCGGAGAGCTCCTTATAAATCTTTTCGGAAGCTTTTGTCGATTCAAGTGCGGCTTTGGTCTCTTCGAGCTCCCTTTCTTTGGCAAGAAGTTCATCCAGTCTGGCCTTTTCAATGAGAATATTTTCGACAACATCAGTTTCTTCTTGATCTCTTCCTTCTGGCGTGACTGTTTCTTCTTCAGGCTTCTCCTCCTCCGCGTCTATTTTTTCAGGCTCTGGAGTCGGCTCCGCAATATCCGTTGAGTCTGCCACGTCATGCTGATCCTCTGAAGGTCCTGGAGGTGTCTCTCCCGTTTCCGGTTCAGCATCTTCTTTATCGGCTTCTGACCCAACGTTCTTCTCCTTCATAGAGGCAGACTCTCTAATGGAACGACTGTCGGAGGCATCTGTGATCTCCAATAAGACGGCTCCCTTATCTGCCGGATTCAGTGTGACGGCACTACCGGAAAACTCAGCAATTTCACTTGCAACCCATCCAATAAAAGTAATGTCATCTCCGCCCAACGGATAGTAATCTGTTATTTTGATCTCCCCATCTTTATCAGCCCACATATATTTGAAGTGTTTGAAGTAAACCTCCATAGAGAAGGACGCCTTCTTATCTACAAGAGCTGACAAAACCCAATCGTCTACTGCTTCAAGATCAAGTATTGCCGTAACGGTGATATAGCCGCCCTCGTTAGCTGTCGCTTCAGTGTATTCAGAGGCTATGTTCGCGGCAATGTTTTCTCTGGGGTTGTGCTCGACCCTAACAAGAGAGCCGTTAATGGTCGCATAGGTCTTTTTTACGTCTTCATCCAAAAAGCCAAGCCCATTCCCATTGAAGAATTTACTCACCTTTTCAATATCGCTGCCAAATTCAATCGGCAGGGTATGAAGAAGGATATATTTCATCTCAAGTTTGCTGGGCTTGCCGTCGGCTGCGTTTGCGGCAATTTTTATGTCGTCCGGCCGCACGACGATGGTCGTTTTTAACCCTTCAAGCAAGGTAATACACCCCCTTATTGATTGCCCGTTGGGGAGTCGGTGATCTCATTTCTTTCTTCTGGATAGTCGTTTTGTGATGTGGTCCCGGCAGGTCTCCCGGCTCTTGGACTGTTATTGAACGGAAGCAACAACCCCTTCTTTTGTAGCGCCAATTCCTCCTGAAGTTGCTTAAACTCATAGTCAGGATTGAAGTTTGCGCTGTTAAGTGCTGTAGTTGCAGAAAGGAGACCTTCCCGGCGGAGTGGCAAGAGAACGGAGCCTATATACTTCTCATTCTCAAGATCGAACGGTTTAAACTTGAAAAGAACACGGTCTTTCAATCCAACGGCAGTTGCAAAACGGCGAAGCTCTTTCGTTATGACTTTGGCAACAATCTTACGTAGTCTGGTTAGTCTCTTAATTAGCAACCTTAAGTCTATTGTCCCTGAAGCATAACTGGTTTCTTTGTTGGTAAACCCAAAGTTGACGCCTGTCGCATTTGCTATAGTGTCATTGACATCGTTATACTTGGTCGGATTAAGGATGTTGGTGTCCGGGTGCTTAAACTCGACTTTCAACCTGTCATCATAGACAATTGTCATCGCTCTAGCGATGTTCGTCAACTTACTGCTTATATCTTCTAACTCTCCTTCTTCGGGAGAAGCAAGTGTTATCAAAACTATTTGATGGATTATTCCATTGAGCGTGGCTACGTCCGCCTGATTCATTTTTGTTTTACGAAGCAGCGCGGGCAATGCCCTCTTAAGCATCGGTATTCCATAGCGTTGATATGGTCTTTTATCGGATATATGAATTATTTCCTCAGCCTTTAGGGTCTCTTCTTCTGCGTCATCCCCTTCGGTAGTAACTATGTATGTAAGTTTGTCAGGCTCATTCAAAGCCCCTTCAATAATGACCGAAAGAGGGTTTATATTCTGATACCGCCCGACAATCGCTTTTGAGTTCTTTATTTTGATGTCGTTAGGGACCTCTTCAACCCCTAGTATTCTCTGAAGATATACATTATTTGTGACAAGAAGTCCCCAAAAAACATCTTCAAGAAAGCTGTCTATGTCAAGAATCTCATCGATATACCATTTATATAGATCCGCATTTTGTTCATCTACCTGTGTAAGGGTATAATCTGAAATGCTCAATCCCACAGCAATCTCTATGGCTCCACCGACGATTTCATCATTAAAATACGCGTCAAGACAGTTCTGCATCAAGACTATTTCGTCTGACGACATCTCGTCTGAAGAAGAAATAGAGAGAGGGCTTCCGTTAATAGTCTTCATCGCTACGCTTTTTATTGTCCCGAGAGAGAATATGCCGGGATTGAACTCAAGCACAAGATTATCTAATTCCATAGGCGTTGCCTCCCGTAGCCCAAAGAGAGCCATCATGGATAATCAATTTTGTTTTCGCTTTACGTTTGCTACCCTGAAGTTGTCTCTCTTTTACAAGCGAATATCCTCTAATCGAGGCAAATACATAGTCGTCGTGATATCTATCAGAAGGGGGTTGTAGAACAATATCACCACCTCTGGTGGTTTTAGTCACCAGGCTCTTTGCCTCCTGTCGAAGAATGATAAACTCATCAAATATCGACTGGATTTCGGCAAAATACTGCCTGTCCAATTGTTTGTCTTGTGTAGTGGCTTCTTTAGGTAAGTAAAGTTCGTGGTTGTTGAGTGCTTCTTTGAAGTTGAAATGGTGAACCATGTTCAATGTTGAATTTCCGAAAATGCAATGGACCAGCCGCCGACCGATAATGTCGTCAGGCGAATCGACCGGAATAAGCGGGGGGACTCTGGCGTCTTTAAGTGTGAATGGGTTCTTCACGACTCCTTCCTCCATAAGTCTTTCTCTTATAGAGAAACCTCCACCACGCATTTCAAGAGCTATTCCCGCGACCGTTCCATTATTGTGTTCAAAGCTGACAACCAGTTCCCTGATAAAGTTTGCTAGGTCTTTAGCATATTCAAAATGAATACCTTTCAGGTAAACAAGGTTGGCATAATCAAACGCCGGGTCATATTCAAAAACTGAAACAACCATGACATCTCCGGTAGTCTCGCCGCCGCTAATAGGGTCAATCCCGAGATAGTATTCTTTCCCTGGATGTCCCATAAGCCTTACGGGGCACCGTTCGCTACAAGCGTCTAAGAATAGAGATGGGGGATAGAAGATGTTTTGTTGCGAAATGAACTTCCCATAATACTCCGCTCCGAAAAGTCCCGTATCGTCTTTCAACGACCTTTTAACGTCTTCTACAATGTCTTCGTTGATATAGCCTGGCGAAGGATCGTCAATCGTAATTATGTCTAGCTGATATTTGTCTCCATCTTCTCCCATGAAATGAAGGAAGTCTTTATGGTAAGGGGTATCTTCAAATCCGGCAGTCCCGGAGTTTATGATGCTGAAAGCGGGGTCGGCCTCCATACCCATCTGTTTTTGTCTAATCCTTTCCATAGGATTCTGACTGACGTTGGCAAAAGGCTTTACAACGACATCTAAAGCATATTGCGGCACATCTTGCCTTTCGTCGATCATTAGGCGACTGGCGCGCTTCGACCTTATCTTCTCGCCAGTTCCTAAAGGGAGTGCAAGGATTCTCGAACCGGTCTTTGAGTTGATTTCTCTCTGGTCCGGGTTCCTTTTTGGTTCGCCATCGAGACAGGCAAGTCCGACATCAGAATCGTTGCCTTTTTGCCCGGTCACAACATTCGATGCTTCTTGCCACATCTGCGAAGACTGTCTAAAAGAGGGGGCAACAATAATCACTATCTCTTTCGTGAAGAGAGATATTACCAAAAGTGAATATAACCCTCCGAGAAAAGTCTTGGCAACACCACGGGCTCCAAGATACATATAAAACGGCTTAAATTGCCACCAGCTCCTAAGCACCATTACCTGATACCAGTCAAGAGAAATATCGTACAAGACTTTGGCAGCATAAACCGGGTCGTTTCTTAGATGTTCTATAAAGAGAAGTTCAGATTCAGTCAAGATATTTTTTTTTACAGCTTCAAGGTAATGCTTGGGGATCGGAACCTGGTTTTCTTCATCGTTCCTAATTTTCTTTCTTAGATTGGATATCTCTTCAATCTGTTCTTCAGTCAAGGTCTTGCCAACTTTTTCATTTCGTATATGCCTTAGCAAGTCTTTCTGAGGTATATCGTAATACTTATCGTATAACTTAACGAGATCCGCAAGGTTGTTTTTAGTTTCGTCCTCCGGCCTGAACCTTTTTAGTATCGACAGGTCAGACAACGCTTTCGAGAGCGAAATTCTAGTCGTTTCTATGTCTCTGTATAGATCGTTCCCAATGACTTCATTCTCAGCAATCAACATCTCTACTTGCTCAGTAAGTTGCATGAGCCTGAGCTCCGCGACTATTACTGTATGGATTTGAGAAGAGTCGGCCGGGTTGCTCAAGTCGTATTCGTTAGCAAACTCTTTCCTTCGTTTAGAAATAAATTTCTTAGGCCCGTGCTTTCGATAATACGTATAGTTCTCATCGTCAAAGAGAGGATCATTAGGATCTAAAGCGGACGCCTGGTCTCGCTCCTTCTGCGCTTGCTCTTTCTCTTCTTGAAGCAAACGGGTCTCTTCATCCTTTTCCCACTCTTTGAGTCTGGCGGCGTATATGCCTTTCGCTCTATCTGTAAAAACTTTCTGGTTGCCCGGAAGCATGGCCGCGGCCACCAATTCAACCATGTCCTGCCTAGTCAATAGGTCAAGGTTGGCGTCTTTGCCGAGTATCTTTTTCAGATCCTCGTCAATCTTGTCTCTGACTAATCTTTTCAAAACAAACACCGTCCTTGTTTTTGGCAACATATAATAGTAGAAGAAACTGGCGCTGTGTACATCATAGTAACATTTTATTTACTCAACAGTAAGTTCACTGACATTCCCTTTTTCTACAATGCCTAGCCTTTCTCTCCAGCCAGAAATGCCGAGAGCCATTAATTTTTGCTCAGAAACTAAGCCTTCTTTGAATAGCCCGGCGGCAAGTTGTTTGTTAAGTCGGTTGATAAACCTGGAGCTCCGACAGGGGAGTGCGTGGGTCTTCTTTAAGATAATAATGAAGTCTTCTTTTGTGACCTTCCTCAATAAGAAGTTGAGATATGCGTCGCATTGTTCGTTGGTTAGATAAGGTCTTGAATAAGTCTCCGCAAAGATTTTGTTTATCAATCTTCTGACAGTGGCGATATACCATCTCTGATAAGAATCGTCTACTTCTGTATCTTCGTCGCTATAGTCTTTGACGTTGGTTATAAATTGGTAAGCACTGCCCACGCGTAAAACATAGACCTCTAGTTCTTGCGAAGTCAAAACATAATTAGCCAGGTCATGGAAGTCAGAATCCTTTATGACATACTCCATTGAAGGGTAGTGTCTGTATTGAAGCCCGACAATAATATTCCGTAGCGCGCCTTTAAGCCAGCGCGCGACAACATCCCTGTTATTGAATCGCTGGCGCTCCGTCCAGTATAAAAGAAACAGGGACTGCTTCAAATCATTCTTTTCAATAGTCTTTGGGATGTCTTCCGTCGCTATAAGTGAAGGAATAATATTTTCATATACCGTCTGGTCAAAACCTGACCAGTTCTCTTTTCTGTTTCTCACAAAAGCCCCCTTAAAGGTTATAGTGTTTGACTCATACTGTAATAAGGGGGAGTCTTACCCTGGTTATTTCAAGAAATACCTCAAGGTGTCTATCTTTAGAATTGTCTCGATCTTTTTGTTCGCCTCGGCAATGTAAGGGTATCTACCCATAGCCCTGTATAGTTCTTGTTCTCTTTCTATTGTTTTTTCTGCCGGAAGGAGGTCAGGCATGAACTGAGGCATAGGCTTTAGCTCTAATGAATTGTCGGCCGCGCGGACTATGTAAAGGCTTCCAACACCATGTTCGACATATACAGAGTCTATAAGCCCTTTTATCTTCATGTTGGCAAGAATGGAAGAAACTCTAACCGTCTTCATTCCTGTGAACCTTGCCAACGGTTGCAGTCCTATATACTTGACGGTCGCCGCTTCTCCCTGCCCTACAGAGAGAAGAGCTAAAGAAAAGTATAGAGGCTTCCAATCTTCTTCAATGAATATAGCCGTCGATAATAGCTCTTTTGGCATTTTCTTAAGAAACTCTATTATGTCTTCTCTAAACTTTTCCATCTCTGCCTCCCTACACCTTATATGATATCATTATGTGTGATGGTTGTCAAGTGGTTTGTTATGTAGATTCTGCCGGAAAGTAATATATTATATTACATGCTACTTTTTATTAAGTGCTATATTGTATTGTATTCTTGATTATAGTATGTGCTAGAATATATTATGTACTAGAATCTAGTAAGTAATAGAATATATTACCTATAAAATTTACACGGTAAGGATTGAGGAGCTGCTAAATGTGGCTTAAAATGGCGAGTTTGATAGGTGGTGTAATTTCATTACAAGGATTAGGGATAGCTCGCGTTATGTGATATACTACCCTTGAACAATAAGCGCATCGGGGGTGAGCTTGTGGCAATTGTTGTTTCACTTACTAATTTCAAAGGCGGAGTAGGGAAAACTACTTTGTGCGGTTTGCTGGGGTTAGAACTTATTAAGCTGGGCAAGAAGGTTTTGTTCATAGATACCGACCCACAGGCAAACCTTACCAAAACTCTTGCGTATGGGGTCCCCCTTCCCGGGGGAATAAAAAAGATCCTAACCGAGAAGAAAGTCGAAATCGACGACCTCATATCACCAATACCCGACCTCAATGCTTATATAGTACCATCAACCGACATTCTTCTGGCAGTTAAAGAGTCGTATGCTTTCGCCAATAAACCATATGACTATTTACAGGAAATGTTTCTCAGGTCAAGAAGACTATCTACATTCGATTATGTTTTGCTAGATTATGCCCCGTCTGTTTCCTTTATGTTCGTTACCGGCATATTCGCTTCGACTCACATAATAGTACCTCTTGACCCGTCTGAACATTCGTGGGTTGGTATTGCGGGATTCAAGGAATTAATGATTCACTACAACATAAAAGGTAAGGAACTTAGATATCTTGCCAGTAGTATAAACAGGACAGTAACCGACGATATGACTATGGCCCGCAGGATAGCGGCGAGAGACGACGCCTTCAAGTCTATTGTTCCAAGGCTGAAGGTTTTCCCCAGGGCTTTCTTCGAGAGAAAATCTCTGACAGATTTTGCCCCTGAAAGAAGAGCTCCCGGGCAACGAGGATTCCCCACCGCCGCCGAAGAATGGGAAGAGTTCGTATCTGAATTTTTAGAGTGGACGTATGGCAAAGCGAGACAATAAGGAAAGACTTGAGCGACTAAACCAATACATAGACGATATCGAACATAAGCTCGACGAGAAGAAAGAAGTCGAGGAGAAAGTAGATGCCTTTTCCTATAAAGGTAACTTCATAATGCTCCCTTGCGACCTCATGAGCCTGGTGTTGAAGTCGGAAATAACAGAAATGGAACTCAGGGCGTATATTGTCTGTTACTCAATGGCGTACGGGTATAAACCATTCGAGAGTAATTTGCCTACCGGAAGAACCGGATTCATAAGTAAGACTACTATATGTAAGCATACCAATATATCTCTTCAGAATATGAAGGGTGTTTTCGACAAACTCCTTTCTAAAGGACTCATTTCTATCTATCAGAGAATGACGCTTAAGTCTGGAGAACCTTCCGAAAGACATATCAGCTATACCGTGAATCTTCCTGTGACTAATGGAAATGGAATCGAATGGGTCCCGCCCGAAAAGGCGTGGTATCTTGAGAAGAAAGAAGAGACTCTGAACAAAACACCGGTCATGAAAATAACCAAGATCCGTACCGATAAACTTTCCGATGACATCAAAGAAATATATGGCAAGGACATTTATGAGCTCCTGGACGATATCAATAAGATAACCTTTGCCAAGTCGGTAATCATAAACGGCGAACAACTAAGAGCACTTCTCAAATCGCTCGGAGGTTCTGAGGATAATCTAAAAGAATACATAAGAGTCCGCAGCTTGAAGTCGTACGATAAGCTTATCTCTTTGGTCGTTGAAAAAACCCTAAATCAAAAGTAATAGAATCTATTAGGTTATACGTTTGTATGGTTCTTTTTTCTATTACATAATACATCTGTATAGTTCTTTTTTTTATTACATAATACATTCGTATAGTTCTATATTCTATTACATAATACGTTTGTATAGTTCTTTTTTTTATTAGGTCCTGTAGGATGTAATATAAAATAGTACTATTTTTTATTACATTCAAACGATTCTAAATAACGTCTGTGTCGCCGATTGGAAAATGGTTTTAGCTGACTGGCACGGCGTTGCAAAGATCTTTTATATGCTCTTTAGATACTAAGTAATAAGATCTAAGATCTTAAGATCTACGTCAGTTAGTAAAGAAAACTTACGGAGGTTAATCGATGCCAAAATTCAAGATAGCGAGAGAACCACACATTATGTTCTGGAAAAAACTGGCTAAGACTTTAGGAGAATCACAAAAAACTCTTGGCGTTAAAGCAAATGCTGGCATACTAACAGAATTTCTTGTTAGCGGAGTAAACAACTCAAAAGCAGAGGCTTTGAACAAAGAGATAGAAAAATACTCTTCTTTTGAAAAAGGTGACGACTTCATGTCCGCTTCTATAAGTACTTTCGTCGGCATAATACTGTTTATAAGCGAAACAGGAAATGCCCCTGAAAATGCCAAGCCAGTAATGAAGGAATGGTATTATCACTGGAAAACCAGTTATGAGAAAAATCAAAACTATTCAGAATTTACGCTCGACGATCTCGAAAGACTTTCTTCAGAACAAAGCGACATACTTGGCGGAGATACGATTACATGGAAATGCACTCCCTTCTTCTGGATGATGTACGACTCGATAGTGAGAAACAGACCTGTTGAATACTTCGTCAGAGTCGTGGAATTGCTTGAATTTGCCAGCCATATAAACGATGACAAGATGAAAAATCATTACGACTCGTCTTTAGCTATATCGAAAAAATTGAACGACACCATGATATCTTCGTTTTTGATGGATACTCTTTATCCTGTTGTAGATAGTCATTATCTAGGTGAGGCAAGAAAATTATTTGGAGTAGAAAAGTTTGAAGACATAGAGATAGATGACAACGTAGTGAGATTCTTGGAAGCTAAAAGAGTCGGCGATGAGTTGCTTGTGTCTGAAAATACCGCACGCCATTTTCTTGCAACAGCCACCTACAACTATGTGCTTCTAAACAGAATAACCATTATTGAAGAAGAGATCAAAGAAATGAGGGAATCCGATAAATCTGGAGAGGCTGTGTTCAGAAGATTTTTAGAGCAATACAAAGACGACAAGATGTGTATGGAGGAAAGACTTGCGGTTATGGCTAGAAAACTCGCGTCAAAATCGCGCGAATTGAGAATCAAACAGTCAGAAGCAATGCCTGTCGTAAACAATTCCGATCAAAAGGATTTATATAGAGAGATGGACGAATTATACAATGAAAACCAGAGGCTTTCAGAAGATGTCTCTTCTTTGGAAGAAGAGAAGAAAGCGTTGATAGACACAATATCAAGTCTCCAGGAGAAAATCAAGAGAAATGATTATTTGCCATTTGAATCACCGAAAGTAGTTAACTACTTCGGCCTCGATGCTTATATTGTAGGCGAAATGAAGAAATATAATGTCATAATTAACATATATTCTCCAGTAAGGCCGCCAGACACAATAATCAAGGCTCATGTAAATGTCTTGAATGTAAGTTTCGCCAGCCATAAGGTTTGGGATAAGCTTAAGAGCTTTGGAGTAAAACCCGTGGTGGTCACAGAGACCAATACTGAACTTTTGAAACATATCATTATGGATAGCCTTATCGAGGCTGATAGAACTGTCCTTTCATAAGAGTGGGGGAAATTCTATAAAGAAGGTAGGGGAAAATGTATGAAAAAAGTTTTGTTGGTAGTTGTGTCGTTGGTTTTAGCCGCGGCGATGTTAGCCACGGCAACCATCCCGAACCCCGTGACGCATGAGCCGGAAGAACTCACAATGGACGAAGTGCATCAGCGATATCTTTCTTGCGTTACATTAGAGACTGAAAACTCAGTCTGGGGAAGTAGTTCAAAGGCGGTGTTCCTTACCCCGGAATACTTGATACATAACGCCGATTATCATGCAGAGCGCAACTTTTTCACCGAAGAAGAACGCCTGAAATACCGAGAAGAAAATCTGGCTATGACTAAGCAGCGTTGGATAATTGCGGTATCTCTATACTCAGATAACTATCCCTATAGAGACTATATTAATTCAAAATCCTCCTTTACCGAAATAACTGACATCCTCCTTATAAACGACAAGGGGAAAAAGGTGAAAGTGGAGGTAAAAGTCATAGACGAAGTTAAAAGGCTGGCAGACGGATATTATTTTTGTCTAAACACGTTTGCTTTCCCCAAGAAGACTTCAGACTCCGAAGAGATTATAGACGAAAACACAAAGTGGATAAGGGTCTGGATTATTACGCCTGTAGAAAGGGCTTGCTTCGAGTACGTCTTTGAATAATAAGAAGGCGGGGATTATCCCCCGCCTCTTACTTCATAACTCCCTTTATCTTTGGATTCCAGGGATCTTCCTCTTTAACAATCCCTTTCCTTAACTTCAAGATGTTGCTATATAGTACCGGGTGCATCCAGGTAAAACGTTCCGCGACTGTGGGTAAGATGTGTTCGAAGGCATTAAACATCATTGTTGCCAGCTCAACCATTTCATATTGCGCATGATCGGATAACCTTTGTTCAAAGATGTTGATTAGACTCCTGGCATTGACCTTGAAATAAAACTTAGTCATTTGTCCTTGTAAGAGGACCATACGGGAAACCTCTCTGGGTATGCCACTGGCTAAAAGGTCGCTATACAGTTCTAAAGAAGCCTCGTATAGACTTTGAAGTCTACCTTGAAGATCCATAGGAGCGTTAGGAAAATAGATCCCGCTGTCTTTGGCGGAAACAAAGCGGCCCGACAACTCGTTAGGAGAGGCTGTCCTATGCCTGAATAGCTGAGTCCTTATCGGAATTGGAGTATGGATAAAGAACTCGAACTCGACATGCTCAAAGGGGGACATGTGTTTTTGCTCTAAGAGGAAGGCGATTAGCCGCGACCCTTCTTTTGCATCTTCCCTATTATAACTAATTCTTGCAACTTGACAGATCCGGTCTTCATCTCCCATTGCATCTATTAACGTTACGGAAGATGCCGTCCCGCTCCATGAGGCTATGTAATGTTTCATTAGTTGACCCCTATTATCATCTGATTGTATTTGTCCCACATAGAAACCAACTCACCAGTCTTTGGATGCACTACATAATTCAGATCGATCTTTATATAGCGTTTTTCAACCTTAGCATGACAATAAGCGCTAATGAAGTTTCCTAGGTTGACTTCGTTCGGCAATATAAACCCTATCGATGCGCTATGGTATGAGATTTTCGTCTGGGTAATCTTTGACTGTTGCCATATAGATAAAGAGGTTCGTTCAGGGACAATGAAGATTGTGTTCTCGTTTGCCTGGATTATCTGTGCCGCGCCGAGAAAGTCTTGGTAGTTCTTCACGTACCTTGTAGAGATCCGAATAAACCGATTGACACGATTGTCGGCAATATTCCTGATTGACGCATAAGGTGCTGTGGCAATCCTCTTTAATCGATTCCCGTTGGTTGTACAAAGATCGTCCCTCATAGCGTTAAAGAGTTTTGGCTTGCCTCTTTTTGCTCCCGTCTCTGATATCTTTGTCTCTAAATACTCTAACTTTTTCAGCATTAGATCAACCTTTTCTTCCATAGAAAATGTTTCTAAACCCATTAAACATGCCTCCTTTTCCACTTCCGTTATCCCCACATGCCTTTTCCTTTAGGTTTGAATTGTTTAACTGGATATAGCCGAAGACGTCTATTTTCTTTACGGACTTCGACACCTTCTATAAGTCCGCTTCTTGCATAATAAACTGCCGCGTGCATCGCATTTTCAGGCTTTTTGTAGGGGTATAGTGTTTTTAATCTGTCCACCATCTCTTTAGGGGTAATGCCGGGGTTTTCGGCCACAATGTGTTCAACATCTGCCTTCCATTCCTTCCACGGCGTCCAGTTATTTCCGGGCAATGAGCCTGCTTTATTTTGCTTCATTTTTGGATGAAGGGCTTTGAAAGTTTTGTTGAGATCATAACGAAAAGGATCTTCGTTCAGTCTCGGCTTTCTTTCCTCATCCAGCCTCCCGCTTACACCTACCATAAATACACCTATTCCGTAGTGATCTAAGATTGTCCTTACTGCGTAGTTTTTTCTTCCTAGATTATATTTGCGGCTCGGAATACCAATAGAAACATAATGAACCCTGGCGCATCTATAAATTGCTTGGTCAAGCAATTGCAGGGATAGAGACTTTTTGAGTTCAACCACCCATATCTTATTGTCGAGGACAGCCACAATATCAGCAACACCAGATCCACAAGGTACTTCTTGATACACATCCCAATTCCGGGATTCAAGACAATGTATGATTGGTTGTGCAAGATCAGTTTCTTTCATTCAATCTCTCTTTTAGGCAAGCTTCTGCGATCTTATCGAGTTCTTTTAGTTTTTCTACGGCTTTCTGAAAGTCTCGCTGGCTGTCTTCTGCGATAAGGCAAAGATCGTTAATAGCAGAATCGTTCGCCGCTCTGTCTTTGCCGGACGCCCCCGGCGCACGCCTTACTCGTCGCGCCAACTCAGAATAGTGATTCGTGTATTTTATGAAGTCTTGTAGAAGCTGGACGTACCTGTTGCCCCAAAACCGGACCATTGCCTGTAATTCCTCTATTTTGGTTTCAATCTCCTTTAAGTCTTTAAGTCTCCCATCAATATAAAATACTTCATCTAAAGCTTCGTTGGCTATGCCCGCCAGTACTTCGAAATACTTATTTTTCGTCTCTTCAAACTTTAGATCGGCATAAGCCCTTATTTCCATCAAGGCTTCAGAAAGTATGTCCCGCCCCTTTGCGGCAACAACTGATGGATATTCCCCCTGCTTCGCCTCCCAGAAGAGAGTAATCCCTTGTCGTCTTGCAAGTTCGTCGGCGCACTCTGGACAAAGCAATCCAGCTTTAGATTTCTTTGGAGATATCCTTTCCCAGAGACTGTCGTCTATTCGATAAACAGTCTCATAAACCCAATCGCAACGCTGACATTTTTCTCCCATTACCTAGCCTCCTTTCTTTGTTAAGCCATCTGTTCGCTAGATTGACTGGCTATAAACTCAATCCCCCTACTTGTTGTGTCAGTTGTGTTGGTGGTGTATTTGTCGGGTAATTCTGAAACCAGCCACGGCGTCTCGAAAACATTCCCTATTACCACCGGTCGGTATAATGTATGTAGCTTTTGTAAGTCGAAACCTCTTGGTTCAGTAACACTCCATACCTCTGGGGGCTTTTGAGTAGTGAATAATACCTCTAAGTCGATTTGTTTTATTGGAGCGTTTAATAACCTAAAAGCCGCTTTCTTTCTGTCCCAGACAACGATTACCTTTTTGAAGTAGTCTCGGGAATTGTCGCATCCAAGCAAGATGTCTGCCTCGTAGATTTCTGTGTCTAGCATATCTTTCAGTCCCGTCGTCTGCATTAGGATGAAATTAGAACTTTCGTGGGGATAATAGTTGTTAACCCCGCGCGAACGGGTTGTGAGATAAGGATGTCCTGTGTTTTCATCAAAACTAATGCTATACCCCTTATAAAGCATCTCTTTAGCACTTCTTATCCAAGCTCTATATTTTGGCGCCATTCCTCTTTTCCTTCTTCGTCTAATGCGGACAACATCTTTAGCGCATGTGCCTGGTACGATGCCGCTGGTTCAACTTCTTCATCAGCCCAACGTTTCTTATCTGCCTCGTTAATCTGGATAAGTAGCTCTGGGTTTTCGTGAATGTTCCCAAGGATCTCTATCTCGGCAAAAATATAACTTGATTTGAACGAGAACCAGTCCTCTAAGCTGGCTATCGTAAACAACTCTTGTGAGGGATCTTCGGGGTTAAAAAATACATCATCTATAAAAAGCTCCGTGCCATCGATGCCCCTATGCCCGGTCGATTGCATAAGAACTACTTGGTTAGACCAATACGGTTCAGGCCAATCGCCAAACTTTTCTATTTCAGGAAGAAACGGATAAATCTCTTCTATTTCTCCTTCTTTAGAAAAGGCTAATCCAGCAACTGGAAACATCTTCTTTTCTTGCTTTACCCATATTCGGAATTTAGGGTTCATCTATCTATCCTCCTTTCGTAGTTCTTACAACTAGAGTCGCGCTTAGTCCTTTCGAAAAACCCCTGTGGATGTCATTCCTTGCCTTTTTTTAACGCTTAGTTAGTCGTAGTGATCTAGGTAATCTCGACTTTCTATTGTGCCTATTTCGTCTAATGTGATTATTCGCGGATTCTTCGGCCTGGGCGGTAGTGTTGCTTTTTCGAAGAACTCAATGAGCTCCTTTGCTCGTTGAAATGCTTCGGCGGCCTCATCTCTAGTCCTAAACTCGCGCCTCATAATAGTTATTTGGTTATAATCGAAGTCTGTGTACATTTTGACTTCGTACCTGTCTTCCAGCCTCTTCAAAATGAGTTTTACATCTTCATTTTGGTATATTATTTTTCTCTGCCTCCTTCAAGCCCCTGCCATATCAATTTCTTTCGCCCATTCGGGTTTATCCCTTCGAATATTGTCCATTAGCTCTGTATACGTAAAGCCCATTATTGTTGTGACTTGAGAAGGTGAAACACCATATGCGCGAAAAGGAGGTGTCGCTTCAGAAACCTTGACAACGCGAAGATATTCCCCGCCGACATACCTTTCGAAAAATATCTCCTCGCTTCTTCTTTTCATTTCTCTACTCCCAATAGCTCTGGATCAGTATAGATAGTCCCAATAATTTCAAAACGTCGGGCTGAACTATTTAGACTGGTTTGGTTTCTAATTCCTATGCCTACCGCGCTAAACATAGCAAATGTCTCATTCCAAACAACTTGATATCTATGGATAACTTCTTCACCAGAAAGAGGACTGTTATATTTATGCTCTATGATGTTACCCTCAAATATCTCAAATCCATTTTTATCTATCTTTCCTGTCCCAAGAAGTAAAACTACCTCTTTCGGATCATATGCTCTATATGCAGGATTTTTCGGGTCGGGGATTTCGGGCATAACATAGGCAATGTCGCCATTCATAGCAAAATCGATAGTCTCAACTAAACAAAGTAGCTTATGTTCAGGTATCCACATACTAAATTTCGGCTTCATTTTCCAGCACTCCTCAATGTTTTCTCAATTTCCGCCAAGCATTTCTCGCACACATACCCGCCTTCTTTATTTGACCAATGAAGGGTGAGGTCGGTAATCTTGGCGCCGCAACAAACACACAACGGCGCTTGAGAAGAAGTAGACGTGAAACCATCGTAACACATACACTACCTCCTAACCATCTGTATTTCACCAGGGATATTAAAACAACAAACTTCTGGCGGACCAGCCTTAGTAAGCAGCACACTATAAAAACCTCTGCCACCCTGTTCCCACAACTCCTCGACGTCATTTGTAACGTCATCAACTTCCCCTTTGTGGTTAGTCATCTCGAAACGCCACGTTTTCTTAAATCTATCTAGTTCTCTCCCGGAATAACATCTCTTCTCGCCTTCGGGGAGAGCGTGATCTCTGGCAAACCAATGTTCGTTGTTCGACATTAGGACCTCCCTTATCCTTGTGCTGCGTATAGCGGTTCCCATTCTTCATAAACCGCCTCAAATAGCTTCTCAGGGACACAAATAAACTTGCTTGTCGGTAGTTTGACCAGCCAATCGTCACCTGTTATCGTTATTTTGTCTTCGGTTGCACTCATCGCAGTAAGAGTCAATACTTCGTAGTCATCGTTCATGTCTGTCGCCGAGCCTGGTGTTAACCGGCGGACATCGCCGCAAGAACCATAAAGATCGACCTCAAAGTCTATATATCCATGTTGCCCTAGCCAATCTTTTATCCAGTGTAGGTTTCTCTTGGTTAGTTTCATCGCTTCTACCAGGATTTTTGTTGTATACTTTTCAGGCTTCATTCATCTTCCTCCTTAAGCTTTTTGCTTCTTCGATGTCTTTATAAGTCATCTCTTAACCCCTTCTTCCATTATTTGCGCTTATCCTCCTTTTATCAGTTTCCTTTCTTTTTTAGGTCTTGTTTGAGTCTCCAGCTTATGATCTGGTATAAGGCTTCTTCTGCTAAGGCTTTATTTAAGGTGGTTAGTAGTTCGGTCCCGCGGGGAGTGTCTTTGTTGATAAGTCTTGAAGCTGGAATTAGTTGGTCGTCGATGTCCCATATAAGTTCATAATCAAGCGGGATATGGTGCCCTGGTCCTATCTTTTCAAAGAGAAAAATTCTCTTAGTCTCTGGATCTCCTGCAATCCTTTTAAGCCTCTGGACGGCTTCGTCGGCCGCCTTTACGTATTCCAAAAAGTCTTCCTTCTCAATCAACGTCTTCTCCTTTCGTCATCTTCGAGTTTGAAAACTAGGTAGAGTAACACAGCAACAATGAAGACTTTGGGAGTTATATCGATGAAGATCAACCGGACTATATCGTAAATCTCGCAACCTCCAGCTCCGGGATAATTTCTTTTTCCGGCTTGAATCTTTTAGGATCATCCAGGAGACTACCGTCAACATAGAAGGAGTTATTAAAGTTCTCAAATAAGACGCCTATAGGGAAAGTCTCTCTCTCTTTCATCTTGAGGCTTTTTTCCTTACAGTCTCCTTTAGCATCGACATAACCGACTTTTTCAAGATAGAAGCCTATGTGTCTATAATTTTCGAATTGGTAAGGCCCGAAGCGAAGAATGTAGAAGTTGCTGGATATCTCCCCGTGGAGATAGTGCCTTATGTAGTCGTATTCGAAGAGGGGTTGCCCGGCATGATCGACAATTTTCGCATCTGCCAGGAAGACGGCATCGGCAGGAAGTATGTTCTCGATCTCTACTATTCCATTCTTTTCACAACTCACTACAAGTCCGTGCTTTCTGTCAAACCGTTCTACAAATCCTACTTTCTTACTTGCTCTGCTATAGACTTTCATTTTCCTAAGCTCTTCCATCTTTTACCTCCTATGATATTAAGTTCTGTAAGTGGCTTTTCTAGGTTCCACGATTAGATAATATCATATGACTTTACGAATGTCAAGCTATCTTTAAGCTGTAACATAACTTAAGGAGGGTACTCCCCTCCTTAAGCAATTCTCTGGCACCGGTCAAGTATAAAGCTCTTCTATAAGAGAGACTATAAGAACGATTGCGTCCATTTTACTTACGAAAGGTTCGGTCTGGGTATTGGCATTTTTAAGTTGTTTGAACATAAGCGATCGTTGCCGCCCGCTAGGTGAAAAGTATTCGTCGGCTAATTTATCCAGGAAGGCGATATAAGACTTTTCGTCTTTGAAGATGTCTAGTAGGTCTTGAGAAAACTTCTTTACCTGTCGATACAGGTTTTGTCGAGAATTGTCTAACCTATCTTCTGAACTTTCGAGTTTAGATAACAAAAACTCGATGTCGCCCTCCGCGAAGTCGGCAAAAGCAAGCTTTTTTATGGCTAAGTTATACCAGATAGAAGATTCATCGTCTTTGTTTTTCTCTTTTATCTTAGAAACTATTCCTCTGTAGTCCTTCAGCCTCTCTTTTATCCCGACTATTCTTTCTTCGTCTGAAAAGTTGGTATATCCTTCTTTCATATTGCCTCCTTCTTCGTTATTCGATGCGGGGTAAATCCCGCCGCTTGTTCTAGCGCCCAGAAGATTTGCCATTGTGGAATGGTGAGCTGGTCATAGGTGGTCTTGCCGGTTGCCGCGGCAAGGGTCGTGGGGAGAGTTCCTAAGTTGCCTATATCGTAAACCGCCACTATCTCAAACTCTTCTCCATACTTCTCCGCGACCTTTAAAAGTGAAAGGTTGTCAAGGTTCTGCGGCAAGGCTTTCAGTTTCTTGAACTGATACCGTCTCTTCATTGGCAACCAAGTCACCATCAGTATAGTCATTGGTTTGTTCAATCTCGTCCTCCAGTTCTAAGTAGTCTATGAGATAAGGAACTTCGAATACCTCATACATATACATGTCTCCTGTCTGAGAATCGAAAGTGATATAAGTAGTCTCCCGGGCAGGGAAGTTATAGAGATAACCTTTCCAGATATCGTATTGTGGCAAAAAAGAGTCCTTTCAATCAATGTAAATCTCCGTTATGAAGTGTTTTGTCTCGACGTATATCCACTCGGAGATCAAGTGTCTATGACAGAAAATCTCCGAGTCCTCTGTACAACACAGGATCTTTCCGCCTAAGTCTTTTAAGACTTTGTAGGGATCTAACTTCATTAATTGACGAAAATACTTGCGGCGATACATCAAGGTGTTTCCGTCTCTTGAGAAGTCTTGCTGTAAAAATAAGGGAGGGATAAGGGCGGGGTAGCATGGAAGGTCTATCCCCGGCGGGGGTTCAGGCGAAATAGATACCGCCCTCTCTAAAATCCCCAATTTTATGACCTTTAAGAAGTAGCTGGTCTGTATTATTGCTTCCGGGATCTCCCCCGCCCCCTTTGTGGCAGCGATTTTTCAACTATCTCAAAGTGCTCTTTTTTCAATAACTCAACAAGATCCCTACTAATAAGCTGTAGGGTTTCGACAATTGTCTGTATATCACCTATGGCCGACGAAAAAAGATCCATCAAATATTTGGCTTTCGGACTGTTTAGGTCTTTGAAGGTCTGAGACATACAGACATAATACTCACCCTTGCCATTCAACTGATAGAGGTCAAAAGTTTTCTCTATTTCTTCAGGCGACTTGCTGAGAAGTTCAGCCGTTTCGTCTATAGTCAAATAAATATCAAAGGTGGGTCCCAGGAGCAAGCGGGCCATAGGTTTTACCTCCGTTTATAATGCGTTATGGCAAAAAGATTTCTCGTACTTGGAAATAGCGTCTAAGATGTTGGCCCAATGGACACTGGCCGCGAGCTTGGAGTCATAAGACTGCGAGTAATATCTTTCCCTGGTGCCCTGAACATAGAACATGAACTTTTGCGTAACTTCAGTCTGGATAATTGGTCCGAGAGCGATAATGTCTCTTATCCGAACCATTATGCCATTAACTTCTACCCATCCAAACATTCCGTATCCTCCTCAGTGAGTTTTTCCGCTTTCGCTTTGAGTTCTTTTAGCATCTCTTCGGTAACTTCCTCTTCTGTCTTCCCATCGACAATTACTTCTCTGAAGTATTTATTTACTTGGTCTATGTGTCCCTGCGCGGACAGGACTGTAGCAATCTCCGCCGCCATGTATTTCGCAACTTCTTTGTCCCGGGCAAGAATGACTTCGAGTTCTTCTGTTTGCTCAGGAGTTAAACCTTCTTTGATTACCCCGGCCTCCGTGAACTCTATGAGGATAGAGTAAAGTATTTTTAGTTGTTGAGGATTAGAGACTTGAAAACAGGCAATCGCCTTTGGCCCGTCTTCTGTTATGTTGATCTCTAACTTCCTCACTCAAAAACCTCCTTTACGCTGATAATGTTTCTATACCAGGAGAAGAACGGGATTCTCAGACCATAGACAACGACTTCGTAAGTTTTGCCCGGCTGAAGCTTCCCATATAAATCGGAGGAGCGAAACTGAAAGTTCCAAAACGAATCCTTCAGGGAGAAGACTTCTTTATCAGTCCAGACAAGATAGTAGCTATCCTTATCCTTCATTACCCGTTCTTTGTTCGTAATTGTTACGGTAAGTGCCTGTTTCATACCCAATTGCAAAATCATCGACCCTGCAATAGCAATTACAATCAGGACTATAATTGCTATGACTATAATCTTCACAAATCTCGACCTCACTTCAAGAATAGAGGATGCACAATCCCATATTCTTCCAGATTGATTCCTTTCTTTTTAAGCCCTTCAACGGCTTCATCGTAGAAGTGGTAAGTGTTCAACATAATTCTATACACATGCCTATTCGGGGAATAGTTCGTAAACCATCGATTGTCGTCATATATATCCAAAACCTCGTCTATTGCCGCGGCTATTGCGGGCGACCTTGAGAATCCCGCAAGACAATGGATAATCAATAACCCGATCTCTCCCTGAACTTTCTGAACCAGGCTCCAAACTCTTGCCGCATCAAGAGAGGACATCGTTGTATAGTTGTTCCGTGGGCGTTCTTCGTCGTGGAACCTCAGCCTCAAGAGGACTTTCCTATACGGGTTAGGCGGAAAATCAACCTCCCTGTCCTCGCTTGTTATAGAAATTACTGCGTGTGGGATATTTGGAGTCGTGCGCTTGGCCTCTTCTTCAAACGTGGCTACTAAGTCAAACATTTTCCTCGTCCTCCTCTATCTTTTGTGTTCGCGCCTCTCTCTTTACTTCGTTGAGGACTATATTAGACGATAGGAGTGAGCGGGACTCTTCCGTAATATTTGCCGCGGCTTCGAGTAAATCCTTCGTTGTTATCCATTTAGCTTTATAGAACTCATATTCTCCGCTGTCATGTCCCCGACTCGCTTCATACCGCCAGGCGGCCTGGGCAAAATCCCCTTCGATATCTAGCGTTATAATGGGTCTGTATTGAGTTTTTATAGGGAGACTGATAAAACCACCCGTCAACATCCAAAGAAGCATTTGCGCCATAGCCTGGGCCGTATTTCGCTGATCTTTGAAAGATTCGGGAGGAAAGGAGGAGTTTCCCCGAACCTCAAGTTTTATTAGTTTTCTCTCGACTTCGCTTCTTGTCACTCTTAAACACCTCGTTAAGCATCAGGAGGATTACCGCGTTTTTGGACAGCCCCAGCGACCACGCTTTCCTCTCTATGTAGTCGTACATAGTATTGGGAATTGAAATACTTAATCTAGTTTTGTTTTTCATTCAACAACTATCTCCTCTGTAGAATTGACGTCTTACATGCTCTGAGAACTCTGGGAGTGCTATGTGGTTGTTTTTGCAATGAAAATACCAGCACCAGTAGTCCTCCCGTCGGACCTTCTCGGCCAAAGCACAATAGACCTGTTTACCGTCTCGATCTTCCGAGTAGATACAGAAAGCGCATAGCGGCTCGCACCATTCGCAACATTTATTCATTTTTGCGATGACGACAGCGATAGCACTCCTTATTCGGGTCTCCGGTAGGTTCCCCACAATGAACACACCGCCACGGACCCATAAGTATGCCCAGGGCAATCCAGAAATTATCAAGGGACAATCTGTTGGGATCGATAGCAATATCTATCTGGATGTCTCCCTCCTTAGGAATAAAGAAGGGAATAGTCGCGGACGTCAATCTCTTCGGGAAATCGATCTTGATATCGATGCTCGCACAATCGCAGTTCGCGTCATACTCAAATTGCGTCACCGTCATTTTATACTGGTCTTTGTTGACGTATTCCCAAAGATAGTCGTTTATTATGCCAAGGAGTACTAACCGCCGGTCTTCGTACCAGGGGAGCACTTTATCCCAAACAATCTTTATTTCAGTATCTGACAGTTTCTTCGTTATCCGAACCAGTTCACCTTTATAGAAGATGTACCGGTAGCGACCCGTCGTTTGTTTTATAAAAGTCACTACTACTTCCGGTTCGTTACTAGCAACAACGGGGGTTTTATCGATAAACACCGCACCGTGGGGAAGGAGCGCGTCTATCAACTTTCCTGGTGTAAGCATCAATAAACCTCCAGCAAAACCACTTTAGTAGCCATCGCCGCGAAAGGAGACTCTTCGCCTTGTGCAAGCTCTATATGCAGAAGAACAGTCTCTGGATTGAAGATAAGTGAGATTTTCTTACAGTCCATCAGGTAATAATACAGATAGGCTATGTCTAGCTCGACCAGGACCTCATAGGTATAGTCCGCATTGAATAGAGTAACTACTGTCGCCTTCTCGTCTTCGTCGTCTTCATCAACCGCGGCAACGACACTGCCTAAAGTCAGGTCTTTTACCTCTTTGCTCTTGTAAAGAACCTCTGCGGGCTGATCGGTTTGAACACATTGACTTGACTCGCTGACTTTTTTGCATAGATAACATTCTCCATCGATCATTGCCGAGCCACAAACCTTGCAGAACGAGATCCCTTCTTGCGTAGCGGATTCTTTCATCTCTTCAATCTCCTTTTTGGGCGTAACTGTATCAAAGATGATGAAGTTTATTGCCTCTTCCGTGCTGGAGAACTCACCTATAGCCTTGAGATGCTTTGCTTCGTCTAGTAGATTACTCATTTGTTTTATCAACCTCCTCTTCTTTTATAAACGCGGCAGTCGGGACTGCCACCTCATGATAATTGTCGATTGGGGCATTAACCGACTTTAGATAAGTTTCTATCGCCTCTTTCGTTTCGAACACCGGCATAAACCCGACCGATCCTTTGTAGCTAGTCACCTCAAGATTGACTAATATGTCAGGTTCTGTCTCTATGTTCAACGCGTTCCAAAGGGTTAGATTCATCGTATTAATCGGCGGAGAACCCCTGCTTTAGCTGTGGGGAGGAAGCCGCCTGCCTCCTTTCACATAGTGGTAAGGAGCTGGATCTCTCCAGCTCCGTGTAGGCTAATCTATAGCCTACCTCCTTACGGAGTAATTCTCCCATCGCCAATGTTATCCGACAGTTTCTCGTTAGCAGTACTGTCCCTACCCATCAGGACTGTTTAACCACTAACCGCAGAGCATAAGACTTGGGAACGCATCCTATGGTGCCTATACATTTGTCGGTAACGTAGTGTCCGAAGCACTCAGGCTAGTCAACCTGAGCTACAAGCTCCCGGCTTCAGCCGGGGGTCGTTGACTTGAAGTCTCATCGTTTTTCCTTCTTAGTTTTTTCAAGGATGGACCTCCTAATAATCAAGGATGTCGGCACGGGTTATCTTCGTGGGAAAGGGGGCAGCTTCAGTTCCGGGCTCTACTGATACTTCATCGAAGGTTACTTCAAGCGATATTCCCTCGCCAATAGACGCTATCTTTCGTGTCAAATCAATAGCATCGAGATATACATCATCTTCTAAGGCTTTATTACCATTAATATACATGGCTTCTTTGTAAGGAGACCTTCTTATATGTACCCACGTCTTTTTCATTAATACTCCTCGAAAGCATCCGTCACACTGCCGATATAAGCAAAGACTCCAAGAGCGACAAAAGAAATAAGTGTAACTGCTAAACTGAATAGTTCCCAAAACTCATAAGCTGCATGTTGAGCAATCAAAGCCGTCAGCGGCGGGGACATTTCCCCGACCTCATAATCTAAGAAGGCTAAAAGGGCAGGATTATTGACTTTATGATAATGACTCATTATGCCGAAGAACGCCATAGAGATTATCGATGCTATAAGAATAATTATCGTTGCTACTAACAGAACCAGGACTACACCTTTTAGAACTCTAGTCATTCGCCGCCTCCTTTTTTATTTGCTTTTCTTCTTCCTGGCTAATTGTCCCGGATAACCAAAAAACCGAATAACCGACTATACCTAACAGGATTAGAAACGCTATTAGCATTGTTCAACCTCCTCTTGTTTATCTGGCCTGGCTGTCTCAGTATGGGCTACCAACCTTGGAATTTTTGCAAGTCTTTTATGGCTCCAAGAATTGGGATTCGATATCAGTCCCTGGGCTTCCCATATAGCATGGTTAATGGTCTTGAACTCTTCGTCGAGTATTTCGACTTTTGTCGTCTCGGTGGCTTGCGGATGAGAGGCTAGGAATTTCCCCTGTAAGATGTGATGGTAGGCTTGCGCTGGGGTCTGCCCGCCAACAACCACAAGTTCCTTTGTCTCTTTGGTCAATATCCCGACGAACAACTTATTGCTCTCCGGGCTTTCGACCTCTTCACACCAGGCGTATTCTGTCCCATCTCTACCCGAATACCAACCGGGACCTTTCTTCATTATGTCCGCCATCACAGCCCACTCGATGGGTTTACCCATCATACATCGATCGGCGAAAGCAGCCTTAACCTCTTCTTCAGTTGCTTGTCTGAGTCCGTCTTTAGTTTTCTTTATGAACATGAACTCACCTCACCACTTATAGACCTTCGTTCCAGACCATTCTTTACGTATTTTGTCGTTGATGCGTTTAAGTCTATTCCCCGCTTTCGAGATTGTTTCTCTAACCAAATCCCATTGTTGGAGAGTCAGACAGTTGTTGGGTACGAATTTATACCAAGTCCCAAACACCAATCCAAAAACAGTCGCCCATTTTTCAATGTCTTCATGAGCTGGCCTAATCAGGCAGTGTCTTTCGTTAACAACCACACAAGCTTCCCATTTCCCGTCTTTGGGTTGTGTTGTCATATACTCTCTCGGCAAAGAATGCGAACCCAAACCTTTGAATCCAATCAGTTTCACTTTCTTCTTTTCGCCTTCCCAAACCTTTTCGACCTTAACCTTTATCATCTACCAACCTCCTTCTCAAAGCCCTTCAGTTTTTCTCTTACTTCCTGTAAAGTGTTTTGAAGGTGTTGCTCATACAGCAAATAAGCTTCTCGCTCAGAGACGAACTGGTCTTGTGTAATAGTCCCTGAGAAATGAAGGAAATAAAGCACGTCAGAACCATCAATAACGACATCTTGAACTATGAATGGCATAAAATGGCCTACACGAGCAGTTTTTTTGAAGTAGACCTTGTCGCCGGGCATAAACCGCGGGACATTCTTCTCTACCGGCTTATAAAAGTTAATGAAAACCTTATGAAGATAGATTTCACCATTACTCAGCATCCAGTCGCCTATCTTCTTTGCCTCCCAATTGCCTCTGTCTTCGTATATTTCCTGTCGCATTGCCCCGACGGGCGGCTTCCCGGGGCAACCTATCCGTTCATACATATCCATACAAAGAGCCTCCTATTAATTCATGCCAAGTTGCATTTGTTCCACATTCAGTCTCTTTTTAGCAATTTCTATATATTCTTCGTTCAGTTCAATGCCAATGAAATGTCTGCCAGCTTTCATAGCTACCAAGCCTGTTGTTCCTGCACCGAAAAATGGATCAAGCACAAGTCCGCCAGAGGGACATCCAGCAAGTATGCAAGGCTTAATTAAGTCTGGCGGGAACGTTGCAAAGTGAGCTTCTCTAAAAGGTTTTGTTGATACAGTCCAAACAGTGCGTTTGTTTCTGCCTTTTGAGTTTGGTCTCATATTTCGTTGACGATACGTTAATTGCCCTGTGGCTTCATCCCAAGAGCTTTTGTTTTTTACATTACGTATGTGTTGGCCTCCCCACCGATTGATAGGCTCGATATACTTCTCTCTAACGGAATCTTGGTCATAATAGTATCTAGAAGATTTGCTCATCAGAAATATATATTCATGAGCCTTTGTTGGTCTGTCTCTAACGGATTCAGGCATGGGATTAGGCTTGTGCCATATTATATCTGAACGCAGATACCAGCCGTCAGCTTGCAAGGCAAAGGCCACATGCCAGGGAATCCCTATAAGGTTTTTGGGTTTTAACCCAATAGCATTGGTAGATGGTGGTTTTTCGTGATATATCCCTACGCTCCCACGATTTGTCACTTGCTTTTTACCAGCATAGGCAGTTCCATCGCTGCCAATACCTTTCATACTGCCACTATAACTATCTCCAAGATTTAACCAAAGTGTTCCTTCTCTTTTCAACACTCGTTTTACTTCACGAAAGACAGAGACAAGTTTCTCTATGTATTCTTCCGGTGTGTTCTCGAGTCCTAATTGTCCCTCTACTCCGTAATCTCTCAAACCCCAATAAGGGGGTGAAGTGACACAGCAATCTATGCTGTTTCCGTCTAATGTCTTCAATACCTCAAGGCAGTCGCCATGTATGATTCTATCTACTTCCAATTGTCCTTTTCTCCTTTCTCACTTCAGCCTTAAATATAAGTATCTCTTGCCTATTAATATGTCAAAGACCAACCTCTTTCATAACCACAACTAGATAGTATCAGAACACTTGTCTTTTGTCAAGCGATATGCTCCAAATTGATGCAAGCCTTATATATCAATAAGTCTATGTATTTACGTCAAATATAGCCATGAAATAAGTCGAAAAATTCTCGAATTGACCCGACTTTGTGAAATTTAAAATGACACTCTGTCTAGGAAAAAATCTTAGGAGAACCGCATAAAAAGCCGATATTTAAAAAACGAAAACTTTGTGAAATTCGGCTTTTCTCAATGGTAGAAAAGGGGGACTTTTGTAAGTTTTGGCTATATAAGCCGGTTACAGTAAAAAGGAGAGATTTTGCCACCGTGTCCGTAAGAAGTGGCAATTTTACTATGATTGGCTTAAAAGGCTATCTAGACCTACGTCAAAACCTAGCTTGACTCTGTTTTGCCGCATACTTGCCAGGGGTATGATAATAGACCGCCCCTGCTAGAACCCGCATGGTTAGTCAAAAATTTCCGCGGGCAGAATCCGCGAGGCTAACTCCAATACCCCCCTAACCAAAAACACCCTATAGAACACACCTAACCATATCTTTAACCAGCCAGTAAATTCAACTCTCCCCCGCATACATAGACAGTTTATATAGACAATAGAACAAGACTGTATAAAAAACGTTCCTGACCAACTGTATGACCGACACCGACCGACTATATGATTGACCGTATGGTTGACTACATGCCCGACAGACTGTTTGACCGACTGACTGCGTGACGGACCGACTGTGTGTGAGAGGGGGATCTTCATAGAAAGTACGCGTGGTTTTTGCCTGAAACGAATAAATGGGTATAGCGGTATCGCATTGTGTACGGCGCCGTCACGCGGCAACGAACAAATCCGGCTGCTGATGCGGCTTTGAGGCGTTTTTTGTGGGCATGAAACGGTCCCCTTCGTCTATTGTCCCTTGTCAACGGTCTGTGGTCTATTGGTCATGTCCTGTGGTCTTCTGTTTTCTGTCTATTGGTCTTTTGGTTCTTCTGGTCTGGTTCTCTTTCGGATTGGTTGGGTTTGGTTTGGTGAAAGGGGGCTCCGGGTGTTTGGCGCGCGGAAAGTTTTGATGAAGTGGTCGAACGGGGGGCGTTTCCTGGTTCGTGATGATAAAAAAAAAGGCGCCTTGCGGCGCCTTCGTGCGGGGGGCGTTACGGTTTAGTGGTCTTGAAGACTTGCGCGCTCGGGCGCTTGGTCTTTAAGACATATCCGAACCTCTTGCGGTTCGGTTGATTGACGGACTGGAAGATGATATCGGTCGGGGTGTACTCTTGGAGCTTGCGTAAAATCAAACCTGGTAGATTGGCCGCGGGACCGGTGCTCCAACGATAGACATAAGGCACCATCTCTTCTGGGAGGTTTCCTCCGGACTCTCCCAAAAGATGGAAGCTCCCGGCATATATCACGTCAGCCGGGTCGCTGCTGACGAACGATATTTCTCCGTTCACTCTCACTTGGTCCATGAGCCACGAAAAAACGCTTGACGGCTTGGTCAGTTTCGATATCCACTCTTCCAACGCGTTCCCAAGGCGCTGACTCGCGCCTATGGGATCTCCGTTGTTATAAGAGTTCCAGTATCCTCGGATAAGCTCCCGTCGTATCCGTTTCTCTCTCTCTTCCCGGTTCTCGATCCTCCGGGTTTCTAGCAGTTCCCGTTCTTCTCTTCCTGCTCTAGTCATGTTATCCTCCTATCAATGCCAGCCATGCCAAAGGCTATAGGCTGGCATGTCGGTTATCGGTTGGTCGGTCCTTAGGGCGAAATGAAGAATGGTGTTCTGGTGGCGGTAGGCGGCTTCGGCGATGGCAAGGCGCAAAGCGTTGCCATGCCGTCCGTAGGTCTTCCTTCCACCGATGATGGTTATCTTCATGTTCTCTCCTCCTCTCACTGCGAGATCTCTTTCAAGATCTTAAGCAATGCTGCTGCCTGTAATATTTCGTTCTCTTCTTCGATGGTCAGGTGTTTACACACATCTAAAATTTGGTATGGGTCAAAAATGACCTGGTCGGTTTCTGCTGGGTTGCTGGTCCTGCTATACATGTCTGTCTCGGGGGAATAGACGTAATACTCGCGCGGGTCGCGCGCGGCTTCCGTTCTTGCGTACTCTAGTTCTTCTCTTCCGATTATCACTTTTCTTCTCCTTTCCGACCGACTATCTAATAAGTCGATCGACTGAATGAATGGTGGCCTTGAATGCTTCTTGTCTTCGTCGCTACGCTTCTATTCTATCACGTTTGAATTAGCTTTGTCAAATGGTTTTTTGTAAACTTTTCTATCGTTACATGGGTTATTCGGCCGGTCGCACGCGTCACGCCGCGAGTTCGTTTTCAGTCATTTGACCATGGTTATAATCGGCTTATAATGCGTGTTTTAGAATAGACGTGTCAGAATGATCGACGTTGAATGTTTTTTGGGTTCGATGTATAATCATATCGTTGCCTTTGTGAAAGCGCGTTATGGACGTTTTCGTTTATGTACGGCTTGCATGGCTGATTATAGCTGACAGTCGGTCGTTTGAAAATGGTATTCGGTTGTATTTTTTCACAAAGTCAGTCAAGTCTATCATCGCGCTATCAGATTGTCAAGTCTTATATTCGGTCAATTGACTTACTTAAAATACACTTATGTATACCTATTGACTTATGATGTTTTTCGGGTTAGTTGTATATTGTTCGAGAATATATATCGTTACCCGGTGGTACGTTCGTACCATTTTTTGTTGCGTCATGGGTTGTTCGATCGGTGTTTGACCAATCGGACCGGGTAGTCTCTCCCACGCGCGAAAAATTCTATCATCTATTTACGTGGGATATGGTTCATTGATAGAACACAAACACGTTACCAACCCGTAACTTGACAAGTCTTCAATACCATGTTAGTTGTGTATTGAAGCAACGAGATAGAACACAACCAAGTCAGCCGTCTATAGAACACACAAAGAACACCGATTCAGGTTTTTATTCCAGAACACCGATAGTCACCACGTTCATTAAACTGTTACATAACTACCACTTGACAAAGCACTATGAAATATGATAGTTGAGTATTGAGCAAGGGAAGAGACAACTAAATAAGGGAGGTCAAAAAATGAAGAGAAAGATTAAGGTTTTGATTGATGAGGTCGACAAGAACGGCGGGTTTGGAGTCCTTGTTGATAACAACCGGTCAATCCTCGAAAGACAGAACATGATTAGGGAATTGATCGGCAGGAAACCTCTGAAGAGACCGAACCTTGACGGGTTCGAGTTTGATGAGGGAGAACTTCAAGCTAATCTGCCAGAGGGATATTATCTCGTCTGGAACGAGTGTGGCGATCTTCTGGTGATGAACGAAGAGAATCTTGATAAATACTGCAACGACGTATAGGACGGTCCCGGCATAACGCCGGGGCCTTTGAGGAGGGATAACATGAACAAAAGGTTGAAAGAAACATACAGCAAAGCAAAAGAAATCAGAGAGAGAATACTAAAACAGAACACAGCACTGGTATACATTGGGTGGCGACTTACGTCGCCATACCTGCCAAACATTGATCTGAACTTCTGGAACACAAACATAAACAGACCGTACACGTATACGGTCTGAGCACGGTCCCGGCATAACGCCGGGGCCTACAAAGGAGGTTAGAACAATGGTCGCATTAAAGAGAAAGAAAGCCACTACCGTAACATATTTGAACGGTGAAACTGTAGTGGTCCTATACAGTACACCGATTGTAAGGTATAGCGATAAGAAGATAATTCTAAAC